ATGCGGGTTTTCACGGTTACACTTTTTTAAAAAAAGTGTAGACAAAGTGTAACCACCTTTGTTAAACCCCGATGTACTCGGCATTCTGCGGTTACACTTTTATTTTTGCTGAGCCTGTCGGTGTAAAACGACGATTTTGCCCTGTAAAAATATTGGGACAAAATTGCTCCCACATTCTGTTACCGGCGGGAAGTTTTGTAAAATCTGTAAAAATGCCGACACACAGCCATTTCTAGAAATTGTCAGAAAATTAAAATTTTTAATGTTACACTATTGCAAAAATGTCGTTCTAAAGTGTAACATGTTACAATTTGTATATCAATTTTTACTATTTTGTAAACATGCTATTGTATATTTATGCAACTTTCTGTATAAATATACAATGTAAATTCATACGAGCCGAGTTCCTCACGATAAAAAATATACAGGTCGAACTGGGACAAATTTGTTCCCACTATCATGTCAATGTGCCTCAAAGCCACTACTGATGCGGCTTTCGAGAGAATGGACAAATGTACACTATCAATATTTTTAAACTTTTACACATACTTTATCATAGTAAAGAGTATACACTAAATGATAAAATTTATAACAAATAGTATACACTAATTAAAATTACAAATTTGCACAAAATTGACTCAGAAAATTTGTTTTAAAAAATTTTTAAAAATTTTAGTAAAAAGGTGTTGACAAATAGTTGGGGCTTTGTTATAATAATATCAAGAACTGTTGTTCTAGTTCCTGCCGCCTACTTCAGTTCAGTAGGCACGGAGCTAACATTGAGACCCAAGGCCTAAATCATAGTGACCACTTCCTTTTAAATCTATGATTGTTCTCTCTACCAGGCCTTGGGTCTCTTTGTATCTTTGATGTTGTATCTTTATACACAAAAACTTGTATATGTATACATTATTATCCGTATAATTTTTCATCAACTTTTTCATTGAAACACCTTGACATACAATGATGCTCTATGTTATAATAACTACAGTGAATGAATGGTTATATCGTTTCAGCTATTGCTAAGTTTTTGTCAGACTTAGTAAACATTCACAAATCCTTTCTGAATAAGGCCTTGGCGTTCTCAGACTACGAGCTCTTTATCCTTTCTACTCGTGGTGCCAAGGTCTATCTTTTTTTTTACATAGTGGTATTGACATAAACATAAAAGTCTGGTATAATATAATAAGAGATAGTTTACAACGTATCTTTAAATTTAATTAGTAAAGGAGATAATGAGTATGATTGACGACAGCCGTGAAAAAGTCCATAGATTTTATAAGCGTAACCCACGTGTAGCAGCAGCTAGCGTAACCCACGTGTAGCAGCAGCTAGCGTAACCCACGTGTAGCAGCAGCTAGCGTAACCCACGTGTAGCAGCAGCTAGCGTAACCCACGTGTAGCAGCAGCTAGCGTAACCCACGTGTAGCAGCAGCTAGCGTAACCCACGTGTAGCAGCAGCTATCGTTGAGACTCTTGAAAAGCTCAGTTCTAAGTATGCTATCTTAGCTGTAGAAATTAACGATAGTAAGGTTACGTTTCACCTTGGGAGCAAGTATCCCGAAGTAATCACTACTTGTGAACTTAACATTAAAGACATTTTAGAGGAGAATGACAAAGATGGTAATGCACAATGACCGTTTCGCCCCAAACAATCAAGTTTCTTCTAACCTCAGGAGCCAGAGTCCTTTCGCTAGGGCTGGAAATCTTGGAGCTGTATCAGAAGTACCGGACACCAGTGAAGCAGACAATAAAAAAATCGAAGGCATGATTCCTACTCCGGCAGCTCAGCCTTCGACTGATGACGGCTTCAAAAAGATGCTTGGTATTCTCGGGTACTCTGAAGAACAAATTAAAGAAGCTGAGGCTAAAGACAAAGCCCAACAGGAAGAGCGTGCTAAAGAGCACTTAGCTACTACTACCGACCACAAATCCATCTTCGCCAGCATGGATACTAAAGAAGCATCCAAGAATGCAAAGGTAACTGAAGGTGCTAAGTTTACTCATACTTTTGCACCAGCAAACCCTGAGGATAACAAAGCTCCTCAGGACAAGGCAGAGGATGCATCAGTGAATAACGGTGAGGCTCCTGCTGAACCTACATATACTGATGATGAGGTACTGCCTATCCTCGACTCTATTTTAACTCGTGGGTATGCATCGGAGTCTTTCTTTGTACGTGGTGCAGAAGTGACCCTGAGGTCTCAATTCTATTGGGAAGACAACCTTGCTCTTAGACTTACTGAGTCCCAGATTGGGTATGCTCCCCTCAAAGATGTGGTATCGTCGGTATATAGCCGCTATGTACTGGCATCCAACTTAGAGCGCTTTGGCGGTAATTACTTCCCACCGATTACTAAAGGAGACCCCAAAGACCTTGAAAAGAGTCTCATTGAAAGAGCAGAGTTCTTAAACGGTCTCCCGACGCTTCTCATTGCAGTGCTCTGGAACCACAGAGTAGAGTTCTACAATAAGCTTGGGTTCATTGAGAAGAACTTTGACAGACTTGTAAAGGCTTTTTAAATAGCCCACTGTATTTAGCCCGTGCTTCTATGTTTCTCTCCGGTATCCCACTTCCGCCACTTGGTAGTTTCCAAGAGTCTCTCTGTCAGGCAGTGTGGATACGGAGGGAACAATTTAGAATCTTCGAGACTATGATTAACATTTTAGCCAGTGGGCTGTCATTAGACCCCCAGCTCTCTAAACGCATAGAGAGGCTGACAGATGAGTATATTGACCTCGTAATTCCGGGTGCTAAAGAAGTTCGTAAACGTAGTGATGAGGCGTTCATCGCCAAGACAGCAAATGCCTTGGCGGACGTTGCTGAGCTTTTATCTAAACATCCTGGTAATAAAATGCCTACAAAAAGGCCTATTAAAGGATTATGAAAAGGAGTACAAGAGTATGAAAAAGATGGATGAAAATATGACTGGTAAAAAACTTGATATTGATGCATTGCGTGCAAAGAGCGACAAATTCGGTGCTGAAGCAACGGCTAAAGTATTGGCCATGGCCAAGCAGCTCGAGGACGTCATCAAAGCAGCATACCCGCATAAACTGCGTATAAATTCGTCTACTCAGGATGCTATCCGCACTGAAGATAGCTTCAACGATACTGTTGAGTACTTGAATGCAGTAGCTGAGTATCACAAAGCTCATGGTGAAGCCATTAGCCAGTACGCTAAGCTTATTACTGCAGAGCGTAAAATGGATGAGCTGTATGATAAACTCGGCGGTGAGGTTCCCTACACCGTATGTCTTGATGTAACTGATTGGGACGATGATGATGACGATTGGGACGAAGACGACGATGAAGACTGTGAAGACGATGAAGACTGCGACGGCGATTGCAAGAATTGTGAATTCGCTGTACACATTGTACACGGTCCTGTAGACGACAAAAACTAAGCAGTGAAAGAAAGAAGGGTTTAACCTATGTTGTACATTGTTTATAAAAATGGTTTAACTGACAACATTCCCAAAACAGACTACGACGAATTTAACTATGATGGCAAGGTAGTTACTATTTTTAAAAATGGCTCTATGATTGCCCTGATTAACGTCGATAGTATTAGTGGTATCTATTTAAAAGACGAAACTGAAGTTAAGAACTGATACCTCTAATTTAACCTTAGATTTTCCTTTGGTAACTTCCCTAGGTATAATATAAGTACGAAAGTATTGAATCTTTATACCTAGGGAGGGTTTTTATATATGCCAAGTTTAAAGAGCGTTTTAACCATTGGTAACTTCCCTAGGTATAATATAAGTACGAAAGTATTGAATCTTTATACCTAGGGAGGGTTTTTATATATGCCAAGTTTAAAGAGCGTTTTAACCATGCTCAGAAAGTCTCCCGGTGCAGTATCTGCAAAAGCCCCCAAGGGCCGCGTTGCCCGTGCATGGGACACAATGAAAGGCGATAACGTACGCCGTGTAGCACGCAACCAACAGGAAATGGCCACACGTATGGCTAACCGTTCTACTGTTGGTAAAACGCCGGAGCAGATGCTCGACCGTATGAACAGCTATCATAGCCGTATGACTAAATATGACGCAGCACTTAAACGTGAACGCGCCGCTACTATTGGTACTAACGCAGCAGTTTTAGGTGCTGGTATGTATGGGTTAAGTAAGGGCTTAGAAGATGGCCGTCAAGCTCAGATGCAGCAGTATGGGTTTTATAATGAACCCAAACTTGCCTCTGCGGAGCTCAAAGTCGCATCAGAACAAGTCAATGACCCACCTAACATCCCCACGACTACCATGGCCCCGGCTGTGAACCGCCCGGAAGACTATGCTGATTACTATGATTGGCAGGAATGGGCAACAAGTGACCGTAATTATCCCGACAGGGAAAATCACCCATCTGTAATTGAGAAGACCAGTGCTGAAGATATCTGCGACGCGCTTGGTGTAGACCTTGATACTCGTATTGAGATGTATAAACTTGCATTTGCTGTACCTAGCGGTGTGACATCTGCGTTAGGCAAAGCTACCGATGTAGCTTCTAAAGCATCTAAGAAAGTACCGGGTTCTAGATTACTTGGTACTGCTATCTTAGCTACTGGCGCGGGGACTGGTGGTTACGCTGCTGGGCGTGTATCAGAAGGTGTTAGAAATTATGTCCCGGATTACTTTAAGTGATTTAATTAAACGTGGTATACATAATCCTCCTGATGGTACACGTACATTAGCCTTAGGTGGCGTTGTAGCTGGCAGTTCTGCAGCTATGTACAACAATTACAACAAGGCACTTTCTAAAACCAGTGCTGTTGACACCAGTGAGCTTACTCAAAAAGTTAAGAACTATGTAAAAAATAAGTTACTTAATAAGTATTTTCCTGAGTATGGTCAAAAGGCTTTTGACGTGACTTACGGTGGGGGTCAGGGTCTTAAAGTAGAGCTCAATGGGCCTCATAATCCAATCCTCGAGACCTATGATAACCTCAAGACTCTCGATGATGACCCCGGTAATCACAAGAAGAAAGCACTGGTGGGCATGGCTGGCGTAGGTGCAGGTGCTGCTATAGCGCTCGCCGCCAACGCTAAGGCTATGAGAGAAGCAGCAGAAACGGTTACTACCCCACAAGGCACCGACCCTAAATCGAAAGCTTACATGGCTGCTGGTATGGCAATCCCTGCAGCTCTGTATTATATATATCGTAACACTGATAGGCCAGGCCGCCAAGGTCTAGGCGCAGGTGTACTTGCCGGTGCAATACAGCACCAGGATGAATTCAGGCAACAAGCTGGGTTCAGTGGTATGAAAGATGTACCCCCTGAGATTAGGGCTCAACTTGGCCTTGCTAGTACCGGCGTACTTTTGGCTACTACCTCCGGAGTCTACACTGCACATCAACTGCAAGCAGCAGCAGATGAGGCGAAACTCAGGGCGCTAGGCACGTCTGGAGCGAGTGAAGTGGAGAAAGCGAAAGAAATTAACAGAATTCGAGCGAAAAAAGACTTCCTTACTCGTTATCCGGTGTTCCGCCCATCGCCTTATGCAGAACGATTCCGGGGTTGGTACAATAAATTTCACAAACCTAGTCCTGTGGTTTCCAAAGCCGATTATGACAAATACATCACACCACATATAAAGGACTAAGTTATACATACTCTCTCCTTTCTTTCTTGGCAGGGGTTCTGAGCATTGCAGAAGTTGCTCTGGAGCCCCTGTTTCTTTATGACTTCTCTTAGGTATAATATACTTATAAGAAATTCTATACAGATTGGAGCAATCAGTTATGTTAATTTCAGTTAAACCTACAAATTCCGCCCTGACTTTTCAAAGTGACTTAGGGCAATACAACGTGATAAAAAAGCATTTGCAGCTTTGGTTCAATAGCTCCCGTATGAGTAGTGACGGGGTAATTACGATTAAGGAGTTTACCCTGCCTGACGACGTAAAAACACTGGAACTCATCGACCTTTATAGGGATGAAAGACTTAAAGTTCCGGTCTCTGCTTTTAAAAAGCTGCACAAGGAAGGTGAAGGGTACAGCTTTGTACTCAAGGACCTCCGTAAAAAATATTTTAACCCAGAACGCTAAATAAACCAACTCTCTATACCTTGAGAGAAAGGAGGAGTGCCTAGAATATGGCAGATTACCCAATACCGGGCGTCGGTAATGACTTTACTACACAAAATTTCACAACTCAGGCACGACAGTTAAGCTCCGAGAGTTTACGTCCGGCAGGTATGGGGAACGCGTCTGCTGATTTATCTACGACCCTCCGTTCTTTCCGTGATTCTTTAGCGTTTAGTTTCCAAACTCTCAACTTAACTTTAAATTCGTTAAATAATAGTGTCCGCACCGTAGGAACGAAGCTCGGTGTAACGGACATCCATTTATACAACCAGAGCCAATATTTACGTACTAGTCCTCCGGGTGTATGGCTGGGTGCAATGAATCCGGCATATGCTCAATTTGCAGGTAATCAGTCTCTCGTAGGTATGATGACTGCTAATGTACCGTATAACGTGTCTCCTATGGAGTTCTGGCAGAACAGAGCTCAGGAGATGGGTTATCGTTTTAGCTCTGCAGGTATCAACGCTATTGGTACGGGAGCTGAAGTTGGTGCTGGTTTAGCTGGTACTTTACTTGGTGGTCCTGCACTTGCAAGAGCAATAGGCTTTGGGGGCTCTCGTATGGCTGGGCTTATGCTTGGTGGTCCCGTTGGTATGCTCGCAGGTACTGTTGTAGGAGCAGTTGCAGACCCAATGATTCGCGTCGCTCAGGAACATAACCGCGATGTAGCGGCCTTACAACGCATGAGTGCCCGCTTTAGTACAGGTGGTTTTAGTACTAGACAGGCCCAGCAGGCCATAACAGGCATTGAAGACCTCGCTTACAACGAAATCTTCAACACTAACAGCTTGCAGCCTCGCCTTAACATGTCTGGCTTCCGTGAACTCACTAACATGGGCTTGCAAGGCGGTTTATTCCATGGTACAAACCCTGATGACCTTGTAAAACAAGTAAGCGCAGCAGCTAACGTAGTTAAATTCTTGACGGGCGTTATGGGCAACAAAGACGTCCAAGAGACGATGCAGCTCGTTAAGCAAATGAAGGACATGGGTGTAAACCTGTTCCACGCGAATAATTTTGCAATGGGTCTCGGTACAGACGCCTTTAAGTATGGCCGCGCAATGGGCATCAATCCTAATGATATGATGAACATGGCAGCTAATATGAGTACCGTAGCTTTCGGCCAGTACGGCAACCCTGCCTATGTTGGTATGCAGCCTGCTATGCGTAATCTGGCATATATGCAGGAACTTGAAAAACGTGGTGCACTGACTCCCGCTGAAATAGCTGCTGGTGGCGGTGTGCAAACAATGGCTACCAGGATGCTCTCTGCACAGGCAGCGATGCTGAACAGTGGTAATATCGGATTACCTATGTTATACGCTGGTGCTACTGCTAATGGCGGTTTTAACATTGGTCAGTTCCAGAATGCAATGGGTCGTGGTGGTTACTTTGGTACTATTGGTGCAGCAGCTCAGAATCTCTTTAAAGATGGTATCTGGTCTATGTCCAATATCATGGCTAATCAGACTAACGTCATTGATGCTCTTGCTCGCCAGGATTACATGAACGATGCTTTGCTTGGTGTTGTTGGTGCTGGTACTAATATAATGCCAGGCATGAACGAACGTGGTAGAACTGCCAAAGAACGTATGCAGCTCCGTGCTATGTATATTCAGAACTGGATGCGTAATAACGGTGCTGATATTGATATGGGCACTGCAAAAGCAATGGCCATGCGCATCGATATGCCTCAGTATGGAGACATGGTAGACACAGCAGCTAACAATGCCTATCGTACTGGACTCATAGAAGAACAGAGTGCTTACAGAAGCCCTGGACGTACTTTTGAACGTATGGGTGAAAATTTTGAACGCTTTACTAGTAGCATCTGGCGTAATGCTATTCAGCGACCAGCAAGGTCTATCGCTGATGCACTAACCAACGTAGCAGACTTTAGTTATGCTAATAATATGTCTTTGCAGAATACTGGCCTTTCCATGCAAGACTTCGATACATATAGAGCAGTTGGCGCATACTTGAGGTCTTCTAACACAAACCAGACTTCTATGTATTCAGCTAATGATGTCCAAGCAGCATACCGTGCATCAACACTTGATATTGAAGGGAACCCCTTAACTTCTGGTGTATTCCATGATATTAACAGGGTTGTAAACATGGTTGAAACTCCGTTTAGACGTCGTAACCTCAATGCACTTGAAGATGTAATTGCCACTAACGACAGGCTCGCTAATGCACGTATTTGGAACAGGATTGCTTCCGGTGACAGAATATCGAGTCTTCAGGCTCTTGCAGGCTCCGCATATTTATTCAGGGCTGGTACCACTGAGGCAGACGTTGCTAAATATTTTGAAGGTCAGTCTAACTCGTATGCAGGCGACCCCCGTGATAGAGCGGCTAATGCTTTGTGGGGTCTTGGAAGTGATGCGCTTCGTGATAATTATGCATCGTCTAACCTTGCAATTTCAAGAAATATGGCTGGCATTGATATTGCAAGCTCTGTACTTAACGACGCTGTACGTAATGGTAAAGGCTTTGCAAATGGCCAGTTCTCCGATATGACAGCTGATGAGGTGCTTAATACATATCTCCAAGAAGGCTCTGCTCAAGAGCGTATTAAACGCCTAACAGATGAGTACAATGCCCGTAATAATGGCAACAAGATTACAACGGAACAAATGACGGGCTTTGTAGCTCAGAGACTGGCAGGTAGAGGCACTGCAGCAGGCGATGCTGGCAATAGGGTAGCAGCGACGTACTTGGCTGGTTCTAGTGAAGCCCTGGAAAACATTGCTGCAGGCTTTTCATCCGACAGAAATGCAGGTCAGTGGATAGGTCAAGAGGGTGTCGGTGGTACTAACTATTCTGTAAGTGCCGCAGCAGATTTTTTCCAGACTGCTGGTATTAGCCAAGAGATGCTCAGTGACATCTATAATTCTGGTGGCTGGAAAGAGATGGAAGCTCTGGGTAACATTATTGACCTCTACAATAAAGGTACAGACCCAGATGGCGCAGCTCTTAAAGCAGCAGGTATAGATGCTGTTAAGTCTAAAACAGGCAGGCGCTTACTTGACCAGTGGAAAGAGTCTGGTAAGGGTATGCGAAGCATCGACTCCAATATGTACGGCTTAAAACTCACAGATAGACGTTTTACTGGTCGTGAGTTTTTAGGTGCAGGCGCTGCAATGTTTAAAAACCTGTCTTCGGGCAAGATTCGTGAAAGCTTGAATAATTTAGGTCTCAATCTTTCTGAAGATGAGATGGGCTCTATTCTAAGCAGAGAAGGCGGCCTATATGAGTATGTAACTCAGGATATGGATGCTAACACGAAGCAGAAACAAGAACTTCGTGATTTTGCAAATAGACTCCATGGCATGAGCCAAGAAGAACTCAATAAGGCTTATGGTTTAACAATCGGTAAAGATGGTTTAACTAAGAGTAGGGCTATTGACTTTCTCATTGGTGACCAAGGCAACCTCGCCGCTTCTCAGCAGGCAGAAACGGTTAACAGAGCCTTTATGAAGAAGAAGTCAGCAATTGACTCTGCTGTCGCAAATGATAACGGTGAACCATATGTACGTGTAAAGATGGTAACAGATAGTGCAAAAGCTGCACGTGGCGATTTAGGTAAAGATACACCATTTACTAAACCGACAGGCACTAAAGCCCCCAGTAAGGTCCCGGGAACGACAAATTTTACTCCAGGGGAAGATAACAGTACGTTATCGAATATAATTGCACGTTGGTTACAATAGGAGGTAACGAATAGATGCCAAGTTTATCTGCAGAAGAGTTAGCAAAAGTCAACTCTAACGTATCAAACTTAATAACCTCAGATTCTATTGGTATGTCCTCCAGGCAGAACGTAACTGACACCGTTACTCTGGGCGACCTCAGTACAGGTACAACGACTATCACCAAGGAAACTTTGGCCGGTATCTCGTCAGAAGCAGAAGACGCTATTAGTACGTCGAATATCCTTGCTCAAAATGCATCTATCAGTTTAGGTACTAAGTATATGAAGGGGACTGGACGCTTGGTCTCCTTTACATACGCTGACGGGTCAGATGATAATAGCAGGCGTGCTTACATGCAGCTTCAGGGAAATGTTTCTGCTATGTCTGCTATTATTGAAGGCGAAGATAAAAACTTACTCCAGACCGTGTACAACCATTTAGTAGACGGGTATACTGCTATAGTTATCACGCAGATGCAAGAAAATCTACAGGAACGTCAGAGCATTATGCCCACTGTAGGTGATTCTTTTGCAACGACGTTTTCTGGACTTGAACCGCAAGTCATGGTTATCAGCGGATATTTACCGTTTGACGCTGCAACAGATAACTCCTCATGGTTTATCTCGTTTGTCAACGCCTATAAGTATTTTATCCGTGCTAGCCAGCTTGCAAAGTACAGATGTAGTTTGCGCCTTGTATTTCCTGATTTTGCGTCGTATACTTGCTATCCTGTAAGCATCAGCACCAGTATGGCATCAGACCAGGATACATTTATACCATTTAGCATGACTGCTGTTGTAGTATCTAATCCTATTAACAAGGCTTATGGGTATTCTTCTAGTATTACAAGTCCGACTTCAACTGTTGAAGATGTACAGCAAGCTGCCAGTGCTTCTAAACAGCAATCTGATATCGAACAGGAAGTAACTAAGAGCCCCAGTGAAATAGGTGAGCAAGAATCGAAGAAGTCTTGGGTAGAATCTGTATCTGACTGGGTACACTCTGTTGATAGTAGCAAGACGATGCAAACTATTAATAAAACGCTGGCAGTTACTAATCAGGTCATTGGTGCTATTGATGCTGTCAGTGGTAAGCCTTATGGTGAAAGGTATTACTCTGGTAAGATAGGAAGGGGGTCCTACGAATAATGGATAGGACAAGAAGTACGTATGGTTTAGAGCGGTCAACTGCGGAACCCATGCTTTTCAGCCTAGCAAGGGATGCTGACGATGGGACTACAGATTCTACCGGTACCCCTTCTGAAGCAGTAGCTAATGTACAGCAAGCAGCTAACGATTCTGGTAGTTTGTATAATATGCAACAAGAGGCTGCCACGTATAACGCTGATGGGGTACAGAATGGCGAGGGTAGCGCTACTACAACTGAGCAGGCTACGACGTCTGCTCATGGCGTGCCTTTAGACACGATTCAGGGTGTAGATAGTAGCGTTTATTATTTAGATGTAAAAGTCTTTTTAGAGGGAGTGCAAGTACCTCATGCTTCTGCAGCTATTTCCTATGGCATCGATTCCCCACCTAGCTGTACGCTGACTATACCTGCTGCTTCTTTTTTACGCGAGTTACCAGAGACGACTAAAGTTTTAGTTATCTTTAAGGACTTGGTCGCAGATAGTAGTGGTGTGTACCAATGGCGTGTAATCTTTGATGGAGAACTATCGGGCCTAGGGTACGCAATTAATCCCAATGGTGCCTCTATTACTCTTCATGCTATCCATACTACAGCTTATTTAAGCTTGATGCAGCTGATGACGCTCGACGCTCAACAGTATTTGTATACTCCACAGGCTTCGATGTTAGGTAATATGACTATGGCGACTGTTGGCGGTTTTAACAAAGTTGACTCCGACCTTATTCCGAAGATTATTGATGGCAAACAATATAGCAGTATGGCTGATTTAGTGTACCTTATTATTAAGTATATTATCGTCGGTTATAAAGATTCGTCATCTGTAAGTCGCTGGTATTACTCGAAACTCGGCGATGTAGTAGGTGGTTACAAGATTTTGCAGCGTATTTATGGAGTGTCAGACACGGCTAAAAATGCTAATGTTGGTTCCTGGACTGTAGAGGGTGGAGGCACGAGCAGCAGTAATTTGAGCTATGGGACCCAAAGCCCAGCATCTCAAGCTATTCCTGACGGGTATACTCGCCGTGAGTCTTCTACAGGTGAGCCTTACAACATGTACCGCGTTGACGGTGAAGTTGGTACTGGTGGTAATGGTGTGAATAGTGATGCCATTATTAACAATGCTGAAAATAGGTTAGGCACTGCTTACGTTTTAGGCGGTGACGGTTCTAGAGTAAGTGGTACAGATTGTGGCCAGTATATTAAAGACTGCTGGAACGATGCAGGTCTTGAATGGGATAGCAGATATGTGCCTAATATGGTACAGGAAGCTAAAGAAAAAGGCGTATGGCATGAAGCAAATGATGGCTATGTGCCTCAAGCTGGCGATGCTATCGTTGTTGGTAACAATATGGCTCATATTGTAATGTCTGATGGTAAAGGTGGTAACTACGCTGCAAGCTGGAGTCAGAAGCAAACGTATCATTTTGACCATACTGCATCTCAATACAATAATCAAGTTATTGGTTATATTTCAGCAAATAGCTTATTGCGTTCTAAAGTGTAAGGGAAGGTGTAAGAAATGGCAAAGATTACAACAGTAACAAGGCTTGATAACGTCAAAGTTACCTCTTACACTTACAATGGGGCTGCCGAAAATGGTAAAAATGACGGTGTCGGTGCATGTAATCAACCTGTTGTACCTGGTAAGACTATTGCTGTAGACCCCAATATAATTCCTTATGGGTCGCTTGTTGAAATAGATGGTGTTAAGTACCTTGCAAATGATACCGGTGGTGCTCTGATGAGCGACGGCGACAAGGGCATTGTACACCTTGACATGCCAGCGTGGAGTACTACAGAAGCTAAGCAGTACGGCACTCAAACTCATAGCATTATTGTTTACCCGCCTGGAACGGAAAATACTGATTGGGCTGTAGAAGAGCTCAAAGCAGCCAACGATATTGAAACGGGCAAGATGTGGTCTGATTCGTGGCTAAATCGCTCTGAGACTCTCTCTAATACTCAGCGAAATAACCAGGATACAACTCTCGATACATCATTTAATGACCCCTTTGGGCTTAAATCTAACAGTGCAGTACAACAGTCAGGTTCTTCAGGAGCTAACTCCATCGTTAGTAACCCTACAGTAACTGGCGCGGGAGCCAGTTCTTCCACTATTGAAAGTGGTGGTATTATTAGTTTTGCAGCATTTGCCCAGAGTTTGGCATTTAAGCAGCAGTTGCAACAGGGGTTTCAACGTGGTGGTGAACTCACTTTACATGAGTTTATTGTCCAGTTTATGACTAAATTTTACCATCAGTTGTATTATATTCCAAATTTAAGGAATAATTATACAATAGTGGTGAAGCCAGAGACTCTGTTTGTCAATGCACCGTCGTGTAACCTTATTTTTCCTGTAATTAAGAGCCAAATTTCATATACTCGCTCTTTTAAACAGGAGCCTACCCGTTTAATACAGATTTCGGACCCCGTGGCAGCACTTCAAGGTGCTGCAAATCCTACACCTACCCAGCTTTTGTGCATGATGTTCACAGAGCAGGAAGATTCTGGTACTACAAGGAACGGGCTTCCGATGTATAAACAGTATGTAATGTCGCTTGGCGAACATTCTAACCTGACTGACAAGGTTCACCCAATGACAAACCTTACAGAATACGAAAAAGCTAATGGGATTAGGTGCTCCACGTCTAATAAAGGAGCAGATTTGTATCTCTTTTTGAAAAGTGATTTAGCAGCGTCAGCCCAAGGTGCGGATGATGAACAGTATGTGATTAGTTTAGCAAGTGACACATCGGATATGAGCGGTGTTGGGAACACCCTCGCTAAACTTGCGCGCTATGAGCTGCTTCGCCAGCGCTATGTGACTCGTACAGGCAGCATTGAGATGTATTTTAACCCGTATATTGTGCCAGGATTCCCTTTTGTAAGCATCGAAACTACTGAAAACGGCCTTAATATTTACGGGTATGTAACCTCTGTAGTGCATAGTTTTACGGATAGAAGCTGGTCTACTACTGTGAATTTTAACTGTGCACACATGGACTACGAACAGACGCCAGAAGCATATCCGATTATTGAGTCTGAGTACGCAAGTAAGCTTCCTGACACTTACAAAGATATGCTTGGAGACAACATCGTACCAATTACCAATGACACAGTACCCGAACTTATTAATACTTATGGTAATGATAAGGTGTACCTCTCTACAGCATACAAGAAAATCTGGCGTGAAACACCTTCTCTCGAAGACTACCTTACGAATGTCGCTGACGGGGCAACGCTTGTCGAAGACAACAACTTTTGGTGGATTCAAAACCCATCTGGTTCGACATTTTTCAATACAACTCTGCAGGAACGCATTAAAACCTACACTAACGACATCATTAATAATAAGTTGGCAATGAGTGTCGATGATGTAGTCTAAGAAGGAGCTAAGTAAGATGACTGTAATGGTGACGCATAACCCTAAAGACAGGGTGTATAGCAGTTTTGGGGCTACGTTAGACGAAGCTAAAGCAGCGTCTGACTCTTTGGCAGCAAATTTAAAGGCTAGTGGGAACCACGTACAGCAAGACTCTAGCGGTGAAAAACTGCGAGATGGCGTGTATGGCTGGAATTTGCTAGTTAAAAAAAAGGTATATAGCTAAACTGAGCGGGGACTAAGCCCCGCTCTTACTATTTTTTAGCCCTAGTTGTTCGGTTTCGGAGATTGTGTTCACAATGAAAGCAGACGAACATGTCATCTATCCATAGTGTACACATCTTGCACACTTCTGGAGTTTCAGAAGCCATTGCCTTAACTCCCTGTCTAACAGATTTATTCTTAGAAATCCCAATTCGCATATTTATTTTCATTTATATAACCTCCCATACACCGTCAGGCCTCATATCAGCTAAAGCTTTGAGCTGGATGAGGGCCTTTTTCACGTTGCCTTCTGTTGGGTGCCAGTAACTTTCATTAGCACCTTCGTCAGACAGCGAGTTAATAGCTTTACGCAGCATACTAATTGTCTCTGCAGCGTAGATTCCATTTATAGCGTCGAGCCCTACAAGAGTGGTACGTTTACCCGTATCCTGGTCAATGACATCCCGTTGTAATACTTTGCATAATACAGCTGCATAATTATACGTTATATTGAGCCAAAGCTCTTTAGTCCCACCTGGACAGAACGTGCCACCTTGCATAAAATGGGGGTTCTCTGCTTCTAATACTTTGTGGGTAGTGTGGTCTATAAGGCGTATATCATATGACATATGGTGATTCTCCTTTATGTAAGCATCTCGTATAGTATTATGATTACGCTGCCAGTAATCGCTTTCATCTTTCCAGTATTTAGCAGCATTAGTAAGTTCAGCATTTTCTGCTTCTAAGTCAGCAATGATTTGCTCCTTGTGTTTAATTGTTTTAATAGCATCTAAATTTTCCTGTTCATCTTTATACTGGTTATAGCGTTCTTTCCAGAATGAAGCTTCAGCAGTAGCCTCTTGTAACTGCGTTTCAAGTTTTTTGATTTTTTCTTTAAGACTAGAGTTCCCAAACAAACTATTAAACATGCCAATTCCTCCATAAATCAGGTATAATAGTAGGTAGATGAAGTTACCTAGAATTTTGGTCTATTCCAGAAGTCTGCATACCACTTCATCAGTACTATTAGTATGATAAGTAAAATTATATTAACTATTGTTAGCATCTTTATGCACCTCCTTCTTGTTATTGGCCCAGGTTAACTGGAAATTTATATAGGCTACGATTATCGCAAGACCAAAAGCCATAGGGCCTACGATATATCGACCGTCGGAGGCTATTGCTTGAAGTTCAGCAATAACGCCCATATAAGCCAAGACAATCGCGCCACAAATGAGCATGAATTTGTCTTCAAAGTTTTGTAATTTTTGCTTATTCATATACATTCTCACTCCTTTGTCATAGCAGGGTCGGGTTGTTGAGCTCAAGGATTAATCCAAGGGTCAGCAGCCCGATTACTGCTATAATGGTGTAGAATATTAAATACTGGTGTATATTTCGACCTTTAAAACCAGTGTGAAACCAGTTCAATAGGAACCAGGTATTCACCATCGAGTATAATGCCATAGAAAATGGTATTAAGCTCCCGAAGATTTGTTGTAGTTCTTTTAATGATTCAAATGTTATGATGTTATAGGCGAGCAGCACTGTAGTTCCAATGATGGTCCACAGATTTAATGCCGTGATAACAATACCACTTGCGTTGTGTAGGATACTCATTAAAAAAGACATCCTTTCTTAGTAAAAAGCGGCCCCAAGATTAAACTCTGGGACCGCTACTTTTTTTAATTATTTTTTACCAGTAGAACCAAAGCCGCCTTTGCGGGGTACATTAGTTCTTGGTACATCCATAGTTACTTTATATGCGCCGTAGATAACTGCCTGGGCTACACGTTCACCCCGTTTAAGCTCTACAGGCTCACTGTATGCTTGAAGCAAAAGCCCAATATCCCCATTGGTATCCGGGTTGTTTTCATAGTCAGCATCAATAACACCGACGTTGTTAACAAGGAATATTTTTTTGGATAACCCACTGCGGATGTGTAAGCCAAGCCAAGGCACTTGCCCTTTTGTACGCATTTCATCCACAAAGCCCATGCTTGGGCACCATTTTACACCAGTGAATACCAGAATTGGTTTTTCCACCGGTACTACAATATCACAGGGAATACGCAAATCGTACCCAGCAGAAAGCTCTGTAGCACGGCGGGGCTGCTCCCAGTCACTTGGATGAGGATGGTGTACCGGGGCAAAAGTATGAAAAAGACTGAATCTGGATGGAGCTACCACAAAGTTATTTTCTTTGATAAAAGTGTTGATAGCGTCCATTTCTTCCTCAGAGTATTCTTTTTCCATACAGGAATACGTATATTTGTCAACCGTCAAATCTGGCTGATAGCTTTTTGCTGCATCAGCAACCATTTCACCCAAGAGTCCCATCATCTCCTGAAACGGAGGAAGCGAGTTGTACACTGTTCTTTCTGTACTCATTTATTACCACTCCTTTGTAATGCCAAACCTAATTTTAAATTTCTTTACAGAGTCAAGTACGTCTTTGACTTCTTTTTCAGATACTTCCCTATTAGCAGTTGCCAGCTTTTTCAGCATTGCTACCAGTTTTTCGCTCTCTTTAATAGTTATTTCGTATTCATCAATATCGCGATTGAGATTTTCCCACTTTCTAAGGAAAATCGGGTCATCTTTAAGTCCAGGAAGTTCTTTCATTCTCTTTGCTACAGAATCGCGGTTCGCCTTAAAGTCTCTAAGAGTTTCATGTTCTCTGTTGAGCTCTGCTTCTCTTTTGGCAACTTCATCTTCAAGATTATTTGTAGCAGATTTAATAGCAGAAGCGGCTCGTTTTAAAACGTCACTTTCAGCCATTGCACTGAAGATGTCTTTATTAGCTTTCTTACTTAAAGTTTCAATAGTTTCTTTAGCTTTACCAATTTGCGCTTCTACGAGTTCCGTTACTATTTTGCAGATGGCTACAGGAAGCGCTACTTCATACATACGGCTAAGCACTTCAGGGGTGAACGTATCAGGACCAACGCCAAGCTCTCTAACCGTGGTTTTACCGATATGTACTTCACACAGAATGTGAGCTGTAGATTTACCGTTTTTGCCAATCATTACAACGCCAACAATGTTGCCTTTTTCAATTTTAGCGTCGGCATACACTGTAGCACCATGCCTTTCAAGCAAGTCAAACCAGGTTTCTCTGGTAACTTTAAGCATGTCAAAGTCTGCAGGGAGGCCACCGCCTTTACCGCTAAAGAATTCGCACAATGCAAGAATACCAGAGTCCATGTATGCTTGTACGAACCAGGGACTTTCAACAGGTGCGTCTTCTTCAAAGTCCACATCATTGAAGAAAGTAAAATACGAGATTAATCTCATATTCAAGGCTTTCTTCATACGGCTTACAACTTCATCAAATACAGCATTATAAATTTCTTCGTTTTTCATAATTAGGTTCTCCTTTCAAATACATACTTTTAACTAGTTAAAACTGTGCACATATATTTTACCATATTTTAGCCTTTTTGGCAAACGATTTTATCCTATCGCAAGCACCTCCTTTCTGTATAAATTAAAGGCCAATTTAAAACGTAAAAAACATCAGCGGGTATGCTGAGTTTTCTACACTTTACTTATACCAAGTAGTTAGGTATAATATTAGTATAGATAAGATACGACAGTGAGGTTCAATAAATTATGCAGCCACAACTCAGTTTATTCCAGGAAGGGCGTGTCGGCCTCAAGGCTCACAACGCATACTCTGATTCTGACCTGGAATTATGGAAGAAATACAAACAAGGCAATCAGCAAGCTAAGTGGGATTTGCTTAAACGGTTCCACGGCGTTATAACCTCTAATGCCCGTAAGCTTAGTAATGTCCGTCCATACTCTGTAGTTGAGGCGGAGCTTAAAGAACTAACGCTTAAAGCTTTTGATACCTTTAACCCTGCCCGTGGTGCTAAACTTTCTACCCACGTGGTTAATACCTATAAAAAAGTTAGTCGTGAAAATATCAGTAACCAGCACGCTATCCGCATCCCCGAGAATGTACATTTTAAATTCCGTCCTATCACTGAGGCTACGGAGTATTTAACCTCGGCTCTTAATAGAGACCCGACTAACGCTGAGATTGCGGAGTATACTGGCTGGTCCCTTCCCAAGGTCATTGATGCTCAGTCTAGGCTTCGTAGAGAGCTTGTGGAATCAAAGCAAACCTTTGACCCTGGTGTTAATGAACTAGACCCTACGGCCCAAGCATTTTTTTATGCATATAATTGCCTTGACAATCAAGGTAAATACATTTTAGAGCATTCCACTGGCTATGGTGGTAAACAGGAAATGTCTGATACTAAAATCAGGCAAGCCTTGAAACTCTCTCCTCATCTGTACAATAAAAAGAAAAACGAAGTTATTGACATCATGAGGGAGTCTTTAAACGTAGCCCAAGAAGAGTATTAAGATTGCGAGGTGTAACGGATGATAATTATTAACCCGGTTAAAGACACCCGTGACCCTAATACTGACGCTGCCCGTACCCATATTAACTGGGTTTTTGCCTCGAAACTCGTTGAGTATATTGAAGTCAAAGGCGACGAAGTAAGGATGTCGAGATACTCAGAAGACGCCCCAGCAGTAACGTTGGAGTCTCTGCGTATTAATTATTCTCCCTCAGTAACTATTACTGTCGACTGTTATGCTGACTTTGATTCTTCCGTATCAGGCTATTACCTGCTTTGCGATAAATATACAGCTCTACTCGGTACCATTAACTATGAACTGTACATGCGCGGCCGCAGGCCTATTACAGAACTGGGGTATAAAGAGACGGGCTCTCTTAAATATGGCCAGTACACTGATATCACAATTTATTTAGGATATGTTACTAATAGTGAAGACTTGGCATACCTCCAAGATGAGGATAACCTTGATATGATGGCCATTCGCATCGTGGAAGGCGCGTATGGTCCTCCGGTTAAACAGATTGAGGATACTGACCCGTCAGGTAACGACGACCCCTATTTTTATCGTATTAGCACCTGGCAGGTCGAAGATAACGAAGAGGGGTCTACAGGAACAATTAATGAAACGACTTATTCAGGCTTACCGGTTAGATATCTTGCACTTAACTCGACTGCTACGGGTTATTACCCAGTACCAGACCCGCCGGAGGGTGAGGGTAATTCGTCGGATTCTGGAGACGGCGGCGAAGAAACCGAGCCAGTCTTAATACCGAGGCATTATAGCTGGAGTACGCCTCTTACATACACGTCTCCTGTAACTTGTTTGTTCATTGGTTCTGTTCGCTGCCAGGGCGGCGAGGTTACAGCGTACATCAAGGTTGACGAAACAGAGTATACTCAGTTAATCACAGATACTACTTTTACCATCGTCATCTTTGAAGCCGAAGTAAACCCAGGAGCCAAAGTACATATAGGAGTCCAGGGAAGCGGAAGGTTAGATTATTCAGGCATTTGGGTAGCGCCCAAAGGCTCACTTGGTTCACTCGACGACCCACGTGCTACATATTCTATCTTCCCACCGGGCTACCGCTCAGTATCTCGTACGTCCTCAGCGTATAACAATGCAGACGCTATTCATATTGCACTGACTTCTGCAGAGTCACTCTTAGAGCGTGCCCAGGATACTACAAAGCCGGTCATTGGCAGTCAGATTACTAACGAAGAGGCTTTAGCCAATAGTTCTAGTGGGTCAAGCTCTTCGAGCTCGGGCAGTAATGTTATGAGCTTCGTGTTCACAACTTTAGGCTATGCTAATGCATTGTCCGGTCTTATGAATATATTAACTAACTTTGATGCTAGCAAATTAAACATCGTTGACCCGTCAACGATTAATATAGATTATCAAGCGCTTGAGAATTCTATTTCGTCTATCCAGTCTGTACAAAAGAAGGCTGAAGTACTCGCTGCAGTAAACGATATTAAAACAATGTCAAATACCGTTGATACGGCGACTAAGACGGAAGAAGAGCTTAACGCTGATGCTGAAGAGATTTCAACTGCTACACAGCAGAGAATAGAAGATAAGGGGGCAAAATTAGGTTCATCATGATTTCAGGACTTATACTTACATCCAGGCTTGAAAGCAACGTAGGCCGCGTTTTAGTCTCCTACGAATTAGACCCGTATGACAAAGCCGAAGGTCCGATTAGGGCAATGCAAAAATTTGTCGTAATCTTAATGACTACGGTAGGTACTGACCCACTCCGTCCTTGGTTTGGGACCCAGATGCCCCAGCTTTGCCGTATGAATATCGTAGATAGAGCAGAGACCCGTATCTTTGTGCAAGACCAGGTTTCTGAAGCTATCAGACAGTTTTTTAAATTACAGAGTGGAGAATACTCACAAAATGCCCAAACGGCAGATGATATAATTACAGCAATCGAATTGACAGACTTGACTATTGATACTGGTAATTATATCAGTTTGACTCTTCGTTTTACACCGGCTAAGTATTCCTCCATTGTTTATTCTATGAAAATCAAGTAAGGAGGACTATATAAATGCCGTCTACAACTCCTGACTTTTCTACTGATGTGTCAGAAAACATGGAGACTAAGATTTTACAAGTCTTAGCAGATACATACCCAAATTTAGACTGCGGACCTGGTACTCCTGTGTATGAAATGGTGGTTAGGCCAATCGCACTACTTTGGTCAAGGCAGGCTGCTGGTGCAACAGAGCTTCTCGATTCTGTAAGCTTTGAGAACTATAGGACTATGGACGAAGCCCACTTAGACAGGCTTATGAATCGCTATTTTTTAACCAGGCGTAGCGGCTCTTATGTTACCGGGGTCGTCCGTGTTGTTTTTGGCTCTAAAGTTGATGTATATATTAGTGCTGGTGAAATCTGGGAAGCCAGCAATAATCGTACCTATGAGGTACTGTCTGACCACTTTGTAACAAAAGAGGAACTTCCGGGCGATGATATTAACGGCTATTATGTCGATGTTGCCGTACGTTCTACAGCGACAGGTCAGACTTACAACGCTGTAACAAATGATGCCGTGACTGTAACTGGTTCTTCTGCCTCTTCTGTGCGTAGGGCTTATTTCCTCTCTGATACGTCAGATGGTGGCATTGTAGAATCAAATTATGTCTTTTATAACCGTGGCAAAGACGAGCTTGCACAGCGCGGGCTCTATTCCTATAAATCTGTTAAGGCTATTTTACGCGATAACTTCCGTACCATTCAAGAGGTAGTACCGATTGGTATTCGTGACAACGAGATGATTCGTGACCTCGTTAATATCCGTGGTACTGGCACTGTTCATATTGGTGGCAAATGTGACATCTATGTAAGGACAAATGCCTTTAAGATTACAAGTGGGTATCAAGCACCGCTGGGTTTTCCGATGTCCTTCAATGGATATAGCTTAGCATCTGAACCTGAGCAGCTTATGCAGGCCTGGAACGCAGCAAACCTGACTCCTGCAGATACCGCTCTGCGTGGGTCTGTACAAGAAACTGTGCCACTTCTTACCCCGGCATCTCCGATGACGTCTCTTACCTCTGATATTACAGCTATTGACGACTTCGTGTTAAATAGTACCAACGAGCTTCTTCATACTGATAACCTTGTTAAACAAATGTGGCCGCTGGTGTTTACAGCGTCTATTACGGTATCAGACACTGAGTCTGCTGAAGCGATAGCCACGGTAAAATCTACTATTGCTCAGTATGTCAACGAGCTTCGTGGGGAAGATGCTCCTCAAGTTGCTGAAATAGCGCATCTTATCCGTGATGCCGGTGTTATGCAGGTACATTTGCCGATTGACGTTAAGTGTTACTACCTAACAGAAGACTTACGTATGGAGCGTATCGGCCTTGACTTATATAGGCAACCAGTAGACTCTATTTTGAGACCTACGGAATCGGATAGTTTGACCTTTATTATCGAAGACAGGTCTCAGATTTCTCTCCGTACCTGCTGCTGGTACACTAATGAAGACTTGATTAACGTAACAGTTCGGTCGTAATACGAGGTGACTTAAGATATGCAACGATTTAACTCGTGGGAGCAAACAGTCACCCCTGACTTCTGGCGGGAGCGTTTTAAACCGAAAGATATACTCAGGGTAATGGCTCATATCAACTCCATTCTTAGTATGCGTACAGATGCTAAGCTGATGGAGCGTTATGACATCAACGACGTTGATGAGCATAGCGTGGGTATGACTTTGATTTGGGTTCCGGTTACTTTTGGTGAACCAACGTATCTCGGCGATGACGAAGATTTCCCGTGGCAGTATGATATAGATGAAAATTGGCTGTATGTCGATGCCATCTATGAAAAACATGTTGACCCAGAAGTGCCTCTACAGCATGATATTGACTTTGTACTGTCAAAGGGCCACATTTCTTTTGTTGATAAATTACCGGAGCAGACACTGTATATCTCTAAAGGCAGATATGCGTCTTACCGTATCTATAACGAGATTGGTATGCTCCTTGATTATAAACGCCTTGACTCCGTAAGTTACCGTGATAGTATTGCCCCAATACTTGCTGCCTTCTATTTAGGGCCTACGTACAACAACTTACTTGCTGTACTTAATCTAATGGTAGGCTTACCGGTAGCAAAGTATGGCAATGAAACGGTACTGGCTATCAATGGCGGCGTTGTTGAAACAGATAAATATACATACCCGATGGGTAATGCCAATATTGCTGTTAAAGAAGGCGATGTACTCTACCAGTTCCAGCCTCTCTCTAATGCTGTTGAACTTGTAACTCATGAAACACACCCGTATTGGTGGGAGTCGAGGCCTGTAGACCTCTTTGCTAAATACTGTATTGACCAGCCGATGACAAGTGAATTACGTGACTATTTGATGCGTAATTTCTTGTATGACGTAGTAGCATACGTAAGGCTCAACATGCAGTGGCAGGACCTAGAGGTATTCAGTCAGAACGCTGATATCAGGCAGCTTTTCTATGATGCACTACCCACCCGTACAGATATCTTTATGGGCCAGCAGTATGTGGCTGAAAGTTATGACCTTGACGATACCATTATAAGTCCTGATATGGATAGTTTAGGTGTGCGCTTAGGGTCTGGCTCCATGTATGGTTTAAAAGACATAGATAGCGACATGTTTATCTATGCTCCTGATTTGGGTCGTCCAATATTCACTGATACTGAAACGGACCCATTGGCACTTGTACTTAACCAAGGTTATTGGCATATATTTAGTGAGTCTGAAACTGACAACTGGCGTGAATTCTGGAAATCTAAACCGAACCAACAGTCATACTTTGAACCTGCTGTAAGTAAGGTTTATCTCAGACTTTCAGAGACTGCCCCTTGGGACCACATGGAAGAACATGTGCTCACTTCAGGCGTACCAGCAGAGTTGTCCGATATGGGCGTACGCATCAACCTGAGTGGTGAAGGCGAGGGTGGTATTAGCTCCACGATTGAGTTTGATATAGAAGAAACCGCGCCGACTTATACTGCTGTACAAGGTGAAACTATTTGCGGTGTACTTGAGATGGATACATGGGAACTCAACAACTTAACTATTGCCCGTAATGGCTTAGAGGTTCTTGATGGCGATAGTGGGTACGCAGTAACTACCGCTTTTCCACTTGGTGGTATTCCTAAAAATGTCTTTATTCGTACCGAATATGATACGCCAGAATCAACGTTAGTCGACGTGCGGTATTCGATGGACAAAGACGAATGGCTACCAATCCCGGAGATTATTCCTGCAGTTACAGGTAATATCTATTTTAAAATAACGCTTTATGCTTCTTCACAGAAAAGTCCGACTTTTAGAAGGCTTTATGTAAACTTATCCATGATTTAAAAGGAGTGTCCTAACTTATGAACAAAGTACAAGATATTGTAACATCAACCGGCCTTGTAGATTCCGACAACGCCTTACATGGCCAGGTACACGGAGTATTGAAAGACGGGGACGGTAATGTTGTCCACATGTTTGACACTCCGAATAACATCGTATTGGGTATCCGTATTCCCATTATTAAGCTTTTAGGCGGGTGGAGTGCTGACGTGGAAGACCTTCCGTTTGTACGCCAGATTGCGTTGGGCCTCAGTGATACCCCGGCGACTATCGCTGATGAAGCTTTGGGACAGGAACTGAGTGGTTCTCGTAAGCTCACTGCTACTGTGCCGACTATCTCTGAGGACGGTTTGAGACTCACGTTCTCCTTCCTGTATGATATGGTGGACGACGCAGTAGACAACCAGGATATTAAAGAGCTTGGCTTGTATACTACTGATGGTACGATGATTGCTCGTACTACTGTAGGCCTTTGGCGTAAAACCCCTGGCCTGTACTTTGAAATCTACTGGACTATCGGTTATAATGCTCAATAACGTAAAAAGTAGATAATTAAAAAAAAATAGCTAAAAAAAAATAAACCTCACAGATTATTTAGACCCAGGTCCGTGCCCAGAATTACTGGGGAGCTCATCAGAATTCTGAAGAGATACGCGTTAATTACGTCGGATTACATTTTTACCCGCAGGGTAAAAAGAGAAGATACATTTAGGAAATCCTAAATAGACCTTCGACCTGAGTCTAAATAATCTGTGAGGTTTTGCTATGTGTACGTCTGTTCCCTCCGTTTTTCTGTCCCGCATCCTGGCGGACCCCTCCTCAAGATGACCTATGGCGTAGCCAAAGGTAAGAAAAATATAGTGCGGAAATCCTCACTAGACCTTCAACAGACGTATACTATAGCTGGGGTGAGAGACTAAAGGAGCAACCATTACAATAGGCGCTAAAGGTTATGCAGAGGCCATTATAAAAAGTAATGATTATATATTCATAGCATTAGAAAGGAGAAAAATACTATACCCCTTAGTCTCTCACCTCAACCATAGTAATAACCTAACCTGGAAACTGTACTAAAGTGTGTAAGCCCGATTTTCTCGCCTGCAGCCCGGCATGCAATTGAATCGCTGGATTTGGAATTCGGAGAATGCCATATCCAAAAGAATATGTAAAGGAAATCCTTTACAGTACGTTCACACTTTAATACAGTTTTCAAGCTAGGTTATCACATAGTTGAGGGAGTCCTTTTACAGTTCTCCAAAGGTAATAAATATGAAAAAAGTAGTAAAGTAAAATCCACTAAAACTCTACTACAATATACTTATACCACTTCATTAGTTGATTTCGTTGTCTGACTTTGTCAGTTGACTTCGTTGACCGTTTTAACAATCGCGGCATCAATACTGTGATGGATAGTTTCTATAGATTTGTAAAACGCTGCTCGTGTATGTACGGTTGCTTCCTTGCCAGTAAGTGCTTTTGGCAACAAATATTTAGAGATTTGATACGCTAAGGTATCGCAGTCATCATCGAGCCACGGAGCCTGGCTTGTTTGAAGATACGGTTCTAAAGAAATACCCGTATCGTCATTAGTCAGTTTTGTGTTAAAGATGCGTAAGATTGCAAGGTACAGATATGTCGGTAGTTTCAGGTGCCTATCTTTGATGTCCTTAGCATCCATCCCATACATACTAAGGGTACCATCTGCATATAACCCATTAAGCTCATCTGTAATATTCGCAATGAGCCCTTTTGTATTTATGGACTGGAAATCATACAATGGAAATTTTTCCGCTGTATTTTTACCAGAATGGTCTAGCCGTGGTATAATACTGTCAGCGCCAATATAGTCAAGGCACCCCCTGTACCAGCAAGGTTGCTCTTCCTCTTCTCCTTCATACCCAAAGGAATTCTGCCAATCATCATATTCATCTGGGTAGATGCCTTCATAATATGGATATACAGCTTTATTCATATCTTGGAGTGCTGAGGCTTGAAGTGGCTTCGGATTAGCCTCGGCGTCTTCCCATGTTTCCACTTCTGTTGCTTCCAGAGCAAGTCCTTCATAGACACACTCATCAATATTGTCAATGCAGCCTACGGCATAAGCTGCTGCAGTCGCGTTAGTACTATGAAGGTCGATTTTTGCTTGAGTTAATAGCTCATAGGTAGTGTTAATTGTATCTGTTAATAGATACAGGAGCCTATCTGTTGGGATGACATAGACTTCGCAGGAATCGTTCATAATGTAGGAAATCTTTGGGTCTACACGGCTTACAACAGAGGCATACGGAACCCCAGAGAGCTCTAGTTCCCTTAATACTGCAGACATGTCTTCCCCTTTAGGTATCTTGATATCCGGCGTATTAAGGTCTGGTATTACCTGAGGCTTCTTAGTAGGCTCTTCGGGCTCTTTAGTTGGTACAATTTTAAATTTAACTTCCTTACCGTTGACTACCATCGTAGTTTCGGTTCCTTTATTTTCATTTTGCATTTTACCCATCTCCTAGTTACACAGCACTAAACTTAACGTACTCTCTGCTAGCACTTTCTTGGAAGGCTTTAACAAGAGCTGCTAAAGTTTTTAGTTTATATTTTTTAACTATTTCTTTTAACTTTGTTGCCTTCTCTGGGTCTACAGTGTTGACCCAATTTACTTTACCATAGAATACTTTAAGAGAGACCGGCTTATCGAGCATATTGCGATACCCTTTAGAAGTGCGCTTCTTGCCTCTAAGATAAATCGGTTTTATACCGAGTATTTCAGCATAAGACACCAGTTTATAGCTACGGCTACTAATAGTATACAACGCATTCCTAGCGTTACCAACAGGTACGTTAGTATATCTTACTGTGAAAAACCGGCTATACATAGGGTCATCTTTGTCACTAATGTTGTCCACGAAATTCTGTAAATCAAGGTAAACATGCTGTTTAGAAGTTATTGGGTCTATAGTATTCTTTGCAATATACTTTTGCGTAAATTGGAACGCCATTTGTCTGCCTACGAGCATAGCTTCAAGTCTAAGCTGGTTATACATTTTACGGGGATAACAGATTTTACCGTCAGTAATATGCATCCCAAGTACCTGTTTTAACGACTTAATATAAAAGTAAGTCGGTTTAAGTTTAAACTTAAATCCAGACGCAGAGTATTTACTATTTAAGTGATAGCTAAAACTGTCACACTTTTCTTTAAGGCTACCAACTGGTGTTTCCACGATTTTACCAAGTTTGAAATGAATTTTACCCTGAGTAGCAACTGTATGTACAGAAGTAAATTCCATCGGCTCAAATTCATGGCGTACGAGTTTAATGAGCTTGCCTAAGAGTGATGAAGGTATATACTGGCGGTCGTTCTCTATATAAAGTTTTAACCCTGAGAATACCGGATATGCAGCATCTCTCATAATCGCCACCTTCTTTCTGTTCAGTCGAAACGGATGTACAGCATCTACTAATTTGTCAAGGAAGACCCTGATATCGTCGTTAGCAATTGTGCCGGAGAAGCAGATATCATCTGCATACCTCATATACGTAAGGTTGTACTCATCGGCTAAACTTTGAATAGTAGAATCCATATCATAGTTTATAATAGCTGTAATGATTGGAGAGCAGGGACTTCCTTGTGGTAAATGTGTATACACGGTTATGAGCCTTGTAAGCAGTTTGCAGAACTCTGGGTCATACATTTCCGGTATATTTTGAAGCATGAGCATCTCCAGTTTGTTTTTGATATAAAGAGGTGTATGTTCCGTAAAGAAATCCTTTAAATCTGTATGAATAAGCACCTCGCCTTCTTTTACAGATTCTACGGCATCCTTAATCTTTTTACCCCTAATAAACGCATAGTTGCATTTATGAATGGGAAACTTTTCAAAGAACGGGATGAGTTTCATCAAATATTCTTTAAGTTCTGGCCTTGGGGCCTCAATCATACGCAAGTTTGCCGTTTTATTAAACGGTACAATCCTGTTTGTGGCTTTATCAATATAAAACCTATGGTATAGCAATGTTGGCTGACAGTTACACAATGCTTGTAGTTCTAGTGGAGTTATACCAAGATATGCACAAAGCGTCGCTATGTCAAAGAAGGGCCAATCGTCGAGACTCTTTGTGAACAATTTGGGCGCTGCTGTGTCTGCTGCTACAAAACCTTTGACTAAATTCTTTAAAGTTGTTTTAAAGCTATAGTTTTTCATAAGTTCTATCATGCTTCTGTACCTCCTTCGTGTAAACTATCATAAATGTTTTCTTCTACTGTGTCTGTATCTTTAGTAGCATCGTTTATATCTACAGCTTCATAGATAGCGTCCATATACGCTACATCAGTATCAGAAAACATTGATAGCTTCGTATTAATTTCAATAGAGGTCTTCAGTTCTGCGTCAAGGGCATTATTAAGCAAGCACATATATCCTGGAGTTTGATACAGACAGAGATTAAGCTCTTCATCATAGTCATCTCTGTTACAACAAATAGAACAAGGTTTATCAACTTTTATGTTGTTAATATAAAATTCAATAGTAGTTGCATCAAGTCCAACGCAATGTGTCTTTACAAAATCATACGTTTCGTCACTTGGCCCCAAGATAAACAGTGAACCATACAGGCTTTTCAGTACATCCAGTATCACATTTTGTGGCATCTTACATTTCTTTTTACCACTCCAAAAGTTAGAAAAAAGTGGAATTGCAACGTATATACGGTTACAATCATCAGGTAATGCGTCAATAAATGGCTTCAAATTCTTTGATATGAGCTCTTTAAATTCTTGGTCTTTATAAGTATACCCAAAGTCATTCAAAATCGCCTCAGAGAGGATTTGTGTGGATACGGTGACCTGAATTTTATTCGGCAAAAACCGAATTGGTTCTGGAGACAAATACGCACAAGTTACCAGTACGTTATCTGCTAGCTTGAGATATGTACCTGGTATCTGTTTGTCGCCTTGCCATCTGAGTACAACTGTTTTCCTTTCTTCATTGTTTTGACCTGAAATCATGCCAATCCTTCCTTTCTCTAAAAAAAAATAGCCGTTTACTCCACGAGTAGCTAGTCAGCCACTCGTTTTGTTTACGGCTTTAGGTTTCTGGCTTTTTGTTCGATTATGTTTTGGGTCGCGCTTACGCACTTTTGTTGGGAGTATCACCTTAACACAATCTAAAGCTAGCCAGGGAAGCTTTAGTAGAAGATACTCCAGAAGCGATTGGTGCATGGACAGTTCACCCATAAGGTAATACTGCGGTTGGGTATATCCCCAAGTGCGTGCCATAGCGCAGCATTGTATTACCTTTAAGTGCAGTTACACTGTCCATGCACCTCAAAGAATCTTCTACATATTACTTATACCTTATTTAAGGTACTACTCGATTTCCGGTATATCTACTTCAATATGGTCGCTAGCGTCCTTATCCGGCGGGTTAAACGCTTCCAGCTTATGTTGATACTTGGTTGGATTAGGGCCGAAGAAGCGAGCACCTAGTCTCAAATATACCAGTGTATGGGCAAAGTCATCGGGAGTGTTCAAGTCCCTAATAATCTGGAACGCACGGATACGGTCGTTGTACTCGCAGGTAAGTGTCAATAAGTCCGGTGCAAAATCTTTCATTACTGAGAATTTTGGGAATATCATTCTACCCGCTTTGATATCAAGGATTACACCAGCAAGAGCTCTGGTTCTGTCTGTAATCCAAGAACGGGAACCGACGTTAAAATGCATACCATCCTGTACTTTAGCTTTGTACTCTATTTCATATACTTTCTTATTAGGGAATTTGCGGCGAAGTACAGAGTTAGCAAGGGAGCCACCGCCACGGTCAGCAACGATGATGGCTGCACCAGAGTCTGTAATTACTTTTGTAATATCCTCTATTTGGTTAAGAGGGTCTTGGTCAACTGGGTATTTTTTAGAATATAACACGCGGATATTCCCATTAGAGTCAAGACCACCAATAGTGACCACAGTATGAGTGTTGCCACCAAGCACGCCCCAGTCCACAGCGGCGATAACAGTGTACATACCCCATTCGCTTTTTCTTTGCGTACTCCAGGATTCTGTTTTGTTGTCGCAGCAAGCACGAATATCAGCCTCCACTAATAGTTTCGCACCATTATCATAGGAAAATCCTAAGCATTCGTTGTAAAATTTAGCTTCGCTGTATAATGGGTTTACAAGTTTTTCCCAAAGACGGCTCCAAGGAATACCAGTCTGTTTTACACCGGCAACCATGGCCTGAGAAATGTGAAACCCTACAAACTGACGGTCAGGATACATGGCAATGTACTCACCGTTTTGAATATCGAGACGGTTTTTACAATGTTTACAAACGAGTCCTTCTTCCGACAGGTTCTCAATAACTATTGGTACATTCCATTTTCCACAGCTAGGGCATTTCATACCCCAGTAATGCTGGGATGTTTGTTCCCACAGTTTTTGAATACAGTTATCAAAGGTTTTAGGAGTACCACAGAAGGTCATACACTTTGGATTCTTACGGGCAGTACATTCCTCAATAACTGGGATGTTGTCAATAATGATATCCTGGACCTCATCGACATACACTGAGTTAGCAGAAATACCACGGATACCATCTGCTGTATGGTAGCAGCTACGCAGGTAAATAATAGAACCATTTAAAAGTTCTTTAGCTCCTGCCTGACGTACGCAAGAAGAATCAGTATAATATTCCTTAAGGATGGGTGAGTTGTTTATCATTGGGTTCAGTTTATCGTTGTTAAACTGTGTAACCTGGTCGTTACGCGGTGCAACGTATAGGGCCCTCCAGAATGGATGGCTTGCAGACTCCGTAGTAATCAAAGCAGATACGTCAGTAGATTTACCTACCTGGCGTCCCGTCATTAAAAGGCGTCTATCCGTTTGTGTATTTAGGATTACTTCCATATATGGAAGCCCGTTGAGACTAAATGGTTTACCATCTAGGTATAATATACGTTGGGCGAAATCTGCAGGAGTAGTTTCGATTGTATACATAAAATGGCATTACCTCTATCAATTATATATCTTTCTAAGATATATTATACCGATAGGTAAAAAAGAATAGAAGCGGAGCTAGCGGGGATTACTCCCCGCTGAGCTCAGATGCTTCTAATCTTTTTAGTGCTTATCGTCTTGCTGAGCGTTGTAGTCAGCAATTGTAAGCCATGCCATCGTAACCATTGCTACGAAGCCAAGAACAGACCCGAGGCCCATGAGCCTCGCCTCCTTTCTTACCATGCTTCCTCGCCAAACAGCTTAGGCACGTCGAGATAGTCCATTTTAGTAGTCCACTTCTGGGGCTCTTTGAGGACTTCTCTGATAAAACCTTGAACCTCGAGCTTGTGCCCCATAGGACCATCAGCGTCGGGTTCTACATAGCTGTCTGGGAGTAACACCCAGAAAACCCATTTGGAGTTTGGGTCTTGCCTGTCGATTTTTCTCCAATGGAACTGGATGTCATCAGAGTTAAGATAACTCATCTCATCTTTGTCCCAATGAAGAATCATCTGAGGAAAGGCCAGGTACTTGAGCTGTACAGGGGAAGGTACAGTAATGCTATCTAAGAGAGCAAACTGTGCTTCTTCTGCCAGCCAGTCATTATCCTCCGTTCTTTTATCTTCTTTGGGTTTCGGTACATGCCGGAATACATCGCCCATAATAAGGGATGCTTCACGGAAGCCCTCCAAGCCACAGAAGAATTTAGGAGTCGTCATGACATACCTTTCCGTAAGTTTTTCTGCATGTTCTTTTAACATAGTATTTTCCTTCGAGGGGACCTATCCCCTCTTTTTATAAATTTTAGGCGATTATAAGCGGTTTAAACCGGGGAATCATTTCACCTAATTGTTTGGAGAATGGACTTTATGATTCTTTGCCGTCCATATCCTTACCCCTTCTCCGACGGGGGATAACTCTGATTTCATTTTTGAAACCCTTGCTATCACCAGGATATGACGCAACTGTAGGGTTATTGCCACGGGACGCTTCATAACGGGCGTCTGCCTTTGTATCCATCTTATCTATCTTTTTAGATAAGGCGTCTACTCGAGCAGCCATGGCTTCGACGGCCTCTTCGACACGCCGGTTAGATTTCTGTTGACGCTCTGTACTTCTCTTGAGGTCTTCTTGGACCTGAGAGATACCAGACGTTGTGGTTTCTCGGAAGGTATTCTCTTCCATGGCAACCTTGGTCTCAAGCTGTCTACCCTTACGGGATACGAGCTTATATAATAAAGCTCCTGCAATAGCACCAAAAACCATTCCTGCCGCATACCCTAAACCGAGGCTGGGATTATCTAACTCTGTATAAAAATTTGACATATAATCAACTCCTAACGCGTAATACGCTTATGTAAAAATTTTAGGGATTTATAGAAAAAGCCCCAAGAGGAACTTAATCCTCGAGGGGCATTTCTTTTATTTGTCTTGGTGTTTGGTTTTATCCTCAGCTTTGTCTTCAGCTTTGGTTTCAGCTTTGGTTTCCGTTGTCTTTTCTTTAGCTTTGGTTTTATTTTCCCCAAATACGTCGTTGACACTTTCTTCAAATACTTCTTTGACAACTTCTTTAATTTCCTCTTTAGAAGGAGTATCGCCTTTAGGACCTTGAGGTCCCATCGGGTCAGGTTGACCTTGAGCTACTTCGGGTTCTTCCTTCGTGGAAACTTTATTCATAAAGAAACGAGCAGCTTTATAAATAGCATAACCAGCTAATGCACCAAGTGCTACAGTACCAGCTTTTACCGCTACGTCTTTTACATTAATACCTTTGGCTTCGGATACTACTACTTCATTCATTACATCATTGGTCATGTTTTCCATCATTTTTATTCGTCCTTTCTAAATTAAATACATTACAATTGAGCTTTAATATCAGATTTAACGTGAGCTCTAACAGCATCGGAGGCATCAAACTTATTTAATGCATCATTAACCATAGCCCAGAATTCTTTCTCTTCAGCAGCACGTTTAGCTTTGAGTTCTTTATGTTCTTTGTATTTACGATGTGCATGTTCAATAATTTTTATGCCGCCATAGATTGCTACAGTACCTACTACACTTGCACCTAATCGCGTAGCAATTTCTTTCGGGGTGTACCATTTGGTTTTAGCAAGTGCGGAATTCGGAAATGCAGTTCTTAATACTGCCTCAGATATAATAGAACCACTGGTAGCATCAAATGCGAGTTTAGCCATTTCTAACAACATAATAACATCTTCCTTTCTTCTTCAAAACAATTTATGCTAATGCAGCCATGAGCCACAGAGATACTACAAAAGAACCAAACAATATAGCCATGAGAATCGGAGAATCCTCATCGGTATTTGCTTCTCTAAAGTAGTTATCGAAAGATTCTTTCCAGTCATCTTTCTCTGCAAGTGCGATTGCACGTTTATATACTATACGTTCAAGGGCACTGCCTTTAAACCAATGAGTATAGGACTCTTTATAATAAGACATCCATTTTTCTTTCCTTTCTTCAGGGGTTAATTCCGAATCGAATACACTCCAAATTCTCATTTCCATATCGCAAGTCTCCTTTACATATTATTTATCATTAGATATTAAATTCCAAATAAAGCCGCATATAATTATGAATAGGACTATCCACACAATGGTGGATAGCCCAAATACGAGAATGACCATTAAGCCTTGTCTACAACGTCGGCTTCAATGGTTTCTGCTTCAGCTTGTGCAGCGTCACGTGCGGCTTTCATTTCCATGACTTTGCACACGCCTTTGTAGAGTGCATAACCTGCAAGCGCTCCGAGAGCGACTAAGCCTGCACGTTTTGCATAGGTTGCATATTTGTTATCGGATACCTGTACGTTTTCTACTGCGGGCGCTTCCATAACTTCGTTTGTTACAACCTCATTTGCCATCATTTCGTTGTTCATGTTTTCCATCATTTTAAATTTCTCCTTTCTTCCGTACGATATCGTCCGTACTCACGTAATTAAATTTTTGTAGAAACATAACTAATTTTATTTCTACACTATTCTTATCCCACATTTTTCGCATTTTTTACGATTTACGTGAAACTAAAAATAGCGTAGAAATGACTAAATATTTCTACACCGTTCTTATCCCACATTTTTCACAATTTTTTTCACTATCAATAAAGAAGACCCCCGGATTTATACCGAGGGCCTATTTTTTTTAGTCAGTTTTACGTCAGTCGACGTCTTTAATCTGTTTCAGTTTGATACGTCCGGTTAAATCTTTAACACAAACTAAAGTATCTCCTGCAACAGAGTCACCGTCGAAGTCGGCGTTGAAACCTTTGATAATCAGTTCCGGGATGAGTATGGACTTACCCTCAGTTGGTATCGGTTTCAGAGCCATGATGTTGAATTTATGAAGCGTCGGAGCACGGTTGATAAGCACTGGGCGTTTTTGCATCTGCTGCACGAGGATTTGTTTAGCCGTTTCCGTCTTGTTTTTAATCTCCTCACGAGCCTTTAAGATGTTGACACCGCGCTTACGGTATTCAGCGATTACGAAGGGCTGATATACCTTCCATGCCATGTCCCACGGAATTTTTACGTTATCGACAGAAAGATTCGGGTCTGGTAAAATAGTACCACGGCCTGTCAGAGTCTGTTGGCGCTTCAAAATCTTCCTATGGAAGAAGGACTCTTTTGACGTACCTTGCCCATTGTAGTTAGAGCCCGTTAACTGAGGTAAGAAACCGGTTACGCCACGTTTCTCATTCTGTTTATTAATCGGTGCTACTAAGCCTATAATAGCATGAGCCGACTGCCTCAAGTCTTTAAGGAGTGCTGCTTTTTCAGAATCAGGGTAATTCTTCATTTTTTCCAATTTCTCGTTGACGTTAAGCAGGTCTTTGTAAAGATAGTTAACGTCAGAAACCATTGGAAGCCCACCAGTTTTTGAGTCATAAATCGGACGGAACTGAGGCGGGATAATAGGGAACTTCGTGAGTACGTAGTCAGCAGGGCTCATATGAGATTTCTGGAGTGCAGTGAGGTACTTCAGCTCTTTAATGAGTTTATTACGGTTACTACCGGTAGCAACTTTAAGAGCGGCGCTTACTTCGCCAATACGTTTTGGCACGTTGATAGCAGCCAGTTCTTTCTGAATGTCTTTACCGTTCATACCAGTAATGTCTTTGTGAAGCAGCGTAGCCACTACACCTTCAAACAGCGGATTTACGATAGGCGCAGCTAAATTTACGTGAGACCAGTTTTCACCTTTGAGACCACCAGTTACTACAGGGTCAAAAATACCACCCTTCTCAGGTCTGTCTTTACCCATATGGTTCTCTAAGATGGAGCCTTTCTGAATAGCACCTTTAGACATATCAAGAATCATCTTATCATTCAGAGGAGCAAGGCTAAGGTTCTGGTCGTCAGCTTGCACACCAATACCAGAAGCGGTTACTAAAGACCTGAACTTTTTAAAGGCAAAAGGCTCTTTAGCTGGGGCAGGCATAAGCCCTGCCTCAAGTCTGTTCCAGAAGTCATCATTGCGGTCAGATTTGTACGTTGCCATCTCTGCCAGGTTGTTACGGGCATTGTGACCTAAAAGGGCATATACGTCAAGCTGCCCGATGCCCTTAGCACCTTCTTCACCGCCTTTAACAGGCTGGTTGTTAATATCATAAGCACCCCTGTACAAACCAGAGAAGTTACCTTCGGTTTGTTTGTGGAGTTTAATGATATACGGGGTGCCGGTAAATACCTTACCAAGTGACTTACCGGTCTTCGGGTCATATAGGTCTTCTTCTACAGGAACGCCGTCTTTCTTCATTTCCTGGAGCACCTTTTTACTGGAATCGGCGTTATCAAAGTTATCAATAACTACTTCTTTACCAGTACGGAGCGCACGTTTGCCTTCCATAGCTTCATAGAGCTGGCCAGGATTTACACGAGAGGGGACAGAGGCAGGGTTAAGCATTGCGTCTACATGGTTACCATGAGCGTCCATTGGCATCTCGTCGTCCGGCAAGATTAAACCGATAGTACCTTTGTTACCATGAAGCCCCGTAATTTTATCACCACGTTTAGCTTCGTCTTCCGTAGTAACAACAACCCTTGTCAGTTTGCCTTGTTTGATAATGTCAATGACTTTACCAGGTGTATCATGGTCCCAAACTTCAGCAGCGTCTTTATAAGGATTAACAAGGCTGCCACGTAAGCGCCTCATCATGTTATCGGCACTAGTCATCGTTTTACGGCGGAGCCCGGCAATGAGTACATCACCACGGTTTACCATAACGCCCTTTTTTACCACGCCATCATTATCCAGTTTCTGGATATTAGTAGACGTAATTTTAGTTGGGAACCACTTAATATATGAAGCCTTATCTATGTAAGAGTCAGGTGAGGTCTCAAACTCTTTAGTATACATATGCTGGCTGGTGAGTTTCTTAGCAGCGGACTGAGAAATTACGATAGAGTCTTCGTGAGTCCAGCCTTTAGCAGGGATGTATGCTACGTTTAAGTTGGTCCCAAGTGCAAGTTCCCCATTTTTTGTAAAGTTAGAGTCTGCTAAGATGTCACCTTTTTTAACTTTGTCGCCTACTTTTACAAGCGGGTACATTGTAATAAAGGTATTATGGATAACAAGTCCATGTTCTACTGCAAACATGTTGGAATTTGCTACCTCAAAGTCATATACTAAATCTTCGTGAGGAGCTTCAGTAATCTCTTTGATAGTATCCCAGCGGATATCGGATTTCTCCCAGCGTTCTCGGGTTTCGTCGTCCATAAACTTATATGCCTTCTTAGGAAGGGCATAACGGGAATTTGCTTTGGGCGGCAAGTTAGCTCGCAGTTCTTCTAAGTATTGCTGGCGTTTTTTATAGAAAAATAAAGGCCAGTCAGGAAGTTCACGTACAGGGATAGTAAACGTATAACAGTCATGCCACTTGTCACTCTTAGAGCTAATCTCTTTAAAAGCTTTGGACGTCATTACCCCAAGGCTTGCGAGCATGTCTATGAGTGCATCACGTAAAGACGCTGAAGCCGTACCTGCTGTGATATTAAAGTGGGAATATTTGTCTTTCGGCTCCTTATCGTGAAGCGAAATACTACCGTCGCCTGCCATGTACCCAGCGATTAAACCTTTGCGAAACTCAGAGGAATAATTAAAAAAAACATTCGGTATCACTTTGAGGTGCGCATATTTACGGAAGGAGTTGTAAAGCCAATGCGCCAGATTAGCGTCGAAGAGCCTTACACTAGAAGTGTAAATATGGGCCTCATTTTTCGTAGTGATACGGTTCATAAGTTCAAGGATATCGTTTTGATGACTAGGCTCACTAGCTGCAATCTGGATACAGGTGCGGTCTAAACTGCCTTCAGAAAGATAGAGCCCTGCAAGTACCCCATGGTCATAGTCGTCATACTCGTAAGTAAAGGCAGCTTGTGGGAGTTCAGGGAACATGGCAATCGGACACTTGGTCTTACCCGGTACACAATCGTCGGGGAAGATAGGCACGAGGTTGCCTTCCATATCTATAGTAATTAAGCTGTGGTCTTCTGTAACTACTACGTTACGGCCAGATTTAAACTTAATATTGTACAGTTTTTTATCGTTCTGGTGGCTTCTAAACGCACGAATGCGTTGCCACTTCGACTTCTTACTGTAAATGTTGACAGATTGGATTTTATCACCGAACTGCCAATCGTAATCTTTGATTTTACCACGCCATACCTGGTCATACCCACGGAGAATGTTGATAGTCATATCACCACTTGGGCATTTGAGGTTTAACGGGAAGTTATTGTAGATTTCAATTTTAGTCTTACCGTTAAGCTCGATGTAATCATCGGTTACACGAGTAACAGTACCATCTTCAGGAGCCCTCGGCACAAAAAACTCTTTCCCATAGCGTTCCTGAATAGATTTGTACTGACCAGTCTGGTCTTTGATTTTAACAAGAGGAGCCTCACGGTTAACAAGCGGTACTGCTTGTGTAACCATACGGCCTGCCATCGTAACACGGTTACCTTGGTCGTTGTGAAGGAACGGCACGAGGTTCGTTGTAATGGTAAACATATCTGAAGAGCTCGGCAACCAGTAGTCTACTTGATTGCGGGGTACTTCCTTCATCTGGTTGTTTACGAGAGCACGAACATGGGTTTTCCCGTCTTGGTTAGGGAAGCCTACTGTTTTCCCGGCGAGGTCCATTGGTTTGAGCATAACCTTTTTGCCGTTTTTATCAATGAACTCACTATAAATATTGCGGTCTTTGATAACAGTGGAGTTCGTTGTTCTGAGGTCTACGCCTACACGTTCAGACTCAGTAGTACGGACTGGGTCAATGTATCCAAAGTGAGACGGATGAAGGTTACGGGCATTCATCGGGATTGCCCTGTCACTACCAATACCGCCTTCACCCATTGACGTTACTTTATGGCTAGTCTCTAAAATTTCAATCGGGTTGATTTCAGACTGAGGAGCAGAAAGCGAGGATTTTGTAAAGAAGCCCTCAACAAGCTTAGTTAAAAAGTTAGGAAGAATGATGGACTTCAAGGGGTAGCCTCCATCTATCTTGTTCATAACTTTATAAATTAAGCCTTCTTCTTTTGCTTTTTTTTCAATTCTCAACATTAAATGGTCTTCAACACCAAGTACCTCTTTAAAAAGGAGGGAGTCGAGGTCATCTTCTTCCTCTTTGTTATTATAAACCTTAACGATTTTAGCGGATGCGTCAAGGAGAGTTTTCGGAGTTACAGAACTATACCCAGTACCAAGCGTTACTTTCGTAGTTTCAGGAGTAAGGGCAGTCTCTTTAAAATAGTCCTGCAAATCTTTAGAATCATTACCAGTACGCTTAGTCGGGTAGATAACAGTATTTACAATCTGTTTGATATCTTCAGAGGGTTTGGCTTTTGCTTTGTTTACTTCCAGGATTTTGTTGCCCCACACTGCAGACATTTCCATATCAGAGGTGCCCAAAGCAGATAAAAGAGAGTATAGCGGAATACGCTTAGAGGACGATGAAAGTTTAGACTTATCAAATTTTACAAAGAACACGCCATTGTTGTCCATATGAATTTCAAAGCCTAAACCGCGCCCTAAGTTGAAGTCAGCAAATACAGCATCAGAGTCGTTGACATGGCGGACGAAGACACCAGGTTTCAAACGTACCTGGTTAAACACTGAGTAGTCTTTGCCTTGTACAATAAAAGTACCACGGTCAGTTAAAACAGGGAGGTCTAATATTTTGACACGGCCTGTTTCTGTTTTACCGTTGTTACGTACAAGGCGTAAGTTCGCATAAATAGGCACACTAAGGCTGGTACCGCTGAGAAGCTTTGTTTTCTGGCTACCAATCGAGGCATTAGTCTTGTTCGGTACTTCTAAGCTCAGTAATTCAATTTTACCAGTTTTTGCTTCAATAGGAAAGATAGATTTAATACCTTTCTGTACATTTTGCAAAATTGATGCCCATTTTTGTTCAGTGTTAAGATACATTAACTGTTACCTTCCTTCTTCTTTTCATCCGGTTGTCTCTCTGGTTTTGTCTTGGTCGGGGCCTGTACTGCTGCATACATTCCACGTCTAACTGCTCTCTCTACAATTGGAGTGTATCCGGCAAGGGTTGGGAAAAGCTCCTCAGCCCAAGCCAGTTTTTGTAGTTCAGTAATCACATCTTTTTTCATATTTGTGCATTACCTCCCTCAGCCCGTGGGGGATTCTGTGTGGGTAAGTCGCCATGCTGCTGACCAGCACTTCCATCACCCATTGGTTGCATGGTACCCGGTATAGCAGGTATACCATAGAAGTTTGCTGCGTTCTGGGCTTGGATTTGTTCTTGAATAGCGCGTTCACGGTCTTTCTGAGTTTCCTCAGTAATAAAGCGCTGTTCTTGGTCGTAATCAATGTTTGGCATGAGCTCTTTAAGAAGCGTATGTTTAGAGATGTGGCCAGCTTCTGCCATACGGAGCAGTAAGTCTTTTTGAGCCACGTCGTCTGCCATTTTAAAGGACTGCATCCTTACTTTAACCTCGGGGAGTTCAAAAGCAACCCTGCACTCTTGGACGATGTAGTCGAGTACAGATTGCATCATGGTACGGAAGTTGATAAGCTGATTCTCCAGCATACGGAGTGATACACTAGCTCCGGACCACTGAAGACCGCCATATACAAACTCATTCGGTACTCCCATACCAGCAAGAATTTGGTTCGTGATTTCCTGGATTTCATTAGTAAGCATCAGTGCTTTGCCTTGTGCACCAACAATTTGGGCATTGACAGGAATTGGCATGATACTTTTGCGCATCGGATTTCGTTTCCATTCTTTATACTCATCTTCGAGAGCACTAGAGAACCTACCAAGGTCGAGCTCCCCACTCGGGTCTACTGAGCCATTAGAAGACGGGGAAATGATAGTCCAAGGGAGAATCTGGTCAATAGCCAGTGCATCTTGAGCTCTAATAAGCACAAGCAGGTGGAACAGGTACTTCAGTACCGGAGAGATGAGCGGCTGGCCGTACCCTTTGTTATATGCAGAGGAATGAGTATCCCTGCGTAAATGCAGGATTTTTGTTGGGAAGAATTTAAAGAGCTTCTTCTTTCTCGCTGTCTCAATGAGATACATTGGGTACGTTGCCCAAAGATGTTTATCACCTTTGTCAAGGTCTGTACCGATAGACCCAGGAATAGAGTAGTAATACGTAGTATTACCGAGGATTTCGTCATATTCTAACTTGATATTCAAGGGGTCCCAAAGGATAGGCTTGATATCAAGAGCGTTTTTAGTAGGTGTATCCTTAATTACAGGATGTACGGTTTTGCCACATTTCGGGCATACCATCGTTAAATACTCTGTACCAACTTTAAAGTCTACAGATTTAGCAGAGTGCCCAGTATGACATTCAGGACATTCAAAGACTCTCGTAAACGGCATGATGAGCGAGAAGTACGCATTACCGGATACATAATAGTCAAGCCCGATTCTGATAAGGAGTGACCTAACATTGATACGCTGGAAGATGTCTTTGTACTTACGTTCAGCGTCAGCATCCGTAGTATCAATGATGATATCAGTGATAGGGTACGCTACCATTTTATTAATAGCGGCGTGAATAATCGGATGCCAGTCGTAAAAGTAGCGTCCCCAGTGCATCATAATCTTCGGGTCCATCAATGTTTGCATGGCGATGGGGTCGAAGTACGGTGCCGGGTACAGCAGCCTCCAGCGAGTATCCTGTGTCATAATTTGGAATTGTGGGTTATTCATAAAAGTAGTATTACCACTACCGGAAATAGTGCTAAAATCTACAGGTACTGCCATGGGTTACTGTTCACCACCTTGTACGGCTACCGGGGCGTCACTAAGCCCCGAAGCTTCGCTCATTATACTAACGTAGTCACGGATTTCTTCTAAGTAAGCATTTTGGATACTCTGCTGTTCTTTGTTAAGATAGATAGCAGGGATAAAACGCTGTGCACTCTTGAGTTCCGGGGGTAATACTGCGATACCTTCTTCTCCAGACTCAGCTGCCCAGTATTGGCAGACGTAGTCGTTGAAGTCATCGTCAGGGAACTCTTTTTTTAGGCACTTAACAGCAAACGCAATCTCTTTGACAGACACGTCCTGGTCAATGTCTGGCAGTGCATCACGTCCATTCAGAACCAGCACAATGTTCTCAAAGACTGTTGGGTTTTCCCACGGGAGTCTGGAAGTCTTAGCAATTTTAGCTGCCATTAAGGGGGCCACTAAGTCATCGCCAAATTCTGCTCTGATAGCCTCTGCTACCCAAGTGTCGAAATCCTTAAATTTCTGTTTTGCTTTATCATATTCAGTGAAAATTTCTGGTCCAATGTAAACGGCCACAATTATTTCACCCAGCTTCCTATTTCATCTTTAATCTGCGAGGGTAATCCCTCGATTTGTAACTGCAGTGCGTCAGGGGACTCCCCATCCCAGTCAAGGTCTACACCAAGGTCACTGATGTTATCAGCGTACTCCGAGATTACAGACAGCGGAGCACTTACTTTACCAAGGTTAACCATATGTTCAGAAGCTACCTTTTCATACACAGCATACTCCGGGGTACCCACCTTAGCTTGCATGTACGGATTGTCCAGCCCAAGTTTTTCGTCAATTTCGGCGATCAAGTCGACCATGTCTTCAGGCGCAATAGAAGATGCCGTTTTTGCAAGGCTTTCCAAAGCTTCAATATCTTCAGGTTCTGTAGCATAGAAGGCGCGAGCCGCAAGGCAAGTGTCGAGCTCTGTACCGTAGTCGTTAGCATGAGCATACTTGTTGACGTCACCGACTAATTCTTCCGGGTCTTGCCATTCTTTATCAAATACGTCAATCTCGGCTAAAATTGCCGGGTCCTCGAGTACACTCGCAATCTTTTCGGTTTGCGGTACTTCAAGTTCAATACCGTAGATTTTGCAAGCATCATTAATTCTGCTTACTACTTCAGGGTCTAAAATGGAAGCACATTTAGTAGCATACAGGGCGGACAGCTTAGTTTCCAGAGGCGTTGCTACAGAAAACATGCGGTTGGCTTCGTCAGCGAAAGTCGCGTCTTCTGCATAGGCCTGTTTAGTAACTAAAGCTGCTATATCCGTATTCATCTCTTCCGGGGTCAAGTACCCTTCAGTAGCAAACGAAGCGAGCTTTTCAAAGTTTGCGTCATTGTGAAGGTCAATGAGCTGTTCAGAGAAAAATTCAGGTTTCATATATCTAATTACCTCCGTAAAATTAAGCTAATCTCTACATACCTATATTATACCTAAGTAATTTTATGAGAAACTCTGCTAAATAGGTAGGTATAATATTCAGTAGGAAAACTACAAAGAGGAGGATACTGGTACTTATGAACCTGTCTCTTTTATATAATTTAGACGAGTCGAGGCTTGAGGTCTTTGAAGAGGACATAGTTGTCCCTGAGTCACGAAAAGTCTATTTAAAACACATACCGAAACTTAATACTCTGTATATTACAGATATTACCCTGATTTTTGATGGTGAGCCGCTGACAGGCCAAGCACTTTTTGACTACAGGGCCGAGTACGACTATGTAGCAGCTAAAGGCATCCTGATTTTCTCTCAGGGTGACGTTGGGTCTACTTTCCACTGCAGATATGTACCTGTGGCATCCCGTGTTGATGCATCCGTAGTAAATGAACTCATCACTTTTGGGAACACCTATGACGGTAATATCTGGACGAAAGCAGATTTATTAGATAGTAGTAGTGGCGAGAAAGTTGCTTGGAAGGTTATCAAGGATAGGCCTTTAAACGCATCTGCTGTCCGTGACGGTCTGCTTTCTAAAGAAGATAAACAGAAACTCGATTTAATTCCGAGTCCACTTCAGGTTAAACCCATAGGCTCGATTACTGTTGGTGACTTAACGATTGAACCTGCTACATGGGGCGGTACAGTTACTTTTGCTGAAACAGATACGTTGACGCCGGTTATTATGCAAAACGAAGATACGGGGGCTAAATACTTAGAGTTCCGTGTTAATATCGCTGCAGTAACCAAAGGCCTCTCAATGTACATGGAAGCTTTGAAAGGTACAACTGGTACACCGAGTGACCTCAATAGATACGTTACTAACGATGACCCACGTATGACAGATGCACGTAACCCGCTTGCACATAAACATACGATTGAAGATGTACTTGCCTTACAATTGAGTTTAGATGGTAAAGCTAATGTACAACACCGCCATAACGTAGAAGATATCGACGGCCTCACTACCATTCAAGGTCCGCAAGGCCCACAAGGCGAAAAAGGTGAGAAGGGTGACAAGGGCGACACTGGTCCTCAAGGCCCTCAGGGTGAAAAAGGCGACAAGGGCGACCCTGGCCCACAAGGCCCTCAGGGTGAAAAAGGTGAGCAAGGTGACCCGTCACTGCCAATAGATGCCGTAGGTTCCCAGGAAATCTTTAATAATTGGACAGTAGAAGGCCTGTACTTTAACTGGGACGAAGAAGAACAAGAAGATTTAACTACTGGTGACTTTGATAACGGTAAAGCATACATCAATGGTATTAAACAGGTTTTCAGTGATGTTTTGTTTGAGGCTACTCCGTATTGGGGTGTAGCATTGGTGCAAACTGCTCAAACTAGTACTGTACCTGAGGCAAGGGTGTATACAGACTTCAACGACTTATCGACCGTGACAGTAGGCACGACTTATGTAGTAGAAATTACCAACGTATCTGACCCGGTAATTAGCTTTGAAGTTACTACAGATGATAAATTGTATGAAAACTTAGATTCGGCAGAAAACAACGAAGTATTGGGACTTAAATTTCATTTCGATAACTACATTAATTATGCCGTGGGCGATACCTTTACTTTAACAGTTACTGAAGCAGGCTACATGGTAGCGTTTGCTACGGACGAAGTAAAAATTTGGTACAGCGGATACAGTTCGTATCCGACTGACGCAGAACTTGCTCACATTTCCAGCATTTCTGAAAACTACTTACTGTATCTTATTACAGTAACTAATGGGGGCCTGTCGGCAGCGTTAGACCTGCAAATCCGTTACCCAAATTACATTAAAAACACTGAAGAAGAGTATGGCAAAGTGCAGCGCTTGGAATTCACTACTACTAATTGGGGTAGTAGCCAGGATTCAGATGGGTACTATACACTTACTCTTAGTGTAACAGGGCGTGTACCTGTAGGACCTCCATACAGACGAGACTCTAGTGGTAAATACGAATCTATCAATGCTACGGTATTCTTTACTGATAGTAGTATCGAAGTTTTATCCAAAACGACTTTTGACGGCTGTATCTTGGCAGCACGTATTTAATATATAGGAGGAAATGAGTATGAGCACTATGAATTTAAACGATTTTAGAAATTATGTACAGCAGTTTAAGGGCTGTGGCTTAAATAGAATTTATCTGCACTGGTCTGCAGGTAGGTATACTAATATTGAGGACGCTTACCATATTAGTATTGGTAAAGACGGTGGTATCAACGTAATGCACCCGTTAGACAAGGTACTCGCTGCTACTTGGAAGCGTAATACTGGCAGTGTAGCTGTATCTATGATGTGTTGCTTTGATGCTGTATGTTACTCCAGGAGTAACGTAGACTTTGGCAGTGAACCTCCGACGATGGCTCAGATTGAAGCTATGAGTAAAGTTGTTTGCATTCTTTGTGAAGAGTTGGGCCTTGAGATGACTGCTCGTGATGTACTCACTCATAGCGAGATTGCAGACATCGACGGCTATGGTGTAGGCGGCTCTGACCCGGATATGCGCTGGGACCTTTTACTCCTGCCAGATTCTGACGGCGTGTTGAAACCGGGTGGCGACGTAATTCGTGGTAAAGCGATTTGGTATCATTATCACCCAGAAGACCTGTAAGGGTAACAAAGTTTAAACAGAATTGAGGAATTTATTATGTCTTTTCAAGATACATTAGCTGATTTAGTAAAAGGAGATAATGAAGCGTTACTGAAACTTATCCGTGAAGTATATCTCCGGGGTGTAGATGACGGTGCAGAGGCAGCAAGGAGTGAAGACTTCGACTGCATTTTTCATAACTGGGATGAAGTTGAAGCAGCACTCGACGCGCCTAGTACTTCAATAGAGGATTTTGTAGACACCGTTCTTTCTACTGAGTATATTTAAGAAGGAAGGTTGAAGCAAAAATGGCTGCACCAATTTTAAGTAATGTCGGTGACATTATTATCATTTTAGGCTCCGTAGTACCTGCAGGATACTTGAGCCTTGGTGAGGGTACCGAAGTTAACCGTACAGAGTATGCAGATTTATGGAGCTGGGCCCAGAGTAACACTACTGTAATTAGTGAATCTGAATGGCAAAGGGAAAACACGAGCCACGGTACAGTAGCAAAGTTCAGCAGTGGTAACGGTTCTACTACTTTTAGACTTCCTAAGATTACATCAATTTTAAAAGCTGTGGCGCTAGCCGACGCAGGCAAGTTTAACGAAGCTGTCTTTAATGACGTTCACTACCATGGCCTTGGTAAAATGCTTGATAATAATGGCTATTGGGGGCGCTATAGTTATAGCGGAGCCACGTACCCAGAGGGTACTGCAGCGTACTTCTGGAATGGTAGCAGTGGGCTCTCTACGGGAACAACACCAGACGCTGCTGGTGATATTATTACCTCAATGAACATCGGAGGGTCGTCGGAACCCCCTGTTCCAGCTACTGTAGGTTTTACGCTTTGTATCCGGTATACTACTGACTATCAAGCTACAGCTGCCGCACTTAATACAGCAGCATTAGCAACCTCGGTCAATAACCTTGTAAGCACGATGTCTAACGTATCTACTGCCTATAACGTAACGAGGCAACTTGGTACTAACGGATATCAGGTATATGAATCGGGCCTTATTAAAAATTGGGGCCGTACTGATAAAGGCCAAGGTGAAGGTACTATTGTTTTCTCCCTGGCGTTTAAAGAAGGTACTAGCCCGTATAATATCAAGACTACAGTAGTCGACCCTTCGGGTCAGCTCGACGGTAGTGGTACTGTTATCTTAGGCGAACCTACAAATGCATCTGTTTCTTATAGGTATACTAAAGTGTTGCCTGCAGATGCCTATATTATGTGGGAAGCTTATGGCACCAACTAAGACAGGAAGGAAGATGGACTTATGAAGAATCCTGAAGAATTACATTATTATTGTACGTTTGATGCTAATACCGGTGAGAAACTTGGTGGTTACATTTTAGAGTTTCAGAAAGTACCGCCTGAAGCCATCAGTGTTAGCTATAACGATTTTAAACTTTACAACTCCAGTAACTATTGGCGATATGACTGGGATGAAAAGAAACCGGTATATGTTGACCGTATTATGACAATGACTTTCGAGGAGCTCAAGGCGAGAGCCAAAGAAATTATTAACCAAAATACAGAAAAAGCAATTACGGCAGGTTTCACTGCTTACATCCAAGGTCAGTATGTAAAATTTGATAGTGACCTTGAAGCTCAAGTCACCTACAGCAATAACTTTAATGACAGTGTTGCTAACCCTGAAGGAACATGGCAGGCCCGCGGGTATGTCAATGGTGCAGGCGAAAAGAGTATCTTAACGTTAAATGCTACCGATATGGCAACTGTACAGACTGCTTGTACAACTTTTGTAAACGCAGCTAAAAAGAAAGGCTGGGAAGAACAGGCGTACGTTGATAACGGGTCGTTACTTTTAGACGATTTACGTAGTTTCGTCCGTAAACTGGAGAAGGAGGCACGTAATTAATGAAACTAGATATTAGCGTTAAAGACCGCATGCTTACCAATATGGGTACTTACCGTATCCCATCCGGAAGTCTTAACGATGTATACATCGCTTTCCATTTTGAACCTGGGTATGGGTGGGAGGACATGAGCATTACAGCTGAATTTAGGCGCACTAATCAGACTGTATACTTAGTAAACGTAAAACCCGATGCCTACCAGGCTATTCCGGCAAACGTATTAATGCGCCCAGGTGTAATCTATGTGGGGCTCATTGGCTGTAAAAATGGGGAACAGGTAGCTACAACGCTTACGACTACCCTTACTGTAGAGCATAACGCCTCAGAAACGATGAGACCTTGCATTTACCCCGAAGACGCTGACAATAACCCTGATAACGATGCTTATGCAGCTTGGTGCCAGGTGGTAGTAGACGCGGCTAACCGTGCTGAAGTAGCTGCTGAGAAAGCTGAGAGCATTGCTATGGGCAGCTATACTAAAGACGAGAGCGACGCACGCTACGCTAAAAAAATTGATTTAGTCGCAACCGCTACAGACGAATTTGACGCCTCCTACATGACTACCGGAACTTACCCGACTATCACTGTAAACGCACTGCCTCCTGAAGATACTGCGGGTTCTGTAGGAGATTTAGCAGGGCTGCACTCAATTACCGGTGTTAAAATGCGTGTAACTAGTGAAAATTCGAGTTACGACGCTAGCTATAGCGGTTTTACTTTGAGATGGCTGACAAGCAACGATTTATTTGATAAACTCATTATTAACAAAGATGGAGCTTATGTTAAACAGAAAATCTATGCTCTTAAAGTAGGCAGTGTACCGGGCAAATGGCTTACTGAAACACAGTATGCAGTTTCGATTATTACAAGTCCTGAAATTGACTTGACTTATGCTGATACTGTAGTTACTAATGTTGGTATTGAACCAGTTGGAGTTTCTTTAAGCACTATTACCTTAGAGCTTCCTCCGGGTACTACGGCAGAGCAACTCATGGATATTGAAATTTGGTACCCGATGTTAGGTGATAGTAAAATTTTAGTATCTGCTATGGGTACTCCGACTGTAGACAATAAAGAAGCTAAAATTTTAATGTTTAAAACGATAAATGAGAAAGAGACTCCGCTTAGCTCTTTTGGTGTACAGGCTGAGCTCGATGTATCCAAATATCTTAGTGGTAGCATTGCAGAAACTAAGACCCTCATTGAGGAATTGGAAGCTCTAAAAGAAGAAATTGAAGCTTGGCCTAAGACTAACAATATACGTATTGAAAACTTTGAAGTAGCAAATTGGGAAATAGGTGAGGGTGCAGTAACTCTCGACATTAACATCAAGGGTGCTCAGGTTCTTAATGTGTATGGTGTAGGGCTTGAGGAGGGAGAATACGCCCCTGTAAGTGACTACCTCTTTACAACTACAGAAACGGGTATTACATTGAAAGTAGCCAGTGAAGCAGGTCTTGACGGTTATGTTGTTTTATATGTACCTGCCGAAGTTTAATAAGAGAGGAACGTGTTTATGGAGTTAGAACAATTTTCTGTAATGCCAACAGAGTCTGACGTCGTAAAAAAGCTTGATACGGTTGCAGACAGTATTGGCGACATTACAACTCAAAAAACAATTACCTTAACAGGCGCCGTAACGGGCAGCGTTACAACAGACTTGACAGGCAATATTACGATAAATACCACTACAGGTTCTATTGATGCAACAAAGCTTACCGGAACAGTCCCCTTAGAATCTATTCCTAAAGATGCTCAAGCTAAGATTGTACAAGTAAACTCTGATGAGGCAAGGCTTGCCCTGACTACTGACGACGTACAAAATAATGACGTTGTTGTAGTAGTAGATACCGATGGCAGCACCTCTTCTGTCTACTGGGTAAGCGACGCGTCCAAGCTTGGTACTGATGACGCAGCTAATGCTTTTACACCCTTCCCCGCAGGTGTTGCTGCAGTGGTAGACTGGAGTGGTGTCCAGAATAAACCGGAGGCGTTCCCTCCGAGTGCACACACTCACACAACTCTTGAAGTAACGGCTATCACTGATAACGCTGATGTGCACAGTTTGACAACCGCGGATAATTACAGCGCTGCCAGTACCGTAACGGGGCTTACAAACGCCCCATGCAGTGTACCGTTTAACCTACAAGTACAGCGTAATACTGATGGTACTATGACTCAAATTGTTTACGGGCAGGCTGACGATGACCATGGCATTTATGTATCGTTTTATAGTGATAGCACCTGGAGTGACTGGCAGACTATCAGCTACGGTGAAAAAGGTGCATATGCTAAGAAAAGCTTAGAAAATCCATATCGTCAGGCTAATACAGCGTATGAAGTTGACGATATGGTGTATTCGACCATCTTAGAGGCTGGCAAGATTCTTAAATGTATCACTGCTGGTACTACTGGGGGCGGGGACGACGTAACAGCGTCTACCACTGTTGCCGGTACTCAGATTACTGACGGTACTGTAATTTGGGAAGTACAGCTCATGGCTGGTGCAGAGCGTCTCGATGGTGTAAAAATCGGTACTATTAGTTGGCAGCTCTCTACTACTGTAGACTCCGGCGACTTACCATTACTTGGTGGCACCTTTGATAAAGAGACGTATGCGCCGCTTTGGAACTATGTGCAAACCCATCCTGACATGCTCGTTACAGAAACTGAGTGGCAACAGATGGCCGAAAGTCAGACGTCAGTACTAAAATATGCGAACACTAGTGATAGTCTGTTTAGAGTACCGAAACTCTTAGACTATGCTAGAGGTGCAGTACAGGAAAGTGTTGGAACATATCAAGCGGACGGCCTTCCCGAGCTATCATTAGATATTCTGTATAGACAAGATAAGACAAGCTCAGGGGTCTATGTTGAAGAATATGGTACCAATGGCTACACAGGTGCTGCTTACACTAATACTTCAGGTACAGATGAGGAGTATATGCAATCGTCTAATAGCCTTGGTGTCAATGCCCCTTTAGCAGCTGTAGTAGAATCGTCTATATACGGTAGTACTACTGAAGTTCGGCCCAAAACCATGCTCGGCCTTTACGTGGTTAAGGCTTATTCCGCAACGACTGAAATCTCTGATATCAATATCCAAACCCTGCTTGAAAAGGCTGGTGAAGGTTTTGCTATTGGTGATATTAAGTTCTCTTTCGCTAAAGTTGTACCTAATGGTTGGCTGAGATGCGATGGTAACCTCTATCAGCGCTCCGAATACCCTGACCTTTACCAATGGGCAACGGATAACAACTATCTTGTCTCTGAAGAAACTTGGCAATCTACCAAGACTGCTAATGATGGTGGCTCGGTAGGCTACTTCTCTACTGGTGATGGTAGTACGACGTTTAGGGTGTTTAACATTGTAGACTTCGTTAGGGCAGATAGCTCAGCGTCTAACACTGGTACGTATCAGACAGATACGATGCGAGATATTAGTGGTTCTGTGGATGCAAAAGGTTTGGAGTATGATGCTACTGAACAAACTGCTACAGGTAGCTTCTCCTTGGAAGTTGGAGAATATAATTATGGTGGGGGCCACACAGAGCAAGATGAGGCTAAAATAGTATTTGACCCCGCAGATGCTATCGGTGCCGCCCACGTTTCCACTGAAATCCAGCCTAAACACCTCAAGCTCGCTTGTCTCATCAAAGCTAAGGACGCTGTAGTTAACCGTACTCTTGTCTCCGACGTAGAGCTCAAAGAAGCGGTAGATAAAATCGACGAACTTAATGGTTTTATCCTTGACGACGATGACGACTGGACAATGGGACTCCCTAATATTACCAACAATGCAGGTGTAGCTGAAGAATCGCTTAATAATTATAAAATTATGCGTACTCTTTCTAACCCTGAACATTATTACTGGCATGATTCACCTTATGTATCTGATGCAAATAATACGACAGTGATTATCCCTGCAGGTCTTGAGGTGAACATTGGTAACTATGCTTTTGTTACCCAGTCTGACTCCCAGGTAGACATCGCCCTCGCGGGCACCGCCAGCGCACGTGCAGGAAAAGACGTCTACATTTACGCTTGCTGGCCATCTAATGTAGAATCGGGTATCCCCGTATTCGTAGCGTCGATGAACTCTACCACCCCTACTGGTTACAATGCTACCAACTCCCGTAAAATCGGTGGTGTACATTGCCTCTGCGCTGATGTTGGTACGATAGCCGGGCATCCACTCTCTGGGTACGTAGCTGGTGACGTACTTCCGGCCTCTCTCTGGGACCTCAGGCATCGTCCAGTGTCGGCCCCGGAAGGTATGGTGTACATTGAACCTCTTGACCTCTGGGCGGATATTTACCTGAATTCTTGGGATGGTGAAAAGGTAGTCTCTGAATATGGGGCAGTAATCGCCGATGGTGCTTCGGCTCGTTCCTATCACTGGTGGAGATGGGCAGAGGAATTTAACTTGTTAAAGAAGCGTCTGCCCCATAGGTGGGAGTTCCGTGAACTTGCCGATGGGAGCCCTGAGGCAGTAAATATTACCGGGTCTGCAGACCCCAATACCACGGGTGGGCATGCTGCAACCAACTCTCAACGTATCATATCTAAATACGGTTGTGAAGATTGTACTGGTGTATTGTGGCAATGGGGCAGTGACTTAACTACCCATGGTACTACTAAGGAATGGACTGGGTCCTCCTATAATAGTTCCATAGTACCCACCGAGACTAATCGGGGTGGCGAGTATTATGCAACGACATATGCCGCCCGCTTTGGCGGGTGCTGGGCTGACGGTTCTTATTGTGGTTCTCGTTCTGTTGGTTGGCGTGACTCGGTTGTGAATTTGGACAACTTTAGCTCCGCGCGTGGCGTGGCCCCGGGGCTCATACCGGCGGACTGAGGTGAGTGAGCTGTCCGAGCGCAAAGCGCGAGGCAGTGAACGAGCCGAAGGCCCGCTACCTTATACCTAAGCACGGGCGTAAGCCCGGGCGTCAGCGGGCGCGCGCAAGCGCGTTCCGCGTCCATATTCCCGGACCGGAATGAGGGAGCGCCAGCGAGTGAATGACGGGACGGCGCTGATTTTTCAGTTATTTGCCCTTATTTTGCACGTATATCAAAATTTAAAAATTTAGAATTTTTTTTAAAAAATTCGTAAATAGGTGTTGGCATTAATCGAACTACCTGTTATAATAATAAATGTCAGGAGGATAAAGGCCTCCAACCTCGCCCCCAGAGGTTAACTGGGGCTTGAAATACCAGCCTTGGGAATCAGATTTAGTAAGCGCTTTCTTATCCTTTCTTATTACTAAACCTAGTACCACGGCAGTCATGCTCTCACTCCTTTTCTAAATGGAGGTCTAAACTCTCCTGACATCTCCCCAGCTTGTTCCTTTTTTTTTTAACTTCACTTACAAGATGTATTAGCATATAGGTGACTCAGTTAAGAAGGTCCAGTACCACGTAAAACACCTAACCGAGATGTAAGTTTCCAATGGGCCGTATTCACCTACCGAGGGTTTGCAATACTCAACCGGGATTACCGTGGATTCACTACTCGACTTCTCCTAATTTAGTCACTGCTATAACATCTTTAAGATATACGCTAACCAGAACCCCTAGTTAAACAAACTGCTATAAAAATGATAACCTCAGTGGAGAGTCGTAGCCTTGGCAAGCTACTGTTATCAAAGTACATAGACGTAAACAGTCAGGTTTAGCAGGGAGGTTAGTAAGAGGAGTCTAGAGCGCAATCCGGCCCACTTTGGCGGGAACTGGAATAACAGTTCTTATTGTGGTTCTCGTTCTGTTAATTGGAATGACTCGGTTGTGAATTTGAACAACAATAACTCCGCGCGTGGCGTGGCCCCGAGTATCAACTGTAAGGCTTGCCAGGCTGTGTACAAGAAAGAACAGTCAGCGTCTTTTACGGATGTTACTGTTCTCTACACGTTACATTTGAGGGTATTTTAGTAATTACAGCATAAAACGGTTACAACATGTAATGAACTCTGAGCCACAGAATGGCTAAACAAAGCTTTCAGTGATACTCCAAAGAGCCACGTAACCGAGTTTATGATATATTAAGCAGCAGAGTTGTTGTTACCCTGCGTTAATATTTTGCCATGATTGAGGCTTCGTATTTACTAAAAAACATACTCAAAACCTTTGCGGTATGACCCTGGCTCTCTACTCCTAGGTACCTAGACTGACGTCTAGATATTTAAACACCCAACAAGGGGAGGGGTATTGCTAGTAGGTTCACGAACTCAGCAGCGACATAGTCGCCAGCCGGAACCGAAGAACAATACCTCTTTTTTTATACTCATTTTTAAATATGTACATTTGTATATTATGAGAAGAATATACGAAACTTCTATTCTGAAAGGACTGATATTAATATGAAACGATATGGTCATTTATTTGAACAAGTGGTAGATATGGACAATTTGAAATTAGCACTACAAAAAGCAAAGAATGGTAAAATGCGCCTTGAAAAGACCAGGGAAGTCGTAGCCAAAGCTGATTACTACTTACCGCTTTTACAAAAGATGCTAATTGATGGGACGTTTAAGACCTCTAAGTATAAAACTAAAATCATTAGAGAGCCTAAAGAACGTCTTATTTATGTATTGCCATTCTTTCCTGACCGTATTGTGCACCACGCAATCATGAATATTCTAGAGCCTATTTGGGAGAAACAAATGATTGAACATAGTTTTGCCTGCAGAAAAGGCAAAGGCCAACACAAAGGTAGCGCTCTGTGTATCGCTTACGCGAAGTCGTACAAATGGTGTCTAAAATGCGATATCTCTAAGTTTTACCCAAGTATTAACCACGAAGTATTAAAGAAGATTGTACGAAATAAAATTAAAGATAAGAAACTTCTGTGGCTACTCGATGATATTATTGACAGTATTGAAGGCGAATCTAACTTACCCATAGGTAACTACATTAGCCAATGGCTTGGTAATCTGTACTTAAATGAGCTTGATAAGTGGATGTTAGAGGACCAGAAATTACCAAAATACATACGGTACTGCGACGATTTTGTAGTATTTTCTAATGATAAGAGCCGCCTTCTCAAACTTCAACGTACACTACCCCAATATTTACACGATACGCTCCGTCTTCGCATGAGCAAAAATACACTCCTTTCTACAGCTCAGGGTATCAATTTCCTGGGCTATCGCCATTTCCATTCAGGTAAAATATTACTTAGGAAATCAACCGCGCGTAAAATTAGAAAGGTCATCCGTAAGGGTATTGTCAAACTGGCAGCTCTCGATACTAAGTCGTGGAAAGGCTACCGTACACTCCAGAATTACCATGGCAAGATGATGAGTTACAAAGGCTGGCTCAGTTTTGCCAATACTCATAACTTTGAAGCGACTACGCGCTTTACCCTAGTTACGGATTACTTTCAAACGGAATTTCTGAAAATAAGTAAGGGAGGTTACTCTATGAAAGGGTTTCCGAAACATTTGAATACAAAAGCTGACTATGAATACATAAGAAGGGCATTTCCAGAATCACAGTGGAAACCGTGCTGGCAGGCGTTACTCGACAGTGCATATGACTGGTTCACAGTATTTGAACTGGAAAGCAAAGAAATAGGAGAAGAGATTGAAGGCAAGGCAAGGGTACTGACTGAAACTGATGATGCTACGGGCAAAGAAAGATACTTCCAGAGCTATATGCAGATGAACCCTAACTGCAGGCTGTTAAAACTTGGATTTACCGAAGACGAAGTCAAGAAAGTGCTTGGAATTAAAGACGAAAGTGAATGTACAATAGTCCAATGATGTACGTAAATGAAGAAACCGGACGTGGAGAAGCATGGAGCGAGTGCGGCGTAGCCGAAGTACGGCCCAGAACTTGGGCTAACGCCTATCCTAACGCATGGGCTGAAATCTATGGGTCGGCGGTAGCTGAATCCCAAGGTAAATGTGGATACGCTGACGCTAGCCGATTTATAAAAAGAGACAACAGGAGGAACGGTGAAGATTCATGAGTGATATTACTTTGAATACACAGAGCATTACAGGAAACCATAATTTTGTACCACCAGGAACAGATTGGAACCTCGGCAGTGGTAGCAAGAAATGGAATGGCGGTTATTTTGGCACCATCATCGCTGATAATGGTATCCCGGCAGGAACTGCTGCTACAGGTGGTGATAAAATTGGCCAAATCCGCTTTAGTATCAACCCGAACATAGAGCCCGGGTATTTAGCACTGAATGGCCAAGAGGTCAACAGGGAAGACTACCCGAATCTTTGGGCCTGGGTACAGCAGCAAGTAGGGTTCTTGATTGAGGAGAGCGAGTGGCAGAGCCTCAGCACCGCGCATAACGGTAATGTAGGCAAATACAGTGTAGGCAACGGTACTACGACGTTTAGGCTGCCGAACCTGGGTTGCTGGGTTAGAGGTGGCGGTACGGCGGGTACTGCGGCTGGTGTAGGTGGAAATCTGGACGCGGGGTTGCCGAATATTGAGGGGACGGTTACTGGTAGTAACAGAGCTAACTTCTCAGGAGCTTCTGGTGCCTTTGAACCCCTAGGTTACACAACTAGAGCAAGCTTAGAAAATTATACAAATAGTTATAGTGGTTTTACCTTTGATGATTCCCTCTCCAACTCAATTTACGGCAACTCCGAAACAGTACAACCTGAGTCCATCGTGGGTATCTGGCTCGTTAAAGCGTATCACGTACCTGTAACAGATATGGGCCAGGATATCACAGTGAATGGCACTTCTGCTGACTCCGCTACCGGTGATATCACCTTAGGGTACTCCATTTATTCTCCCACAGATTTCAATGCTTACCCCCACAATGGTATTTACCGTGGTAAAAATCTGGGTACTTTTACCTCTACGGCAGAACTTGAAACTTTCTTGTCTAACCACGAAATCGCCACTGGCAACTTTACTGACCTCTACTTAGGTGACTATTTCACCATTCAAGACGGCACCTACAATGCTAACTGGATGATTGCAGGGTTTGATACTGAGTTCTACAAAGGTTGGTTAGCTAATTCCTCTAATCCTACCCCTTATATTACTCAGCACCACATCACTCTCATCCCGCGAATACCCCTCTTTAACGCTCAGATGAACTCTACCAACACTACATCTGGCGGCTATAAAGGTTCTGCAATGCACACATCCACTCTCCCGACTGTCGTCTCTAACCTTCAGACCGTGCTCGGTACTCATCTCCTCAAACGCTACGCCTTGCTCTCCACTGCTGTTGATACCACAAGGTCAAACATGTTTGGTACCGCCAGCGGCGCGTCGTCTTCCTGGGAGTGGACCGAAGTTTATGCAACGCTTCCCTCTGAGGTACAAATCTATGGCTCTACTATCTGGAGCTCTTCTGGTTATGATACAGGCGAAGCCTGCATGAAACTCCCGGTATTTAACTTTATTAACCATGTTCAATTTTCTCGTTGGTCCTTCTGGCTCCGTGGTGTTGCTTCTTCCAGCTACTTCTGCTATGCTTACGACTATGGCGATGCTGTTGCGTGGGATGCGTCCAACTCGCGTGGGGTGCGCCCGGTTATCTGCATCGGCTAGGCGGCGGAGCCGCCGCAGCCGGGCAGGTCTTAGGGGCAATTCGCCGCCCTTGTGGTGGCGTGCCCCGTAGACCTGACTGCCTATTACTAGCAATTTACATAAATTTCATAATTGAAAGGGGACATCTGTGATGTCGGTTCCTAAAAATAAACGCTCTGTTTCTAAAACTGAATTCTTTGAAAAAATTTATAAGATGAATGACGCTATTACTCAATTTGTAGTTAAGGACTTTGGGATTAAGCGTGTTACACGAGACCTTAGGGCATTTGCCTTCCAGGCGAAGATGACCCCTACAGACCGCGCTACTTTTAAAGAGTTATGTTCTAGGTATAATATAGACGTAGAGGCAGAGTATCCATTGTGGCTCCTTGACTATTACAGAGAACATATCCTTCGGATTTTGAGTGACCTGATAGACAATGTGACCCAAGGTAATACTCTGTATCCTACAAATACATGGGAGTTTAACCTGCGCCGTTCGTACCAGTCGAAGGCAATAGCTAACTGCTTTCAGGTTAAACAGGTCATGCAGACGGCTATACGTAATCTGCCAGTTGATGCAGAAAAGTGTATGCCCTATGTGGCCATGATTGAGGCTACTATCAAGTCTCTTAAAAACTGGAAAAAGTCTGGCAACCGTACTCTTAAGGCTATCCAGGCTAAAGAGGCAAAGGTAGCGGGTCTTGACCCCGCTAGCTCACCTCGAGAGGTGTAATCTCATAATATACCCTAGCTCGTTGGAACTTCTGGCTCCGTGGTGTTGCTTCTTCCAGCAACTTCTGCAATGCTTACATCCGTGGCATTGCTGATGCGTGGGATGCGTCCTACTCGACTGGGGTGCGCCCGGTTATCTGCTATGATTCATACGGGCTGTAGTTCCCGGAATTAAATAAATAATAGCAGAAGCAAACGCTTATCATGTCTATTATGCAGGTAAGGGAGATTAGACCTCGGCGGAGTTACGTGACGCTGGCGCTTTATAAGCGCCGGGCGTTGTGCAGCAACGTCATATCATAAAGCCGTGACGCATCTACTTACGAGTACTGATGATATCAGCACGGCTATTCCTTTGTAGAATAGGTGGATATAAATTTGGCTAAAGTAAAACCTGTTTATCCTAATAATTTAGAACTGGTTGCCAATGCTAATAATTTAATTGCAGCGTATACCCGTGCCCGTAAATATACGTACTGGAAAGAAAGTGTGCAAAGGTACGGTATTGATTTACTTGGTAATATTCATAGCACCCAAACTGCACTTAGAACCGGTACTTACATACCCAAAGATATGGTCGAGTTCATCTTACATGAACGTGGACGTATCAGAAGAATTCAGTCCCAGCATATTACAGACCGGGTTATTCAAAGATGCCTTAACGACAACGTCATGGTACCTCGCTTTATGCCTCTGCTTATCTATGATAACGGTGCTAGCGTGACAGGTAAAGGCCCGGATTTTGCTAGAGACCGCTTTCGTACCCATTTGCAAAAGGCTTACAAAGAGTACAAAGGTAAAGGCTATGTATTACATTTGGACTTCAGTAAATATTTTGATAATGTCAACCATGTTATTGCTCTTAATATGTTTAGACCCTATTTATCTGAAGCAGAATATAGTCTCGTTGCTAAGTTGTTTAAATCTTTTGAAATTGACTGTTCTGAAATGACGGATGAAGACTACAATGCCTGTGTAGGTAATATCTTTAACGCTACACTCTACCATAAGCCTACTCAGATTACCGGCATACGCATGGCACCTAAAAGTATTGGTATTGGAAATCAGATTTCTCAAATTACAGGTGTTTATTATCCACATAGAATAGATAATTACTGTAAAATAGTAGAAGGTCTTAAATACTACGGAAGATATATGGATGGCTCCTATATTATCCTTGATGATAAAAAGAGACTTGAAACTATCTATGAAAACATTAAGAAGATGTGTAAAGAACTTGGCATTTTCGTTAATGAGACTAAGACCTATATTAGTAAGCTTATAGATTGGCATACTTTTCTCAAAATTAACTTTAAGGTACTGCCTACTACAAGAGTAATTAGAAAAATCCACTCAACTACAATACGCCGAGAGCGTAACCGTTTGCGTAAATTTAGAGTTTTGCTTAATCAAAAGCGTATGAGCTTAGAGGACGTTGTCTCATGCTTTAAAAGTTGGTACGGCGTCTATAAAAAATATGACAGTGGATATAAACTAAAAAATTTAAAAGATTATTTCTACGAATTATTTCCCGCTGCAAGGCAACTTGCGGCGATATAGAGAGGAGTTTTAAAGATGGCCATATATTATCAAACAGACTCTACCGGTAAAATTACGAATGTCATGGATATCCCGAATGAAGAGGATGTCTCTAAATGGGTACAGGATAACTGTACTTTGGCAACCGAACCTATTGTACAGCTCTCTGATGGCAGTTATGCTTTTGCTAGTGATGTAGATGAAGATGAAGAGGCCACTGCGTCAGCGGCCAAGGCACTGGCAGAAGCCAAAGCGCGTAAGCTTGATGAAGTCAATGCTTGGACTGAAAATAAAATTATTGGTGGATTTGTCAGTGCCTGTACTGGCACCAATGTAACTTATGATAGTGATGTCAACACCCAGCTTACAGTGTCAAGTGACCTAAACACTATTTACCTCAACCCTGACGCTTTTGCTATTAACTTTCCTACTGGTTACCCAATGCGTGGTTACCCTGACGGTACGGACACTACTGACAAGACAAATAAGGTAATATATAATCTTACTAAAGAACAGCTCCTGCAATGGAATGTGGACTTAGGGCTACATCGTGGTAACTGCAAGCAAAATGGCTGGCTAAAGCAAGCAGAGGTAAACGCTGCTACAACCGTCGACGCAGTCGATGCTGTAGTATTAAACTAAAAAGCAAAAAGCTCTTGACAGGTTTTAATTCCTAGGTTATACTTAAATTATAAAGTTTAACATAGGAAGGAAGAAATTACCATGATTATTGATTTTAGCAACCTTAACTCCCGTAATCACAAAACATTGAAAGTTATAGGAGAACTCGGAGCTACAGCACCGTTTATCTTAATCCCCATTGTAGGACCGCTTACCGCAGGTATTCAAATAGGGCTTGCTGCTGGGTGCGTTTACGACACCTATAAGAAGTTTAAAGCAAATAAAACAGTGAAAGCAGGAACTCAAAATGAGTAGCCCGTCTAACCTCACTAAAATACCGGGTATCGGGGTTTATCCTGGCCCGGTTCTTCTCGTACCCATAAATACACATAAAATAGACTCTATTATTACCAAAAAAGTCTGTATAGGTGACTTAAACGGAGTTAACCCCTTTTCTTACAGACGAAATGAGGTTGTAGGTTTTCGTACAGTTTATATTGGACTACCTAAAGATAGAGTAAAAGCTGGTATGCTTGTACTGGATAATGACTGGCTCATTAAAGGTAAATTCATGGTATTGACGTTGCCGGAGTTAGAAGTCTTAAATTATACAGCAAATCCAGCGCCCATTGATTTAGTAAATGAATTTTTAGCTCAAATCTATAAGAAAGAAGCTGAGAGAAATGACAAAGCCTTATGAGTATACCTATACCTGGACTTTTAAAATTCCAGGCGACTATACCGTAGACCTCCCTGAAGAAGTAAGAAAAGTCACCATTACTTGTGGCGGCGCAGGAGGCGGGGGCGCGGAGCTTAACCTCCCGTCAATTAAACACAGCGCCCCTGGTGGTTACGGCTCAGAAGTAAAAGAAACCTTTGTACTTCCGAAGTTACCATATGATGTAAACTCTATTACTAAAAAATATCTACGAGTACACGTAGGTAAAGGCGGAGACCCCGCTATTTTGGTGCAGGAGGAAGAAGACCATATTCCGTTCGTAAGAAAAAATGCTGAGGATGGTGGTAACTCGTCTGTAGTAGTATACGCCTTTTCGGTTCCCAGAAATTCCACTAATACCCTCGACGCATTTACAGCATGTGACTCTGTAGAAGCCCATGGAGGCGTCGGAGCCTCACTCGATGTACATAGTGGCTGCGACAATGGTTTTAGTATTGGTAATAATAAAGGCGCTTCTGCTGGCAGTGAACTCTACGACTTTTATGGACAACCTGGGTATGTAGAAGTACAATACTCTGTTACAACTCTTTAAGAAAGGCCAGGTACAGTTACAAATGTTTAAATTTATTAAAAAATTTTTTAACGCACGCACAGAACTTAAGCGAATACAGGACCGTAACGAATACTTAGAAGGTAGACTACAAGAACTCTGGAATGAAAATATAAAACTCCGCCAAGCAGTAGCTACACTTATGAATTTAGATGATTGGCGAAATGGCGTAAACTACTATCTGGATAATGACCGTATTAAAGAAGGCGTTAAGACTATTACCTCGCTTCTTAATGATAATAAGTTGCTCGCCTGGAGTAACGTTGAGGCTCTTGCAGAAATCAAAAAGCTCACAGCTCAACTTGATGAATCCTTACAATCCTCACAGACGTACAAAGAATTATGGCAAAAATCCAAAGCTGATACCGAACGTCTCACTTCCCGTTGGGAAACAGAGTACACTACACTTGCTGCTAAGAATTTGACGTTGCAAGCTAAAATAGCTGAACTGGAGGCTGGGGGTCCTATTCAATGATAAATCCTCTCCAAACAAACACTGGTGGGTTTAAACTCTATCAGGAAAAACGCCGTTTAAAAAAGATGATAAAACGCTATCCACTGCTTATTGAAGAAATTAAAAACCTCCACAGTGAAGTTAGTGAGCTTAAGAAAGTAAACGCTAGGCTTCAGGCAGTAAATGAAGCACTAAGCGCGATTATGCGAGATAGCCTAGACTCTGATGAGCTTGATTCTGTAAGGTCATTACGCAGAATAGCAAAGAAACTCAGAACTAAAAAGAAAGGAGATATAGCTGATGGAGATGTGGCTAGTAAGTAACGGAGCGGTACCTCCGTCAATCTTTCAACGTAATATTAGCATAGACTCCTCTAAGAGGCCACCTACGTGGCTTTATTATGTAGCGCCTAATAACGTACAGATGAACGCTGACCTTGAGAGTATGAACCGCCCCTACAAAACCAGAAAATGCCGTAAACGCCGTAGGCCCTACTAAAATCGTGTTAGGTATAATAAAATATAGGATACAAGACCTCAGTCGTATCTCAGAATTTCCTTTGGATTTGTCATCTTTTCTTCCTCCTTTCATATATATACTGAAATACGAATTGAGGTCTTTTGTATTCTTTATTAAACAAAGAGGGAGACGTAAATGGCAACTTCTACTATTACTACTAACCCCTACACGTTTAACATTGTAGAGGATATGATAATTACACCCAATGTTGCAGCTGATATCCCCACAGGTGAACGAAATTTAGCTACTCGTAATTATAGCAGTGTATGGAACGTAACTTTTACAGTTCCTGCTCACATCACAGTAATTAGGGTTAATCACTGGATATACGGCTATGGTAGCGATGAAAGGTTCCGACTTAAATATGGTATTCGTCTTGGCCCAGGACATGGTATAGGGCTTCAAAATGCTATTAGTGGTGGCGACTGGTGCTGCTATAATAACCAAGATAGTTATATCGGGGTGATTCCTGGCAGAACATATACCCTTACTTGCTGGGTAGACGGGTTTAAAAGCCGTTATTACGGATTTAAACTCTTCTGGTCTCCGTCTTTAAATAGTCATGGCATCTCTAGACAAGATAATGCTTATAGTTCATAAGTGAGGAATGCTAATGGTTAACTGGATAAATGAACAAATCTCCAATCTCACTGAAATGCTAAAAGAAGCAGGTATCTATTCTGTGAATAGAGTAGTACCGGTGGGTTTAATTTGCCTTTCTACTATTGTCTGGCTTGTTGTCACTATTTGGCTCTTAGCGTCTGGCGACGGTCTTAAATCATGGAACCACTATGACCAACTTTGTACCGTCTTCTTGACTCTTGTTGGTATTTGTGCAACATGGCTTACAGGTAACAAATGGACTAACAGTAAGTATAATACAAACGCAGGAGCTCCTGGTAAACCTCTGGCTCCGACAGAGTATAAACCAATGGTACCTTTGATGCCACCTTGCCGTCCAAAGAAGTAACTGACACAGCCAAGAAAGTCGCAGATGGCCTTGATAAAGTAGCGTCTAAATTGTGAGGTAATAAAATATGATACTTTGGATATTTCAAGCCGTACTTGAACTGTTTGCTATGGTTGTAGCATATCTTACAAATCCAATTGTATGTCTTTTTGCAGATGAGTATGGCAACTTGCCTCACTGCTTACGCTGGTGGCAAACCTACGATAACTGCTTAGATGTATCGTGGATGATTTATGAAGACTGCGTACCTGATATCTTTAAGTACGATTTTAACAAGCATTATACGTACCACTATGAAGATAAAAGTGACCCATCGGATATTAAACCTGGTTACGTAGAAATTAAAGACCCCAATTTTACTACGGAAGAGAAAATTAAACGTTACTTCTGTAGATTATGTTGGTTATACCGTAACAGTAACTATGGCTTTAGTTATGAAGTTAATGGCCGAACTTATAACGGTGCAGACAATAAACCTTATGTAGACATTGACGTTCGCAACGACAACCGCTGGGTAAGCGTAGTGGAAAATGAAACCGATGCTACCTGGCTGAAATGGCTAAAGCTACTCACGGTAGCTACCTGGTCAGTATACATTGAAACCCAATACTGCAAATGGTTTAGATTTAGATTATATATTGGGTGGAAGTTAAAACGCTGCCTTGACCCCGTTAAACAGCGGGCAATGTTAGCAATTGCTGTAAACCCTTTCAAGAGTTTAGAATAAACTCTCGACTACGTTCAAATCACTTGAAACGAAATAAAGGAGTGACGACTCTCATGGAATCCATTAAAAACTTCCTGTACCGCTTTGCTACTGATGCTAAAGAACTCAGTGGCAACATTGCGTTCTGGATTATTCTGGTGCTGGCTTGCACATTTTGGGCTATGCACGGTCATTACGGTTGGTAAGGCTGAGCAAAAGCAATATGAGGCCCTACAAATACTCATGCAAAGATTGGATAGAACAAAAATTGACTAAAGAAGTACAAGACACCCGCATCTTATGCGGTGTACATGCTTTATTTATATTGCTTTGGTTATGCTGGGCTGCCTACTTTGCAAAATCTTTTATCTAATAGGATGGTGAGCTAATTTATGGCCTTTCCGAATAGTGACTGTGAATGTGTACAAGGGATTGAGTACTTTATTGACCCTCGTCACTATACTCCGTGGGAAGAAAACGGAGGCATAGCTCACATTGAACTCCCCTGGTGGTACCGTAACCAAATTGAAGCTGTAAATAAGAGAGTGCAAGAAGAGGTCGATGCTGCTAATGAAGCTGCTAAGACGGAAACGTCCGCATCACAACGTACTATTACTCTTATTGTAAAAGGTACGTCTCTTATTAATCACGGCTTTATACACCTTGTGGCCCACCAAATAAAATCTTTTTGGGTATCACTTGAGACTCTCGATGAAGACTGGCTTAAATGTGATATTTCATTACAATTTACTCATGTAGAATCTGGTGGTTCGGTTCTCGTACCGCTGCTTGGTATGGGACCTCAGTTTAAAGTAGCTATCCCGAGTGCGGTACTCCTCCCGGGTACACTTCTTATTACAGCGATTGGCACTGTTAAACTTGGAGATTACCAGGTACTATCTACTGAGTCCTTAAAACTCAGGGTCTATGACCCCGTAATTCCACCTATTAAATGGCCTAATCTTAAGTCTTATGACGTCTACTTCGAGTATCAGCGTATGATGAAGTCTATCCTAGCTGAAGTAGAGTTTCTGACAAACGATGCCGTTAAAAAGATTAACACGCATGACCAGGGGATAGAAGTCGTGTGGGGTGTAACTGACTCCAACGGAGTACTCTGCACTGTCAATAAAAAAGAGGTTGTGCCACTCGTTCATACGGAGCGGGGTACCCTTAAAGATAAGGACGGTACAGAACTTCTTTCTATGCCTTTACACTTTGCCCCCACAGATGCAATGCCTCTCGATGATGCAAATGCCTTGAAGATTAAAACTACATTTACTACCTCATACCAAGATGAGTCTGCTATACTCATGCCCCGTACTGTCGCAGAGAATGTAGAAGTAACCGATACTGAGGTTCTGTCAGAACGCTTGGAAGCTATTAAAGCGGACCTCAAAGCACTGACAGACAAAGATAAAGGTCTAGATGCTGATATTGAGGAGCTTAAAACTGGAGACAGAGCCTTAAACTCTGATATCAATACCCTTAGACTACGCGTTACTGACCTTGAAACCAAACATGCGGAAACATCTAGTAAGCTCTCGGCCTTGTCCAGTGCAGTCGAAGAACTTACAGATGATATAATATTGCTTAATAAGCATATTTCTGGCCTGGAACTACGTGTTACAGCGTTAGAAAATGCTGAATAAGCCCCTCTAAGAGAACTATCTCACAGGTATAGATTATTATAGGTGAAACAGTGCATAAAATCGGCAACAGAATGAATGAAATAACTGGCGAGCTGCCCTGTAAGTCTGATTATGCTCCGTTTTACTATAGTGTTTAGCCCTGTAATTTCTCTAAATATCTGTGTGATTCTCTTAAATTTACTTAGGAGATGACCACATATGAGGTTGGTATAACTAGCCAGCAGGTAATCACTGCTGTACAGGCAGGTAATGCTTCTATTATCTCCCAGATGCAGTCTTGTTGCTGCGATGTTAAAAACGCAATCACTTCCGCTAACTACGAAAACCAGATTGCTGTGCTTAACCAAACCAACGCTATCACTTCCCAGATGCAGAGCCAAACCGCGCTTTTAAGTGCTAAGATTGACGCTCAGACCCAGATTATCAATGATAAATTCTGCCAGCTGGAACTCAGGGACCAGGCACGCATCATTGATACCCAAGGCAACCTCATCCAAGACCTGAAAGGACGCCTCTCCACTCAGGAAATCTTGAATGCTATTGCTAACAAAACCACTACTACGACTACAACGCCCGCTTAATCGTAGCTAACAACACTCCTTTCTTGATGTTCTTTTAACAGAAAGCGGCCTCAGCTCCTCACGGAGCCGGGGTCGTTTTTCTATTTACGGCGGGAAGCTTAGTTTAGGTATAATATATCTCAGAGGAAATAAGCCTAATCTACGAATCGGAGGAGTTAAACTAATGGCTTTTGAAGATTTTGAAATTAGTGAGCAGGTCATCTCTGCCACTGACTATGATACAATTAAAATAAAAGAAGGCGAAGGCGCAAATACTGAAAACTTTAACCGTAGCGTTGTTGACTCCATTAACCGCGACGCTATGCTTGAAGCAGCACTGACCTACATGGCCAGGTCTTCGTCTCTCTTTACTACTGCTAATACCAAATTCCTATCCCACTGTGAAGGCCAAGGCATCGACGTAGTAAGTGCTGTAGCCCCCGTACTGACCACAAGTGCAGCTGATATCTTTCTGGAAGACAGTAACTTCTTAGGTGCAGCGTGGCCTCAGCGTGCAGCAACTAATATGATGAGCTTCGGTAGCTCCGACTCGTCTTTAAAGACCACTTCTGGCTGGTCTGTAAATAACGACCCTGATATTGGTGCTGTAGTAATTTCGACCACTGACGACTACACCAATATTTCAACTAAAAATAAAACTGATGATATTGTTCCTGGCGACGTCATCTTTACGTCTGCTGAGATTCCCCTTACTGATACTGGTTCGGCAACGCTTAATAAGATTTCCGGTGGTTTTACGTTGCAGACTAATGATAACATGATGAGTACGAGTACCGAAGTGCAATGGACCTTCAACCTCTTATCTGATGACGGTACGACGGTCGGCACCCATACTACTTCTGTTATCCGTAGCAGCTATGACGGCGTTGTAGGTATTGAAAACATTGATATCCCGCAGGGAGCTACCAAATTCCAAGTTGTTATCCGTATTATGTTTAAAGCTGCTAACAGCCGTGCAGAGTTTACTATTAAGAACGTCATGGTACAATCTGGTGGTATCTTGGCTCCTTATACTGCGACAACGAGACAACAGTGCACCTGCCAATATAACGACGTCATTAACCCTGACAACGGCAATATTACGGTAATGTGCTGGTCGATTTTTAAAGAATATTCGATGTCTACCCATGCAGGACCTATTGGACCCGTATTTATCTCCATGCCTCAACTTAAAGTAGGCGGCGTACATAGGGCACAGGCAGGTACCAACATGGTATTCTCGCTGTATGTCAACGACCTCAGCACGAGCACGGTATCATATGGGACCGAATTCACTGTACCTCAAGAATACCTCGGACAATACTTGCTTAGTGCACTCCGCATTAGACCTTCTGAAGAAGAGTCCGGTAAGTCCATTGTTGAGTTTGCCATGTGTGCAGGGCCTAATATTTATAAATCCCAGCTTACTGTAGATACTACGCTTGTTGATGATGCTGACATTATTCTTGGTACTGACCAAGTTAGCACAGACTTCTTTAACGGCCCTGTAACTGAAGTACGATACGATACTGAATGGGTAAACGATGTAGAGCTTTATATCATCTCCCTTGCTAAAAAGGCATTCAGCTTTAAAACATCTAACGACTTAGGTGCTGCTGACGCCGGGGAAACGGTGCTTGATACACTTGATAAAGTCGGTGTAAACCTCCTGCTTAACCCGTCTGGCCGCCTTGCTTATGTTGGCTGGAACAACTACCCGGAAACAAACTTTACAACGGTGCACAATGATGTCTATGCTGGTAACTGCTTTGTTTGGGTAGGTGCTAATGCCCCCGCTGCATACATCGACTCTGACGAAGTTGAAGTAAAGCCAAGTAACCTGTATACGCTGCGTGCTGTTATGTACTCAGCAGAAAACTCGACAGGCGAAGCTGGTGTAGGTGTATCGTGGCTGGACTCTGACGGTGAAGAGATTTCGAGTTCCCAGATTAACATTACCCACATCAACCAGCCCCATTATTATTCCTTGTCAGTAGTAGCCCCTGCAGATGCAGTCAGTGCTAAAGTCTATATGTACACCCTAGAAAACCTGAGTACTACTCGCCTTACCTGGAGCCGTATCAAGTTTGAAATGGGTGACGCTACACAGTACACTGATGACTCTGGCGCGGGCTATGCACTCTATTATTAAGAAGGGCAGGCACTAAGTTATGACTAATATTCCAATTAGAATGACAACTCGGGCTGTTGAACCATCTGTAAATGGTACAGTAGTCGTACGTGATAAAATACCGGAACTCAGGGCAGCAATTTCTACCCTCGCGAATGAACTTGGTAATCATATCGGCTCTGTTGGTAGTGATGCTCACGTTATTGGAGACCTCACGCAGCCTGGCTTTATGAGCCCGGAGCTTTACGATTTCCTCATTGGGTTCCAAGACAAAATAGACGCCCTTCAACAGGCAGTAGACCTTGCTGCTCTACCTAATAACTCTATGTTATACTGGGCAGGCAGTGACGATAGCGTTCCTGAGGGCTTTAAAGTTTGTAATGGCAGTGACAATGCTCCTGACGCCCGTGACCGCTTTATTTTAGGGGCAAGCAGTGACTCGGATGTAGGTGAAACAGGTGGACAACGAAACCTGGACCTGAGTAACTTACCAATCCCGAGGCATACTCATACTTTCAATAACTATTGCCAGTGTGAACTTTATTCAGAACTGCAATATAACGTAAGATACTCTCATGGCGCTTCTATCCGTAATACTGGGGGGGGCTGGCGTGGGTCTAACTCGAAATCAGATGGCTCTACTTACCCGCTCTACTACACTGATACTACAAATAGCTCTGGCGGCTCTATATCTGGCTCAGATGCTAACGTAAACCTTGAGCCTAGCTATTATACCTTAAAGACAATTATGAAGTCTACAGAGGAACCTCAGTATGCTGCTGACGGTGTCGGTACTGTACACATCTCCTTTGGTGCTACTATCCCGGAAGGCTGTCTTGAGCTCAATGGACAGCAGGTAGACGCTAGTGCATATAATGCTTTATATGATTATGTAAGGAACTCAGGGCTTATCTTGGACTCCACTATGTGCACATCGATTCTCAATGAGTATGGTACATGCCCATACTTTTCCTTTGATAGTTCTAGTAATTTGTTAAAGCTGCCTACTATCAGGAATATCGTAGCAGGAACCGCATTATACGACGTTAAATACAGTGCTGAAACTGCAATGAGTGAACATACCCATGGTATTGGCAAGATGGGCAGTAATAATACTTATTGGGGTAAGCACGGCTACACTGATGCGACGTACCCGGAAAGCTCTACCGCATATCTCTGGCGAAGCACTCAAGATACAGAGACTACTAAGGGACCTGATGCTGACGGTGATATTATTGTTTCTTATGGTATCCACGTAGGCTCTACAGGTAACGGTGAGATTTGCCACAGTACGGGCGTAACCTTTTCTATCAGAGCTTATCACCCCGGTGCTGAAGTGCAAAGCGAAGTGACGGCACTAAGTGCAGACGAGCCGAATACTCTGGCCCTCACAGCCGATGTTGCTACTAATGTGCTCTCGGAAGACGAAACAGTAGTAGCTGACTATGGCTCTGTAGCTGATGAAGCTGGCTGGCTGAGAGAAACCGATGGTCTCCAAGAAGTCTGGGGTAATGTGGAAGCTGGTGATAATGCTACGCTTACTATTAGTTATCCTTTGAGCTTCAATACCGAAATTTTTTATATAGATGTACACAACCAAGACGGCTCGAAGTCTGGAGTCACTGTAACTGATTTTTCACTTACTTCTGTAACTCTTAACCTTGGTGCTAACTTTGAGCCTACTGATGTTATAGAATACCGGATTCTCGGCTACTAACAAGGAGGAACTTAACTTATGGCAAGACAACTTTATGGTACTATTGTCTGGGAAGAGAACCCTCTCTATAGTGGCCGTACCCCGATTATAGAAAGACATGCGGAAGAAGTTGAAGAATACACTAATAAGGTCCATGATGAGCTGGAGAACCACAAAGCTGAAAACTCTTATGATGCTCACAAAGCTGTGACGCTTACAGAGTCTGGCTTTATTACCCCAGAGATTGTACAGGAGATTAACAACCTCCAAACTACACTTAATGACTTAACTTCACGTGTAAACTTGCGTATCCCTGACGGTATCATCGTTCCCTGGAACGGTACACCAAGTGCGCCGCCGACTGGCTGGTACTGGTGTAATGGTGCTGGGATTACTCCTGATACAAGAAACAGGTTTATACTTGGTGGCAGTTCATCTACAACGTATCCACTCCATTCGGAAGTTGATGCTAACGACTGGACCAGTATTTTCGGTACTCTATCTTCGTTAGCAGCGCATACTCATACCTTTTATAATGCATTTTTCGCTGAGCATAATAGATTCTACGAACCTGGTAGCCTCGTTAACCGTACACCATTTGGGTTGAATACCCTTGGCTCTGACGACTCTGACACGGATAACAGCCTGATGTATTATGCTGGGGACACTTTTAATTACACTGGGTCTGATGTGAGCAGTTCTTCTGTTCTTTCCAGTGGGTTACCGCCCTATATTAAGTTTCCCTTTATTATGAAAAACGCTGCTAATACGAGTACAACTTGTAGAGTACAGATACTTTCTGAGTTAGAAAATATTCAAATCTATGTTAATGATACTACAACGACTGACCGTACAGTTCCTTGGGGGACCGTTATCTCCGTCCGTATTGTAGCACCGACTGGCTACGAAATCACGTCATTTACTGTAAATGGTGTAAACCAGACGCCGCCTTTTAACTACTGCGTAATGGAAGATATTACGATTGTAGCTACAGAGAGACAGAAGATTTGTAACCTAAAAATTAACCAGCCTGCCTACGGCTCAACTACTGCTAATGGTGTTAAAATCACGAGCCAGAATTACCCCTTTGGCACGGCTATGAATATCACAACAACTCCAAACTCCACCTACAAGTTTACTAGCTACACTGTGCAATTTAATGGTTACACGCCGAAGACCTTGAGTCTCGACGAAGTCAATACGTATGGCATTATGACTGCAGCTCTCAGGGCTTATAGTGAGGACCCGGAGTTTACACAAGACTTACGTGACTATGAAGCTGCCAAAGTACCACTCGGACTAGTCCCGGCTGAAGACGAAAACCTCAATAAACCCGTTGTCGAAACTAGATTTGAGCCTGTTACTGTGGCTTCTCGTATTGGGCAAAAGAAGTCAGCCATTACTACAGCATATGTAAATATACGTACTGAAAATGACTATAGAGTGTTTGTGCGTAATGTACTTTACTCAGACTTCTATGGAAGTAGAGATAAAAATGCTCAAGTCACTGTGACGCTGATTTTAGACAACGAGGAACTCGGTTCTAAGACATATGGCTACTTTAACGGTGGAGAAATGGCTGTAGAACTCGTTGATAAAAACCTGCACCTCACAGCGGGTAGTCACCGCTTTGACTTTAAGATAGAAACTGCTGCTACATTGGCTAACCTTGACGTGGCACTAACCGATAGTATAATCACTCTAAAGCCAATCGGCTCACAACAGGAAGGAGTATAAAAGTAAATGAGTGTAACAATTCCGCTTTTAACATACACAGACCAAACAATTACAGACGATACTCCTGTCAGGGCCGTCCATATTTCTGAACCGAGGAGCAACGTCCAACTTTGCCTTACGACGCTCGACAAACACATTGGCCAAAGGGGTAATGCTGTACATGGTAATGTATCGAGTGACGCTGCTGGTTTTATGACACCTGCGCTGCTTGCTCTTATTGACTCCTATAATGCACAGCTTAACGATATTGCAGCGCAGCTTAATGACGACGAAATACCGACGTATGCTATTGCTATCTGGCATGGGGAAGCGAGCCAGGTACCTACAGGGTGGAAAACATGTGATGGTACTGTCGGCACCCCTGACTTACGTAGCCGTATCCCGGTAAACTGGGGTACTAATCATATACTCTCAGCTACTGGTGGTTCGATGTCGAAAGCTATAAATCTCTCATCGCTTCTCAGAGCCCATACCCATACCTTTAGTAACTGTACATTTCTTTGTGGTGGTGCTACTGGGTCGTATTCACGATACACCAAGTATGGCACTGTTTACGGGGACCAATGGTATTGGGACTGGGATAACTGTACGAAGGCAATACTTGAAACGAGCGGCTCTGCAGGCACAGGGAGCTCTTCGAGCTTCGCTGTTACCATGCAGCCTCCTTATGTTGCTAAATGGTATATTCGGAAACAGCCAACCGACGATTCCCAAAATATTACTCCGACGTATATGATTAATATTACTCAGCCCGACCATGGCACTATTTTGACTAACGTAGGTGGTCGTGTAACCCGTGGTACTCGACTTATAATCTCGGTTACAGCAGACCCGGGCTACTTAGTTGATAAGATTTATACGAACAGCGATGAGGTGGCTAATGACGTCATTATGTACGTCTATGAAGACATTACGATTTCAGCGACTTTTGTTGAATTCCCATATAATAGCGTCTCCTACACATCCGCAGGTACGTACTCTTGGACTGCTCCTGCTAATGTAAACGCTGTTGACGCAACGCTTGCTGGTGCTGGCGGTGGTGGTGGCGGTATGAGCCGCTGCTTACCTGCATCTAACGGTTATGATGGTACTGGTGGCCGAGGAGCTCTCTTTACAGAGAGAGTCGCTGTTATACCTGGACAGACCTATACGCTTGTAGTTGGTGCTGGTGGTCAAGGTGGTGCAGGCCTTATTACTAATAAAGACCCTGGCCCTGCAGCAGGGAGTGGCTCCGCCGGTGGTAATACTACAGCGTTTGGCCTTACTGCTAGAGGTGGTGGGGGTGGACAAGGTGCCCCAATGTCTGGCTCTATGGACGTTTCAAACCGTACTGGTGCTAATGGTACGTCGTATGGCAATGGTGGTACCGGTGGTACCGGTGGCGTCAAGGGTACTGGCGCTGTACTGAATGGTAAAACTGGTAACCCTGGCTGGGTTATCATTGAATATGGTGGAACAATACGTTTATGATATATGTATAATATGTGTACATTATAATTCCTGTATAAAATTATAACGAACATTAGAACAACTGTTCGTATTAATTTTCTAAAGTCATTACGCGCTCAAGAAATATTATTACGAACAAATGTTTGGAGGAGATACTCTTTTATAAAATATTTCTATGAGGTGTAATCTATGTTTAATCTAAGAAAGGGTACCGATGGAGTGCATCGTACTCCATCTAATTTTACCCTTTTCCTACTGAAGCATTGTGAATTCATTCGTATAATCTGCCGTACTATTTTTATTGGTGGTGTAGCCCTCTTAGGGCTTATTATGTTCCATGCTTACCACAACATCTCAGCGATGAATGACTGGTACACGGAATTAGCTGCCCATATTGAGGAGTCTACGGAGTATAGCCGTAGAACTATCATCTCGACGAACTACCAGCTAATGCAGAATCATGCAAAGTCTCTCAGGGACGCTATTGATGAACGCATTGCTAAAGAGTATGGCAATGATAAAACGAGGCTTTACAATGACCTCACTCAGTATTATGAGACCAATAGCCTTGACAACCCCTTGTTTAAAATATTTGGGGAGGAGGGTTATGGGTATATTAAAAAATGGTTCCCACTGCGTGACGATGTGCATGTCATTGTCACCGACAGGTCCCATATTTTATTTGCTTCGTCCCGTAGTGAGACAATGCGGCAAGTAGCCGAAATCTCACCACTCCTGTTTAATTTCACAGAGGACCAGATGCTTTCAGTGTGTCCACGTACAGGCAAACTGACTGCTATTGACCCCAACGAAATGGATAAAGACCCACTCAAATTCCAGGACAAATACGTTATAAACGTGGCTTACATCTACGACCACGAAGACATCTTTGGTATCCGTGACGTATATCCTGACGGGTCTTTGACAGGAAATAACAAACTGGCCATAATTTTAGAGTACAAGCCTTTCAATGCCAGGTCCTTGCAAGCGGAGAAGATGCTTACGGAAAACTTGGAGTCCACAAAGGATTACCAGTTTGCCAAGACCCTCAGTGTTGACCTTACCTGGACTGCAGTAGTCCTCTTGGTAATGGTGATAGCATACCTTGTGTACTCAAAGTTACCGCCAGAATACTAAAAGTAGATGCAACAAATTTTTACATAGGATAGGTGGTGAAGGTGGATTTATTAACCGAGCTTTTGTACGAGCTGGTCAGGCAGGACGTCCTTGAAATCGGTTCGGTGCAAAACATGGTCATGAGCCTATTTGGTAGCTGCGCCGGGCTCGTTATTTTCTGTGTACTCTACCAGCTCCGGAAGAGTACGCGGACACCCGAAACGTACTACCCCATGAGTTTCCCTTGGACCGACTTCCTCGCCTGTTTTGCTGTATGTATCTTCATCGCCCCTATCGTTGCAGGCTTTATTGACGCTTTGTACCCCATGCCTAACTCGCTGTGGTTCGCTTTTATCCCGCTTATGCTAAGTGCAAACCTCTACAGGATTCCTAACCTGACTATTGAGCAGGCAGCGAAGTTCATTGCTAACCTCTGGATAAGCATTGCCCGGCGTGATAAGCTCAAGGACGAGGAAATATACATCAGAGAACATCGGCAGAATCCCAAGGTCCCTGCTGATAAATGTGAGACATGTGAAAAGCGGAATAATTGCCTTAACAGGTATAAATCTAGGGAAGAAAAGGAGCTGAACTGCGATGCTGGACAAGATAAGTAAAGGTTTTGACGTACTCGTTAAAATACTGGTTATTATTGCCTGTGTTGCAGCGGTGTACAACTTTTTCTTTAAGGACGATACTGCTCCTGAAATCGTACAGGCCCCGGGTGGCAAGGCTACTGAGGAGTTTGTACAACAGGAAATTAAGGACAAGGATGACGCCGGTCATGTCTACAAAGAGATTGTTACGATTAGGGAAGGTGCTGAGAAACCTCTCTACTCCCTCCCCTCTAATACACCTCAGGAAACTATTGACGCTGCCCTCAAGTCTGATGGTGGCGATAAAGTGATTGCTGAGAATGCGCCCGAAGGTCAAACTGGTACAAACATCTACAGCATTCACACTGACAGTTCCAAGCATGGCATTGGCATCTATGCTGGAGCAAGTACCGACTCTGGACTTGACTCTGTAGCAATGGGCATCCATGTCAGGAACAAGCGCTGGATTTACCAGCTTGGTATGACAAAGGATGGTGGTGTTGACGCCAGAGTAGCTTATGAGCTTATTCAGTGGTAGTTGCGACGCCTAGCCATTTTTATAAACTAAAGATATCCTCCTCCGATGTATGGGGCTCCAAGATGCAAATGTGTCTTAGAGCCTCATATTTTGTTTCTGAGCGTTTTTATGCTGTAAGGTATATACTTATATGCGTTTAGTATTAAAAACGATTCTAGTAGCAAATATGAAGCTCTCAGAGGTATGTTTGGGTGTAAGAAATGATTAGCTGAGATATGTGGGAAGGAGCGTTGTTAACCATTGCTAACCAAAGATGCCGAGCCCCTCGGTATTTATATTTGAGAGGCATGAGATTCACCTCTGAGGAGTTTTTATATTAAAACCATATAAGTATATACCTAGTACTATAAAAACTCCTCAGAGGTGAAATATGAAGCTCTCAGAGGTATGTTTGGGTGTAAGAAATGTATGTATTTTGATACGGATGAAGAAATAGTGAGAAGGATATGATGTCACAATGATGTCAATGGAGTCCCAAGGCCTGTACGGGGGATGGTGGCTTAGGGTACAAAAGGTGTAAAAGTAAGGGCAGAGTAGGGACAAGGCAGGAACGAAGAGGCGCGAAGTCCTTATATTATACCTGGATTTTATGTTTACACTTTTGTGATTTTAAGTATTAAAAGTGTAAAGTGTGGTAAGGTTTGTGGGCTGTATATCGGCAAAAAGTGACAGTGGTTACACCTTGTCTACACTTTTAAAAAAAAAGTGTAACCGTGAAAACCCGCATGAACACTGGGGTTATGATGGTTTGTCTACAAAAACTACACTTTTTTTGAATAAGTATGATTATATACGCGCGTATATATACGACGTTATATGTATGCATACACATTAAATTTTATATCGTAAAATCGTGAATTTCATACGATATACTCGGGTAAAATATACGATTTTCGGGGTCGAGGCCCCTTGCGTACATATATAGTATATATATAAAAAAAGTGTAGTTTTTGTAGTATATATATATTAGACTCAGTCCCCATGCGGTTTCTGGCGGTTACACTTTTTTTAGAAAAGTGTAGACAAAGTGTAACCAGTGGCTAAATTTTACGACAGGCTCGGCATAAACCTTACCACACTTTTAGTTTACCTCGATGGCGTCGGGAAAAAGTGCGAATTCCTGGTTTTTAAAAAGTTACAATTTCACAAATTTGTCACAATTTTTTGTAAATAATAAACAAGTGTTCGTATTAATATTTATTCTCATTATGCATTTTGTGTAAATCAGTACTTAAAAAATTAGCACTTATAGCCGATATACTCGATTTTAAAAATTCACTAAACAATTTCTTTTTAATCAAAATATGTAGCTAAAAAAGAAAAAATAAATACAAACAAGGATACAAAACTACTGAGAAAATCCGTACGAACAGTGTTCGTATTAATTATTTCAGAGTCTTATATCCTTGTTAATAAATTTTATACTAAATAGTATATAATTTTATTTACACTTATGTCTTAAATATAGATAATCTACGCCTGCAATCTTCTTTAAATTGAGAAGGAATATTATTAAGTACACACATCGAATAATGGCTATTGATATCACCAGCTTTTGCCTTAGTATCAATCCATCCTACTATCTCTGGTCGCTCATTGCCCTGGGAGTGCCGTACAATCGGCATATAGCCACAAAGCAGCATTGTGAAGGTATATTCCTTGCGGGTCGCTGCACTAAGACTATTAAACATGCTTCTGCTACGTTTTTCTTTAGCAGTTATATCGTTAAAATATGCCAGTACATAGGCTTCATTTTTAGTAAGACTTTGAGAAGTTGTACACAAATGCACAACTTCCTCTCTCGTAGCAATAGCATACTCTCCATTGTACTCAGTTAAGAACTGGTCAGCCCAAGCTCTCCACGCACTTTCCCGTTTAATAAGCTCAGATTTATAAGCCTTACATTTGTCAATATAGCTCTCATAGTCATCATCAGATGTACCAATGAGGGCTATTTTGTGTACGTCATAAGTATCAATTTTGTACTTACGTGCCTCCTTGATAAGCTGAGCATTACTTTTATTTGCATGAGTACCCCAGAAATACCTTAAGTACCCTATAAGTACCCGTAGAGGTGTATTGCAGAGGACGTTTGATGCGGTCCTTGTTTTACCTTTTGTATCAGGGGTACTATTATCTTTACCCCAACCAATATAATTACCAATGAAGACCCCAGTGCGAGCCCAGAGCTTTAAAAGTACGTCAGTAGGAGTAAGGTTACGTTTATTACCAACCAACTTTTCAGCCTCTACTCTATCATCTGGTAGCACCAATTTCTTCTTTTTACCAGGAAGTGCACAAGAGTTATGACTGGGAGCAATTTTGATACAACCACAGACATACTTTTTGTACATCCCATGAGCATCCTTATATAAGTTATTAAAATTGTTTACGCTACAGCCATCTAATACCATATCAGCAAATGGTTTATAAACACTTCTGTAGTTAACAGAAGCTGGACTAGCACACTGTGCTGCCCAAAGATGAGCATAGGTCCACAAAGATTGCCAATCGTACTCATTCCAATTGCAGACATTTGTTAGGTGCAGTATAAAGTTATTGAGCCTTGTCATGTCTCCGCCCATAATGCCGGTACAAATAGCGCCAAACTTGGTAGCACCCCACATCTGTCTTGTATTGTAGGCTGTATTAACAATACGAGTACGAAGCTCACCACTAGGAAGTTCATATTCTTCTAGCTTGTACCCATCAATACCTGCAAAGACACCGAAGATGTCTTCAGGGTCATCCTTTTCTCCATCAATCCACAAGCTATCTGCCAGGATATCTGCACCGTCTTTGGAATTTGCATGTACGCTGTTACAGAGATTAGCCATAAATGACCCAGCTTGGAACTTAGCCATCATTGGTTTAACGTACTGGTTTACAGATTTCTCCATATCTTTTAAATATCTATTTTCTAGATATTTGAAGTCTATGCCTTCACTATCTTTAGCAAAGTCTAGAAGCAGTTGCACATCACCACTGGGTTTCCTATTTGCAAAGTTTTGTAACAGTTCACCAGTATAGGCTATGAGCTCCTTGCCCTGCGGAGAGTTTTCCAAGATGTCCCAAAGGTCCCAATAAATATCTGTGAATTCCGGATTTCCTAGGCTTAAATGCTGAATTGGCCTCAGGAGTATACTCGTAACCCCAGGTAAGAGCGCTGTACCTCTTACAGTAGTACCAAGAATCATGGTACTAAGAAGGATGCTTAAACTACTATAAATGTTCCAATGGGTAGCACCTGTAGATTGATTGGGCCCCAAATAATGTGCTTTGATATTTTCATAAGAATACATCCAGGGGTAGTCCAAACACTCTTTACCTAATAAGCCTTTTGCAGTGTAAAGCCAGTTTGCCCAGTTTACGCTCTCTTCAGAGCTAAGACATTTCATAGTTTTAATAGGAAAAGTCAGAAACTCCTTGATAAGCATAGGAGAAATCATAGCTCCGGCAGCGATACCACTAATAATTTGTTCTAGTTTACGCTGTCGGTATAGACGCCCCGGCATTCTGTAATGTGGTTTTTCACATACTTCACGAATATTAAGCTCAGGACAACTTAGTGCTTTATACATAACATTAAGCCTAAGGAGATATGGAATGAGTGCTCCAATAGTGTTTGCACTGAAAATTCTTGTGGTATTAACAAGTTTAGCAAGCGCATCTTCCCCAGGTGCCCATTTAATAGCCTTGATAATCTCTGGTGCTAGAGCCGGACACAGTTTTATTGCATTAAACACAGCAACTACTTCTTCCGTTTCCATAGTAAGCCTAGTCGTAACATTAGTATTAAGGCCGGTGCTTGAGTATGGACCTGGTTCACCAATAGCAAGCGGCGCAGCCATATTATAGCATAAGGCTAGTGCATCTGGACAGAGGACACCAGGCTCTGTAAATTTAGCCATAGACATACAGCTGGTAGTCGCATGAGCTAGGTCTCTGTTATTTACGTCTACAGTATTTTGGGGGTCTCTAAAGAAGGCCAATGAAGTTGACCTGTTATGCATAGCATATAAGGTATTTGCAAGGTTACCAAAAGGTTCAATAGCACAAACCGCAGATAATCCAAATAGTCTTAAAAACCCTGGGTTTAAAATAGCATAGTCACTTGCAATACCACCCAAGTGTTGTACGCTATTTGAAAATGGTGTACCTTCTTTACCACATCCAATGCGATATAACAGATAATCGGTAAGTACTGTTACTGCAGCTCTAAACCCTTTTTCACCATCACCACAAAGTAGTCGTAAAAGACAGGCTAATTGAGGTACAACCCCGGGCAAAAGTATCAGCTCAGAGGCAAGGAGATTCATTGCCACTTCCCTGGGTAACTTTAGGTATTTACGGATGTGCCGATTTTCAGTGTCTTGGTTTAAGGTTTCTTTTATTATCCGATATACTGGACTAAAGATAGCCAGCTCATCACGTTCAGCGAGGTCTCCAAGCCTAAGCCCCGGAATAGTTGCAATAATATCAGGAGCTGTTTCTACGTGGCCAGAACGCGACCCCACAGTATAATAGCTATCAGAATCGCGACGATGTGTATCTCTTCTTTTTTTGTTTAGTTCAAGTTCAGCCATAGTTGTAGCATGAGGCATTGTGTAACCAGGCTTAATCGTTTTCTTAATTTTGTTACCATTTTCTAGCATATCTTTCCTGGCTTTTTGTATCATTGCTTTTTTTACTTCTTCGGGTATTTGCAATCCCGGTGTAATTTGTTTAAGGTATACTGTAGGACGAAGTAATTCTACTCCTGCCCTGTTTGAAAATATATCCATACACACATCCTCCTTTCTTAATTTGTACTAGTTTGTGATAATACCCAAGACATGCTGACAAGCGACGAATCCAAGTTAGACTGAGAGTTTAGTACTAATCCCGGTTCTGCCCAAGTCCAGTTCTGAACAGCATCCTCTTCAGTGGATTCTCGGCGTCGTATGAGTGGCACAATGCCTATACTTAACAGGCTTTCATTGCAACCTTCAGGGTTTTCTATTACATATTTGTGCATATCCTGTGCACAGTTATTACAAAGATGAGGGTAACCATATTTGCCAAAACCCGGGGACTCAAGGTTATTACGCCGAACCCCACAGCAATCGCAAACCTCCCCCTCAACATAATCGCTGTGGTATTTAAGTTCTTTATCCAAGCGACTAACACCTGGTGGTAACGTCTTTTCATAGCGTAGAGTATAGACTATTCTGCTGGTTTGAGGTATAGAGGTAGAACTACTAATATTACTCCAAGAGTTCCAAGAGTACCAAGAGTTTGACATTTGAACTATTTGAGGTTCTAGATACTCACCGTAGCCTATATTCTTAGGCTTTGCTATATCTATAAGCCTAAGTACACCGTTGATACCGTCTTCACGTCTACGCCGCCTGGCTTTTACCTCATCCATGTCTGGCCTTAGATAGTCACATCCTGTAATATCAATCATTAGAGTCTACCTCTTTCCTCATTATTTTTTATTAGTTTTTCCAGAGTAAAATTCGTCCATTTTGATATTAGCAATACGCTGTACTCTATCAAGAGGGCTTTCTTCAGGTAAAAGCTTATTCACTTGGTCTACAAAGTTATTCACTTGGTCTACAAAGTTATTCACTTGGTCTACAAAGTTATTCACTTGGTCTACAAAGTTATTCATGGCTTTGACAGGGAGTTTCTGTACCCCATAATCGCGGGTCAAAGATTCCAAAGTCAAGTCGCAGTATTCATCAATCCAGTCGTCAATGAAGTAGAGCCTTTCATACGCGTCACCAATAAGAGCTTTTTCTTCTTCAGAGTGAGGGTAGATGACGCCAAAAAGAATCGGGTCTTTTTCTATTTCACGGCGTTTTTCTTCTTCCTCGTTTCTCATGGCATGGTCATCTGTATAATCCGTACAAAGGATAAAGAAGTCATCAAAGATGTCTTTATATTTAAGCATTTCTGCAATGACAGGCCCTGGGATAACCCTTTGGAACTTAGCAAGCGTTGATAAAAGAAGGTTCTTAGCACCTTCTTCATCAATTTCTCTTGCTGCCCAAACTAAGTCTTTACGGTTAATAGCGTATTGGCCACCACGTTCTACGAAAAGCGCTTCAGCCTCGAGCACCCGTGTCATAAAATTAATCTTAGTAAGAGCATCAGTCTGTCCTGTAACACGGAACCAGTCTGCTAAAGTCTGTGCTGTAGACTTAGCTTTATCAATATCTTCCTTAGTAAGCTTTGTACAGCTCTTCTTAATCTTCTCAAAATAGTCGCCTATTGTAAGCATTATAGCGGTCGCGTTAGGTCCGGGTTTAAGTTTATTTGTACTTTCAATAGCTTCTTTATACGTGAATTTTTCCGTCATATAACTAACCTCCTCTAATTAATATCGTTAGGGTCTATAAAAATTGCGATGTTAAGCCAGAGTTTACTGCAGATAACTGCAGTAGCTCCAGCTAAGATAGTTGTAACTAGTGCTGACATATAATTTAGCCCTCTCCATATAATAAGTCTAATACTAAGCGGTCGTTACTGGAAGCGTCTATACTCGCGTAAATAGCAGTGAGAGCTCTGAGTATAGCTTGATAAGCTTCCATAGGAAGCCATCTTAGTACATTGTTAATAAGATTAATTCTGGTTGTTACATAGTTTAAAAGTGGTACCGACGTAGTAGAAAGCATAGTAACTGAATTTTCTTTATTATGGATATTCCAGCGTTTTACCAGATTCGTTTCCTTTAGTCCTGGTACATTAACAGGAATATTGAAAGTAGTTAAAACTAAATCAGAAATATTCTGCGTAATAACATTACCTAAAGACCAGCTACGTGAACTTCCGATAGCCACGCTCCAATCTGAAGCCCAAGTTGGTACTCCCTTAGCATAGGCTATGAGTGGGTCTTGTCCTTTTACAAGATAATCAAAGATGCTAAAGATAAGCTCATCATCTTTTTGGTTACCTAGAACTTCCTTCCCCACCTGTAAAAGCTCAGACGCTATTGACTTATCTAAGATATACTGGCATATTCCCGGTGTACAGGTTAGTTCGAGACTAAGATATACTGCGCGTGTAAGTGCTTTTACAAACGCATCCTTACCTACAAGTTCGAGCATTTCCAGTACTTGCCACGGCACCGTACTATCTATTATAAGCTTCATATACAGATTCCCATCAGGTTTTAATGCTTGTAGTGTATAAATTCTGAATTCTAAGAATAAATAAAGAAAATATAGTTCTACAAGTTGCTCCAAAGGGGGATTTAGAAGTTCATAGAATACATCTGGGGAAACGTCTTCAAACGGGGAGTCGTTCCTTACTATGGCAAGACCTGTCTCTTGAGCAACACAGACATCGGTTTCTTCTCCTGGTATACCAGTTGTTATTTCTACGTCTTCTCTTAATTTAGCTGCGAGTTTTAGTAGATAATACATATCTACATGCATAACTCGGTGTAGACCAAAGAAAGCCTGCGGCGTTATTGGCACCACTTTACCTTGTGCTTTAACAGTAGCAGGGGTAGGAAACTCATCAATAGTCCTTGCCCCTACATAATCTGCTAAAGGTTTGACTTGGGAGACGAGCGGCACAAGCTCACCTATCTCCCAGTCTCCACCATAAGTTGGCATCCAGATTGGTGTATCACTTAAATCTAAATGCCAATCGTTACTTACCTCCGGTACTTGATAAAAGCCGGGAGTCGACCAACATCCCAGCTTTTGGTACCGTAAAGATGGCTCGGGCATATTTGGACTATGTAAAAACTTTTTATATACTTCGTCAGAAATAACCCGCATTTAACCATCTCCTTTATTCTTCATCTGGAGTTTCACATCCGTATTCTAACAGATAATCTACTGTTAGAGGCTCTGCTTTAAACGTATTAGTTGCTACGTTAAATTCTACACCAGCAGTAGTAAGCGGAGTGGATACTTCAATATACGGATAAAGCCCATTTATGATTTGCATAAAATAATTTACTACAAGCTGGGCTGCAGTTTTATTAGTCTGAATGTTTTGTACATTTTGTACTGCACGTTCGGCACAGCTGAGCGCATCTTCTTCTGCATCAATCCTGGGGTCTATAAGAAGTGGGAATTTCTTATATGGCAGTGGCACAGAACAGAAAGTCGAAAGCAACCCTCTCTGGCTATTAATAGAAGAATACCTTAAATCTGGCTTACATGCTCCATGGACGCACCAGTCAGGAGTAAAGGGTAAATGTGGTGCTTCCCAAGCTAGTAACTGGGTGAGACTATTTAAGAATTCAGATTGTTCCTCTAATTCTTCACTATTTAAAAGTGTCCAAGGGATATAGAAAGGCTGTACATCGTACCTAAGTATTTCAGAAAATCCCTTTAAATACCAGCCTTGATATTGTCTAAATATTTTGCCAAAAGATTCAATAGCGTCTGGCAAAGATACACGCACGCTATCATCTTTGTTCAACTCCTTATAGAGATGATTACCTTTATGTGCCAGATTATCAGTATATTTATGTACTGGGATAAATTTACCTTTTTCAATGCCAGGATACAGATGGGGCAATTCAATATAATCACCCTCTACGTTGATTGCCCTGCCCCAGTACACCTGGCCAGTGTATTTACCGTTCCCAGAAGAAATAAGGTAAATTTCACGGTTATTCAGGATAGTCGGTTCGCCAGTTGGATTTACTTGACTAAAGTCATCACTGCTTTGGCCTCCGATTGCCATAGCTGCACCATTTGTAAGATACTTACCTCTACCTATGGTTGAAATGTATTGGTTAGCCTTTCGCAGCGCAGTAATAGCGTCATCATATTTTACAATATCCAGACTTCTACGTTTATCCCTGATTTCAGCCAGGTCTTTAATTACGTTGTTAATTATCTGGCGCGGAGTAGTTCTGTCCACGCAATCAATGATAATAGTTGTGAGATTGCCACGGCTAAAGATATTTGTAGTATCAAGACTGATATTACCCGAACCCGACATAGAAACCATGTCATGCCAATTATTTATATACCTGGCGGTATCCCCATCTTCATTAGCAAGCGTAAATCTCAGTACACCATCTGGAGAACCACAGATACGAATAATGTGTTTAAGCTGCTCTTCAGATGTAATATACGTAGGAACAGCATGAATATTATCTTTCTTACAGCCAAAGATTTCGCCATACGTATCAACAAGTACTTTCGCTTTGTTTTGGCCAATATCATCTTCGGTACAAAGCTGACGCCCCAAGTTTTTAGGTTCAAAGTTGTCACCATCAACCAGAGTATAAAGAATTCTGGCTTGCAGATAATAAGGTAGTGAGCCGAGGAATCTGAGTATCTCAGCTGCTACATATCCGCCAGTACCACCAGCACCGATTTGGACGATGCTGAGGGTTTTAGAAGTACAAAGCAAAGTATTTTGGATGCGGCCAGGCATAGCTCTCAGCGCTTCCACATTTTCTTTAATATTTGCAAGAATTGTATTTGGACGGATGTCTATTGGAAATAGATTCATTTGTTATCCTCCTTTTGAGCTTTAACCCAATCATTAAATGCATACACAATGTTGTTACTTTTAGTCACATATTCAGGCAGCTCGTTAGTCAAAGTTTCGCGAATAGCGACACGGCCGTCTTCCGGGGCAAGCAATATTTCGTAGATTTTAAGCGCTGCATCAGCAGCGAGTTCAAATCCTGCGGCGATAGCGGAGGCCATATCAGTAGAAAGTTCAAGTAAGCTTACACCGATAGTATCCGCAAGTAAAGATTTTTCAAAAGGCGTAATTATTTCCCAGAAGATGCTCAGTTTAAATTTGTTTAAAATGCGTGTGTCAGTACTGCCTTCAGGATGCCCAGTGGCTTTAATCACAGCATTGGTAATATTATTAGTAGCATTGAGACGCGCAGAAGTCTGCATTGCTACAGCATTACGGATAGCTTCTTCATTGATATTATGTAAAGAAGTATTGCTGTTATTATTATAGCGACTACCAACAGTAAACGGCCTGTTAACGTCGCCCAGAAAGGAAGGCTCCTCATTAAGGTCATTAGTACCGGTCATATAAGAAGCGGAGCGAGTGCCAAGACCAGACTGGATGTCATCCTGAAGCTCAGCATCACTATAAAGTTCCTCCATTTCTTTAACATATTGTTTTGTTTCACGGTCTACAAGTTCTTCATGAGACGCTGTGAGTACATCAATAGCACGCCATGCACTGTCAATCCAAACAAAGCCTTCCGCAATATAAGCACCGACACCCGGGTCCATGGCAGATGCTTTCCAAAGATAGCTATTTGCATAGCTATCACTTACAGCAGTAACGATATCCGCAAATTTTTCAGTAGTTTTGGAGCGTTTAAACTTGTCCGGGTTCTTTGCTACCATTTCACAAAGAGTTTTTACTTTATCTTTAAAATTGCTATTAGACTTAGCCCCATAGAGACCACGATAAGCACTATAACTGCCGCCATAAAAAGCATCATAGTCCCCATAATTATAGCCATAGGATTTGTAGTAGCTGCCACGATAACTGGCAGAATAAGTCCTTACACAGCTATCTATAATCGGATTACCTTCAGTGAAGTTTTCAGCTTTGAAAATTTCGCGTTCTTCATCTTCGGTCATGTCAAAGAGTTCACACGCGCGGAAGTTTACATAAATGCCATTGTATTTTGCACGTAAGAGATAACTACCATTGGTGGAGCCCAGAGTACCAATAACCATGTAGAAGCCTACTTCTTTTTCGTTTTTATTATCCGTGCCACTCCAGAATGCCCCCATAGTGTTATGGGAGTGAAGTTCAAGCACCAAGGTACTCTCAGCTCTGTTATCAAGCATACCCTGGTCGTCAGCATATTTTACTGTAGCACCAGATACATCCTGCCCAGGATAGTAAACGAAATAGGTACCATCATCTTTCCGATAGATTTGAGCCGCAGCTTCATCATGAGTTTTCTTGCAAACGCGATGGAATGAGCCAATGATTTCCACAAGTAAGTCTTTAGGAATTTTATTATTAATTTCAAATTCCAGGGTACGTTTGTGTTCATCAAGCAGTGGGCACACTTTGGATTGGTCAATAGCAACAATTTTGTTACCATTGATTTCACGCAAATGTGCTACCATCCAACCGTTCTTAGTAGGGAAATAGTTATCCTCTTTAATGGTGTCTGCTTTTTCATCAAATGCTTTCTTGAATGCATCATAACTTTCAAAAAGTGCACAATGTTCCCACTTAGCTTTCTCCAGATATTTAGCTACAAGCTCTGCCCGTTTAGCAGCTTTTGCTTTTTCTTCAGCTGTCTGCACAGGTTCTTTCTTTTTATTCCACCAGTTAGTACCCCAAGAATAAGCGGTAGAATCCTCTATTGAAGTTTCATAATGAATTCCAAGGTCATGCGTCACGTCCGATACGCCAACTATAACCCCGCTCTTTTTATCTTCAACCTGAGCTCTTGTACGAGTTTCAGCAGGAGGTGCCGTTACTCCAAGTGTTGTATTTTTTACTTCTTTATTTTCTTTAGCCATAATGTATTTCTCCTTCCTATTATTTACCAAAGTTTACGCCAGTGAGACCTTCAATAAAAGACCTATAACTGTTTTTATATGTCCAATATTGCTGAGGGATAAAGCCGGGGCTGCGGGAAGCACGGATTAAAAATTCATAACTTCCTTCACCCTCAATTTTAAGCTCCTCTGGTACAGAGTCCCGTTGGGAAGTTTTAACATTAGCTTTCCAGTTACTTTCCAGGTCTCCATTGTTTACACCATTATAAATACAAGAGGTAATACCAGTAATATTATTAATATCGTAGTCTCTTTGAATAGTACCAATACAAACAGAATCGGTATTATACATATTGCAGAACGGCCAGCTATAGAGTTGCATTTTGTCAAGTGGCTCCATATCGTTTTTTACGGCAAAGCACCAAATGTTTTCAAAGTGGTACTCTTTAGTGCCTTTACTTTGATTTGCACTCACAATAAATTTAGCAATAATACAAGCCGCAGGATATCTAATTTCAAACTGCCGAATAGACCGGCCTGCGGTGTCATCAATAAAAGAGTCAGACGTAAGCCCTAATTTACGTGCCAACCCATCTGGTGCATCTTTCCAGTCAAACATCATAACACCTTTAAAACTCGGGATTATAAAGGTGAAATATGCGTCGGACTTGTTTTCTACAATATGTCTACAGTTAGGCGGGATAATAACTGATTGTATTTTAGACTTATTAGCTAAGAGCTGAGTTAACTCGGTCAAGCTAATACGCTTATTATTAAGCTCATCAAATTGACAAGACTCATTAGAGTCATTTGGAGTCCAACCAATGCCATCTTTAATAACTACTGTAGAATCACTGTATACTTCTAATTGACATACTTTAGTTGCCATTATATCACTCCTCTGTTACGGGCCTCATGATAACACGATGACCCCTAATCATTACAACTTGCTCTTCACGAATTGGCAGCGGTTCAGCTCCTACTATTTCTTGAGGTACATTAGTTGCCGGTTCGTCAGCATCGTCGTCAATATCGTCATCGTCATCATCGTCATCGTCATCGTCATCATAGTCTTCCCAATCATCATCTGGCTGACGTGCAATATGAATAACACCTTCAATTGGTGGCGTAGGCGGCGCAGTCGGACCATTCTCCTGCTCCCAAATAGTTACAGTACGACCTGCAATTACACGTGTACGACGAACGAGACGATTACCATTTTCATCAATACGAACATTTGTTTGTTCATTCGTAGCTTCAGCTGTTCCAGAAGGAGTTGAGGCTTCAGGAGTCATAGCAGCTACTGCGTTTGCCTGATTTTGAGTTGTAGCATTTTGTGCCCTCTGGATAGCTTCCAAGTCTACTAAATTCGATGCAATGAGGTCATCCGGACTATGTATGCCATTTGTTACAGATTGGATAAGTTCTTGGCTACGGGAAGCAATATGTTCAGCGAGTGCATTATCGTTTGCGCTCATACTTTGAGTGATTGCAACCACGTCAGAGTCATTCAGGCAGATAACGTCTTTAACTTCCCCAGTCTGTGTTTTTATAGATAATTTCGTAATTTCAGGATTAGCTAACGCTAACCTCTGAGGCGCTGATACATCGACAACAGACACAGTTGGCTGGTCAGATGTACTGTCATTAAGATTTACTTTCAGTATTTCACCTTGCTCAGTTACTACAACAGATTTTTGCAGTAAGTTTTCAAGGAGTTCAAGTGTTGTATGCATAAACATATCTCCTTCCATAGGTGTTTTTAGTAAGTTATTAATATAGGTGCTAAGGGGCATCTTTGTAGCCTTTAAGATAGCTTTAGCAGCTTCAATGAGGTCATCGAGGCTTGCTTTAAACTGTATAATGTCTTCCAGCCGGAGTTCTTCTTGCGGAAGATTATCAAGGTGTAAGCTTAAAACTACAACGCCGGGTTTAACACCTGTTTCAACTTCTTTAGCATCCGTAATTGTGTACAACTTAGAAAGCAGTGTTTCTCCATTATTTTGGACAAACCTGATATATTCCATTTTAAGAATATTCCAGAATGTTGGATTCAGAGTTGCCAAGAGTACCAGTACTCTCTTTGCCTGCTCCCTATAAATCCTGCTGGACTTAGACAGGATATAAGGACGCTCGGTAGGGCCATAGTTACGCACTGCCATTGCTGGGATAACATCTACAGCATTAAAAGTGTGATAAATATAGAGAAATAATCTCAAATATTCCCAGATAGTGGGCGGGATAGAAATAACAATACTGTACACTGGACCGTTATCACGTCCATTTCGGGATGCGCTCCATTCCGCGATACTGCGGGATTGCACTGCATCCATATCCCTATAAACGCTCCCAGGGATACTACCGCGCACAGACGTAGTAAATATTTGGTTAGTAAGCCAGAGGTCTACAATTTTTAAGCCAGAGTTACCCGTTGTTAATAAATACATCAGAGAATCTATAGTAATTGGGGCATTTTTGCTCTGCCCATTCTTATAAATCCACTGTGCTATGTTCCAACGTGATTTGAGGGCGTCTAAGGTATGTTGGCCTTCTACCATAACTTGAGGATTACCAGAAGCTAGTTTATTTGTTGCACACTCTAAAATAGCTGTCCACAGGCTAGTTACAAGTGCATTAGCTTCACTGTTCATTAAATCAGCCTCCTCCTTTTCTCAGTAATAACGGTGCTACAGCCAGTGATTGCATCTGCTAAATCCAGGAGCGCACGGCTAGCACTGTTTCTTGAATTACGGGATTCGTTAGTACGTCTTCCGATGTTTACAAGCAAGCGCTCCAAGTCTGCAGGGTACGAGACGTTTAAGATATCGCCAACTGTTTCACAGTTATCAAACCGCTCCATAAACAGTTTTTTAATTTCGTCAATGGTCAGAATCCCGTCTGCCATATTTAATATATCAAACAAATCCAAAGTACCCTGTTCTCGTGCTAATATGTTTGCCATAGCTATCCTCCTTCCTGAATAAAAATTAACTAATTAAAAACAAAATTTTAAAATTAAATAGGCCGTAAGTAAGCTAGATGTTACTCTAACCTACTCACGGCCTATTAGTTTGGGACAGACATTTAGGGGGAAATATAAAGCTTTACCTTTAGTTTTGTTGTATTTACATGTTTGGTCTTCTGATTTTGTAAGTCGATACCCACATCAGTACCAGAGCCTATCGGCTATTTGCAGAGCTCATTGTCACTTCGGCTCAGCCTTTGGACTGTGCACGAGGTACAACAGTTGCTTTGCGATACTGAGAACCGTCAGTGTCGGTAACTACAGTCCAAGCGAGACGAGCGTCTGCCGGAACAGAAGGATACTGTTCATGTACAATTTCCAGGATACCTTCATCGTCGATTTCATTGCCCGGTTCAAACGCCATATAGTTTGCTACGCCCTGGATATAAATTCTTCTTTCTAAATCATTCCACATAATTAATTCCTCCAATGTTTCTTGTAAATTTGATAGTTATGTAACCCTGCTCTTTAATTACTTTTTTCTGAAACGAATAATAACTCCGTTCATAATACAAGTAATCGCCTTCTGGCTCGGTACTTGAAGCAGGCAGTGTGACATCAGCCGCTATCTCAAGCTCAATGTCACCCTGTGGGTCTTGAGTAAGAAGAAGACCCCCTTTGTTAGTTCGTTCAAATCTAAAAGTTTTAACTGAGTTAAAAGGATTCAGATAAATAGCAAAATTTTTAGATACGTATTCGTCTGTCCCAATTTTAATACGTTTTTGACAGCCTTTGCTATTTTTGATTCCTAATCTCAAAAACTTTTGTTTGTACTGAAACTGACTCAAAGGTACAGGTGTCATCTTTGTTCTCCTTTCTTCTCAAGTTTTAAACTTTTCGTAAAAAAGAAATTACGAAAAGCCGTAGTAGACTATTAAGTAATACTCCACTACAATATACTTATACCATGTCTTTTTGAATTTATTATAGCATACGCTGGTCCTTCTTGCAAGAGCTACGGTATAATATTACTTAGAAAATTCAGGAATAGGAGGGTGTCAGTTAATGACAACTCATTCTCAAAGTAATAAAGCGAAAGGGTACGTATTAACGTATAACCCTCAAACGAATAAAAATGAATTCTTAAAGTATACAGAGCGCAGTGTGCACACTAAGCACGGTAGGATGTATTACGTAGAAACTAGGAGTGGCTATAATATCAAAGTTACGGATGACCACTCTCTGGCAACTGTAGGGACAGACTCTTTTTTTAGCCCCTTACCTCCGCAGGATTCGCTCCACAAATTTGTACCAATTGCATACCAGATTTCGTATCCGATAGATAAAGAAGAATCTAGTAGGGCAGTCGAAGAGATGACCAAAGATATCATCAAAGAAAGCGGCGGATGTTTTAAAGAGTACATGCTTGAACTTGAGTTACCTTTTGTAGCATCAATCGTGCTCATTCTTTTTACTAATTCCAACACAGAAAAGTTAGAATACACCTGTAAATCTCAAGAAGAACTAGACTTGGCTAAATTAATCTTAGCGCGTATAGGGTTAATACCAGAGTTTAAAGGCTTTACTATCAGCGTAGACCCCAAGCGTGAGCCCTTAGTTCCCGAAGATGGAAAGCTTATATCGCGGAGCGAGGCTGAAAAGTTAAACCCTGCTAACCCATATCTTAATTTGCCTTTTACTTGGGATGAAATTATAGAGGTCACAGAAATCCCAAGGGAAGATGTAACGTATGACTTTACTGTACCTGAGTTTCCGCTGTTTATAGCTAATGGTATCCTTGTGTATGATACGATGCAGCTTCATGTCCCTGCAACTGAAGAAGCGCGTGTCGAGGCTCTTGACAAGATGCTTCCGAGCAAGAACTTGTTTTCACCTCGTACTATGGGGCCGATGATGCTTCCTCAACAGGAATCTGTATTTGGTATTTTCCGGGCAAGCCAACCTGTGAAGACTTTTACGAAGGACACTAAGTTTACAACTGTTATGGACCCCGATAAACTGTACCAAGACGTACGTATGGACATGATTAAACCAAGCGCCCCTGTTATTTATAAGGGTCATAAAACTACTGCTGGTCTTGTCCTCGTAAATGAGTTACTCCCTGTTATGATGCGTAAGTACGACCAGGTTTGGGACAAGTCAGTCATGACAAGAACGCTGAGCCAAATTGGTAAACAGAACGCTCCTGAGTATACGAAGATTGCTGATGGACTTAAAGATTTAGGAGCCCTGTTTGCATATAAACTCGGTGTATCTTATAAAGCAACCGACTTTGATTTAGACGGGCTTAAAAAGAAACGCGACGTTTATTTTAAGAAAGTCGACAAAGAGCTTGCAGCTATAGACAAAAAGAATTTACCCGCACATCAGGCAGAGGAAGAAAAGAATAAGGTATTACGCCGCACTCAAGCTTTCGCGCAGAAACTAACAGACGAAGCTACCGATAATACCTTTCAACAATGGGCATACACTGGTTCTAAGGGTTCTAAAAGCCAAGTCATGCAGATTATTACGTCGCCTACCGTTGTAGCTGACCCAAAAAACCGTATGATTCCACTCCTAATTCACAAGTCATATACTGAAGGTTTAAGCCCTTCAGACTACTGGATTAGTAGCTATGGTACCCGTAAGGGTACAGTTGGCGCTAAACTTTCTGTAGCCCCTGCAGGTGCGCTCTCTAAAGAGCTCATCGGTAACGTACTTGATGTAGTAGTATCTATGCGCGACTGCGGTACTAAACGTGGTGTAACAAGAGATATCGAAGATGTCCAGAATATTATTAACCGTGTAGAAGTTGGGACAAACAAGGTTATCGACGCTAACTACTACGAGATGCTAAAGAAACGTGGTGTTAAACAGGTTATAGTACGCAGCCCGGCTACTTGTGAGGCAAGAGACGGCGTTTGCCAGTATTGTTATGGGTACAATGAGAAACTCAAGTTCCCTGACATTGGCGAAAACGTAGGTGTTGTAAGTGCTCACGCATTAGCTGAACCGTTTATTCAGTTAGGCCTTTCTGCTAAGCATACTGCGGGTACCGCATCTGGCGATACTATTGGCCTTAATACCATCAAATCTTTCCTCAACATGAGTACGAAGTTTAGCGGTGCCGCTGTAATTTCTGAAGTTACCGGCACTGTTACTAAAGTAGAAAAAGCTCCTGCTGGCGGTACTAATGTTTACGTAGGGAAGAAAAAGTATTATATTCCTCCTACAAGGACCCTCAAAGTTAAATTGGGTGACCACATTTCTGCTGGTACTCCGTTAACAGACGGCATCCTCAACATGAGTAAAATTGTACCCTACAAAGGTATTGACCAAGGTCGCTCCCAGTTTGTTAACAGTATGTCCAAGTTGTATGAAGGTGCAGGTGTAGACGCACTGAAGAAGAACTTTGAAGTTGTGTCTCGTGGTCTTATCAACTATGTGCAGATTACAGACCCTGGCGATTTTGACGACCTTATTGAGGGCGACGTAGTAGACTACAATCAGCTTATGGCTGACATCCGTAAGAACCCGACAAAGAAAAAGCCGACATTTATACCGTTCCAGAAAGGTACGAACAAGGCTCCGACATATAAAAAAGACTGGTTGGCTAACTTTGGCTTTAAGTACCTCAAGGGTGAACTTATTGAAAATGCAGCAACTCATGCTACCAGTCCGTTACATTCTTATCATCCGATTCCGTCTTATGCTCGTGGCGTAGGCTTTGGTAGAGGTAAAGACGGTCGTTACTAAGGAGTTGAATTAAATTGGTTAACCCTGATACTTTATTGGCTGGGAAGGGGGAACTGAAGACTGTACTAACGTCTATCGCTAGACAAAACCAAGGTCTTCTTAAAGCAGTAGGCATTGGGACTGCTTTGGCGGTAGCAGCGAGTCTCCTTATCCCTGACCATGCTGTAATGTCTAAACAGGAATTAGACGATAATACTGAACTTTCTAGCGCAGAGCTTATGCTGCGTAAATCTGCTGTACCCCTTATTGTGGGGTCACTTCTTAATGCACCGAGGAATTTGGTATCTGTAGCTCGTCTCTTGAAAGCCCCGGGTGTTGAAACTAAAGTCAGGGCCACTGCAAGAGCTATGGCTTCCGTACCTGGTTGGTATGCAGCTTTCCGTGTCATCCAGAAACGTATTGAGAACGAAGAAGGCACTCTGAATCCCCGTGCTATCTTTGACAATCCTACTCATAAGAAAGTAGTAGGCGCTATTGGTGCAGCGGGTATCCTTATGCCTTCTGTTACTGAAACCTTTATGGACCTTGTAAGAGAGCACGGATTACCTGGAAGAAGCTAAGCCCAGGTATAATATATGACACAGAGAAATAATGCCTTAAATGGAGGGTTTCTTATATGAGTGACAACATGTGGTATCAGTTGCCTCCTGATATGACCACTTGGAATACAGCAGTAATCGGCAATATAGCACGTAAACTCCCTGAGATTACTAACTATATCAGTGCTGTTACCTGGTCCCGCCTTGACCCTGCAACGGGAGACGCGGATGGTCTTATTGAACTTTTGGGTGGCACATGTGCAGCACCGGTTACTATCAGGGCTAATAAAATGGCTCCGATTGACATTTTAGTAACAAGTGCTAACGGTGATACTAAGTTTTATCCGTTGTCTCCTGCATTTTTACAGAAGATTTATGCGGATAATGTACTTGGTAAACCAGTAAGTAACCTTACTGACAGGGACGAAGATTACATTGGTCCTTCTCAGAGGGTACGTAATATTAAAACAGTTGATGCTGTTAAATACGCAAGTAAAGAGGCCGTTGAACATATTTATAACGAAATGACTAAGAGTGCAAGCGTTGTAGACTGGATGTTCACTAATATGCCGGAAGTAATGCTTGCAATTCACGAAAAGGCAACAACCCCGGAAGAAGTAGAGAAAACTGCAGCACCGGAGATGCCTGACCTTTTAGTAGCATGGAAGGACCATGATACTTATAAATGTAACGGTGAAGTTATTACGGCTGACGTAGTAAACGAACTGTTTAAATTTGCAAATGCAACCGAAGAAGAACGCATTAACTTTATGAATGGGGTTCCATTCGTAAGGGATAATCGCGAAAAGATTGCTAAACTCGTTATTCCCCGTCAGGAAGATTATATAGCTTCTGAAGTAGTAGACGCTATGACAGGGGAAGGTTCCGGTAGAATAAATTCTGACGGAGAAGCAATGTTTACTTCCATTCAGCTCAAATCTGGCCGCATGGAAGCGGGCATCTTGTTTAGAGAAGGTAACGACCAGATTGATGAACGCGATATTACTAACAATATGCGCTCTGGTTACACCTCAGATAAATCGTCTATTATATCAGATAGAGATGCCGACGATAGGTATGCTAAGTACTTGTTCGTCTCTAATAATGGGTACGCATTAGCCCCTGCCTTTGTACATACCCCGACTGTACAAGTACCTGTTAACTACATTTTCAACAATTCTGAGCCGTCTGAACCGGCCCTGGGTATGGTTGGTATTGTACTTAGTAAATATGGAATGAATGCATTTGGTGCTGTAACCGATATTTTTGATGCTGGTAAGTATAAAAAAGTAACGTTTATGAACTATTTAACTAACTTGCCGTATACCTTTAGTTTAGGCGTTGACGGAACTTTCTTTGAAGTAAATAGTGACCGTTTGGACCCAGCTGCTGCAGGTGAGGTAAATGTACCTACAGTTTCCTTTACCGGTGTCAATGGGACTCTTGCCCGCGACAATGAGGGTAACCTCGTACTTGAAGGTACTACGTATTCTAAAATTAACTGCCCGTATGCTCTAATGAGTAAATATGCAGCAAGTTATGAAGACGCAGTTGAAGTAACTGAGCAGGCTCTTAAAACCGGTAAGTGCGTATTCGATGCTGTAGAGTCTGACTTGTCTAAAACTGCAGCACGTAATGATAACCAGACTGATAAGACGAAAGTTGATAACAAAAAGACCCGTCAGGGTACCGACGACCAGACTCAGGCTGAACAAGCAGAAGACCAAGCAGCAGTGACTAACCCGTCTCTTGCTTCGGTATCTCCTGAAATGGCTATGAGTATTGACCTTGCGAACGATACTAATATGGGTTTCGGGATTCCGACTGCAGGTCGTATCCGCACCGTAAAACCCGTTACCTCTACGGACCTTGAAAACGTAGTACAGGTAAATAGCCCCCAGGTTATGGATGCTTACCTTGTAGGTAACTTGGCTAACGGTTCTGCTACATCTGAATCTCTGATGAAAGCCAGTGACAGTATTGTGGATGCACTGAGTCAATTGAGTCAGCTGTTATTTTTAGTACGCCAGGAGAAGTACGACTTTCTCTCGGAAAATGATATTCAGGCAGCGATGAATAAATTGACAGATGTAGCAAGTGCAATCGGCGTTGGCAACGTACCGGGCGAGATTTAATATACACTGTGAGGATAAGGTGGTGAATTAGTGACGTGGCTATACTCGACAGGTATAAACCGACAGCTACTATACGGCACCCGTCCTGGCGTATTTATAGGGCTCTGGAAGAGATAAAAGCCTCGAATGCAGTCTCGGAGCATATAAAAGATGAGCTAAGCCTCGAACTATTCGGCCTTAAGACTGACGCTAAAGTGTATTATCCGTATAGAAATTTAGACGATGTTACTCTTGAGCTCGTTGCTGCTCTTACACACGCGGATTATGAAGATACAGACTTTTTTATGGACCAGTGTTTATCATTGTTCCTCGACGTAAAAGCAAGGCAGTTACTTGAGTGCTCTTTGATGGACGATATGATGCCCGCTGATATTGGCCGCGATTTAGGAATGCCAACGTCAGTAGTTCAGTCGTACAAAACCATATTCTTTGATATCTCGGTATGGCGTAATGATGCTGATAAGCTTTATTACATCCGCCGTGGTACAGTAGGAGACGACTCTACCTACAAGAATATGGCACTGGATAAAGGCATTGATTATATGAAGGTCCGTAAATTCAACATGCCTGCTAAGATACACTTAGAGAAATCTCTTGGTACTGTGTTTGGTAAGGCATATCAGAAGACGATTGACTTTATGGACTCTGATGCTGGTGAAGACCAGAAGGTTGCACAGGATTGGACTAAACAGCTCGTTAATCTGTACCGTGAACTTAAGAGCGCAAGTAGGGCTGAGGGTGGTATTCGTGAACTTACCATTGCTCTTCAGACAAACCCTGCACCGTCTAAGTCAATGGATGATTTGGACGATGACGATTTGTAATAATAAGGAGTTGACAATAACGTGGCAGTAGTAACTGATAGCTCACTTTTGAGCGCTGCACATGAGATTGTATCTGATTTTTTAGATAAGAAAGCCTCCTTGAACGACGGAGTTATCAAAAAAGCAAGTGAGCTGGGTCTTAACTCCGACCAGACTTCGAGGCTGATTGAACGCACCAATACTGAAGCGTTCTTACGTATTTATCCAGGTGATACGGAGTTTGAGGTTGCTAGCCCGGAAGTTGTACTCGGTATTAAAACCGCGTCAATTACCCCAAAAATAAATGTACCGGCAGCTTCTGAAGACGACGGTCTCTTTAAAGCAGCGTCTGTAGAAAAGAAAGCTAGTATAGACCCAGCTAAAGAACGTATGTGCGAGAAACTTGCTTCGATTTCTCCTGAAGAAATCTTTGGTATGGATACCGAAGAATTTCAGAAAACTGCAGCTATGTGTACTTATGAACCGGCGATTGACCGAGAATCGGCTATGATGCTCCGTACTATCCATGAGTCCACGAAGCTTGCTTCTGAAATCAATCAGGAAGAAATGGCTAGAAACCTTGCAGTCAACGATGCTATCGAGGACTTTGAAGATTTCGTTAAACAGGCAGCACTCTCTGGTACCCAGCAACTTCACGAATCGGAGGCTGAGGTACTCAATATGTACCCGCAGGCTGAAGGTATTATTCGTAGTGTATACGATGACATCAGTGAGAAATTTGCTTCTGCAGCTATTGGCGTAGAGTCTGTAAGACGCGCCGCATCTCCTGCCTTTACTAAATATGCTAGTGCATCTCCGCTTACGATTAAATTTAACCGTATTTTAACTGCACTGGAGATGTAAGGTTATGGGTATTGCACAAGTAAGATTTCCAAGAAATCCGTATCCAGGATTTAATGTTAAATTAACAGGGAGGGTCGCTCCATTGAAACCGATAAGACCTATTACTAAGGCAGCGTCCGAATATAATGGCCCTATTGAATTTGCCCCTAAAAAAGATGAAGGCGTAGAGAAGACTGCAGCCAACTTCTTAGGTGGTATTGCTAGCCGTATCCCGAACTCCGCTAGAAACGCGTTCTATGGTACTCTTGGTACTGTAGCTGCTGGTGCTATTGCTCATGGCATTGGTTGGGGTATTGAGTCTGCAAAGGGTCTCATGGCTAACTCCAAGTATGACGCTGCACTCCGTACTGCAATTCAAATGTCGCCGACTTTGCAGCGCCATGGCTATGATGTACTCAAAGGTTATATGCCGATGATTATTAAGGCATCGCCAACGGTAGCAGAAGAGCCGCGCCTTTTGGCTAACTACTTAGAGTCCATGCTCGACGCTGAAGGTCATATGAACTTAACTACTTTTGCAGAGCTTAGTGCTCTTGAGGGCAATGTGCTCCGTAATAAAGATATGCGTAACAGCGTAGCTAATACGATTCTCAATTCTGGCATCAAAGGGATTACTGAAGGTGTTGGCAAAGCTGTTGCAAATGACTTATCTCGTGCATACACGAGAAACAGTGCAAATCCTACCGCTAACAACGGTAACTAAGATAGGAGATACAAAGAATGAGCAAAGAGTATATTCCAGACATGTCTGATTTTCAGTGCATTGGATACATGATTGCTGATGCCGCTACTAAAACTGCTTCGGAAAAAGCAGGTAGCCCTCTGTATCTCGATGCATATTTGGCTGCTGTCCAGGATAATTTGGGTGTTACTGAATCTGAACACTCGAAAGTTGCCTGCGACCTTGCGGGCCGTGAAGTAATGGCTGATTTCGTAACCCGAATGATGCTGAATAAATAACTTTAAGGAGGCAGAGCCTAAATGCTTGGTAAAAAGTTTTCTTTAGGCAGTGTCGTTGAAGAGACTGGTGAAGCCCGTATTAAGCTTGCTAACTTTGATGAACTGCGTGAGCAGGGGTCAGACATTGCCTCCTTCATCAGTACCTTTAAGCCCGACCCCGGTTATGTGTACTTACACGTAATTGCTATGGGTGCTGGCGAGTATTATGGCTGTAATATTAATGGTGACTATTTCCCCGAAAAAGACCTTATTGAACGCCATCATACTTTTGTAACTAACGCTAAAGTTTTTAAAGAACATGACAATAAGCCTACGAGTCCGTCGTATGGTCACGTTGTCTTCTCTTGGTACAATCCTAAGATGCATAGGGTCGAACTTATCTTAGCGATTGATAAAGTAAAGGGTAAAGAGTTTATTGACCGCCAAGCTCGTGGTGAACAACTTGAAGTGTCGATGGGTTGTTTCCCTGCTGGTACTCCGATTTTGATGGAAGGTGGCGGACAGAAACCTATCGAGGATGTACGTGTTGGTGATATGGTTATCACCCATGAAATGCGTCCTAAAAAAGTTACTGCTCTTTTAACTTATCCGTTTACAGGTACTATGGTTATTCTTATTTTAGGAGACGGTAGACACCTTGTATGTACTGGTAACCATCCATTGTACACTTGGCATCCTGAGACTGATACTACAACCTGGGAACCTGCTATTTCTTTAAAAGCAGGAGACACAGTATGGCAGCATGATAGCGACCATAATCCCATGTCTAAACTCAGTATAGCTCAAGTTTATCATGCTCATGTAGATGGCGTCAAGGTTTATAACTTTTCTGTAGAAGATGATGAATCTTATGTTGCTAATAGTGTTTATGTGCACAACTGTAAGGTAGCTTTTGACGTATGCAGTATCTGTGGCAATAAGGCTCGTAAGCGTTCCGACTATTGTGAGCACATATTACGTGATAAACGTAAGATATACCCTGATGGTCGCCAGCCGTACATGATTAACTACAACCCGACCTTCTTCGATATCAGTGTCGTAAGACGTAGGGCTGATAAGATAGCCTATGTACTCGAAAAAGTAGCAAGTCAAGACACCACAGTATCATCTTTAAATGCCCAAGCTTTTGATGAGCTTGATAGTTTAATTCCGGTTGCAGACCCTCCTCAGGTTTTTGACATTGAAGAGGACTTTGAAAAAACTGCAAATGTAGAAAAGAGAGCATCGGACCTTGATAAGCTCGCTATGATTAAACGTATTCAGAGCGAAGCTGTTAAAGTTCTCAATGCGGGTCTTGAAGAGACGATGCCTCTCCTTGAAGCTGCAGAACCGGACCTTCCTCCTGCACTGCTTGACGCTATGGCTAAGAAGCATCGTCTTGAAGATATTATGACTACGTTTACTGTCAATGCCATCCCTATGAAACCAGAAGAGTTTACGAGGATTATTATTGTTAAACGTGGTATGCCTCTAGATACTTTTGCGGATGTGTTAAAGGGCGTAAAATCTGCTGTAGCTGACCGAGACCTGAAAATGGGTGAGTACAAAGATGATATCGGTAAGACACTTCAAGCGTACTTAATTGCTAGGTCTTCGTTCTTACCCGCTGTCATTAGCAGACTTGCTGGTGCGCTCAGAAACCGGGACGCACTCTCTAAGACTGCGGCTACGCTTAAACTTGATGTACCTACTAATTATTGGGAACTTAATCCAGCACTTACTTTTGGTCATGCCAAAAATCCGCCTGCATATACTAACATTGAAAGCGCTGTTGCACCTGGTGCTCACGTTATTCAACGTTATGACTACTCAACACTTCCAGTTGTACGTAGTCCACAAGAGCTTGAAATGGAACGCCGTCGTCCGAAACTGCGGGAGCCGATGAGTCCTTTGACTGTTGGTGCTATACTTGGTGGTTTATATGCTGCATACCGCAGTAGCTCTGCTGTACGTGCTGTACTTGACAGTCCTAAAAATATGGCTATCTTAATGGCATTAGCGGCACTTATTCATAAGAAAATGGGTGCTCCTACTCCCACAGATATGCAGCAAGTTAAAACCGCAAGCTGGGGTACTGCCGCTGCTAAGGTGGCAATACCGTTTGTAGGTGCCCACTTTGCGTCAGCGCATTTTAGAAATCTTTATAACAACGGGGTTCCTCTAAACTCTGTTGAACGATATATAGCAGAGAATCCTGACATCTTGTCTATCGCAGCTCCTATCGTTGTAAACGCCGCTCTTAAAGGCCATGCTAACGTTAAGACTGCAAGTTGTGATATAGAGAATTCAGAGTTCATGCAAAAATTTGCTGAAGTCTCCGATAGCCTCGCTGAATTCGCAAATAATGCAATGTTAGGTATAATATTACCTAGCAAAAGAAGGTCAATACTTTCTAACGTCATTGACCAAACCATTGACTCTAAACTTATGAATAAATTATTACCTGGTTGATGAAAGCAACTTAGGTATAATATATAATAAGCAAGTAGAGTTCTAACTTATTTTAGGCAATATTACGATTTTAGATAAGGATGGTGTACACCAACATGGAGAACAAAACGATTGCTGACCTTGTAAAAGAGGCAAAAGCAAAAGTTGCAGGTGGCATCGCTTCTTCTGAAGAACTGATGAAAACTGCACATGCACAGGGAATCGAAGATTCCGAAAGACTTACCAAGATTGCCGCCTATACGGGGGATATTTTAGGCAATCAGGCATACGACATCTTCCATGGTCGTTTTGCTGCATCTCTTGGTTTTGACCCGGAGGACGAAGTAGTTAAAGAAGCTTCTATCCAGGACATGCTCACCGTTTGCATGGCTGACTGTCTGGAAAAAATTGCTGAAAATTACTCTCCGCAAACTGGCGGCGCTAACCTCGTGTCTACCCAGCAGGCTGCTGCAGACCAGGTTCGTGAAGCTGGTAAAGGCCATGCCACTATTGCTGTACAGGCTGCACAAGATGCCCTCGCTTCTGTAGCTCAGGGTGACCCGAATACTGCTATTCAGTCCATGAATACCGCAGCTCAAAACATTACCCTTGCTCAGCAGGCTACCTCCGTTGTAGATGACCCGGAGCTGTCCAGCCAGGTTGCTGAAGCTAGCCAGATTGTAGCTCAAGCAGCAGCTTCTATTCAATCTCAGGGCTAATACAGAGAATAGGAGATAGGCAGTTATGAATGATAATCAAGAATTAATCACTGCAATGCGTGACTGCGCTTCCCTGTTAACTAAGTTGGCTAATGATGAATCTCTTGCTATGGAGAAAACCGCCAGTGCTGACGTTCACCCTGCTTCCAGTGCACGCACCGATTATATGATGGGTGTAATGGAAGGGCTTGGGCTTGAATGACCAACCTGGCGTCAACAGATAAAGTTGCAGGAATTATCGACGGTCTTGGAAGGTTTGTCAGAGGACAAAGGAAACTAGTCAGTGACGAACTAAAACGTACTCGGCCTCATCATATACTGGCGGGGAAAGATTCCGGGTACTCAATCCATAGAGTGTTACTTGATACTCTTGCAGAAAGTGGTGCTTTCGGTGCAAACGCTACCAGAAAAGCTATTGGCAAAGCCCAGTACAACATCAGTAAACTTGATACTGCTCTGGGAGCGCTTGCAAGAGGCCACGCTAAACCTGGGTCAATTAGATACTCCATGTTCACTAATATCAAAGGCAGTGACATTCCGGTCCGTGTAAGTAAGAGCGGAAAACTTGTTCCTGAGTTTAAGAAAAAAACGGGTGTTACTAGACAACTTGATAGAGCAAGTATCTCAGCACCTATCAAAGCTATATCTGGTCCTGTTGCAACGGGTCTCGCTATTACCAAAGCGGGTGAGTTGTTGCAAGGGGTTCAAAATACGTCAAATAGGGAGGTGCTCAAGCAGAATGAGCAATATTAACACACAGGAAGCTCTGCTGCAGGCAGCATCTTTGCTTGAAAAAGCAGCTAGTTGTCTTGAGTATGGCGACTCTTTGCGTAAAGAAGCGTCTTCCACCGCCGCTGAAATGGTAGCACGTGGCATGCTTGCTCAAGACCAGCAGCAGAATTATACCGAGTATCTTGTAGAGAACCCGGAAAAAATCGCTTCTATGAAATCCGTTTTTAACGATTTACCAAGGCACGACCACACCGAAGCATTAGGTGAAGCTAGTGGCGGTGTACTGAGTCCGGCATCCCTGGACGCTTTTGACCGTGCTTGCCTTGGAATGTAACATACATAATTCAAGGAGGGAAATCCCTAATGCTTAACATTTTGAGTGGTTATAAGACCGCCAACATTAAATCTTTTCCTGTAGCCGCAGGTGTATTGCTGGAGGAAGGCGATTGGGTTGTTTTCGATACTACTACTACCGGAAACGTTACAAAACCGACTGCTACGTATGTAGCTAAAACTCATGGCATGGCCGCTCCGGTATTCCGTGGCAATAAAATTTTCTACGATACAAAATCTCTGGGCCGCGTAGACGTAGTAACTGCAAATAGCGGCGTACTTGAAACCGATAAATTTGCTGCTACCGCTATTAAAGCTGGTTCCGCACTGGGTCTCAATGATAAGGGCCAGCTTGACCCGGTAGCTACCGATGGCAACGGCGACGGCGATATCGTTGCTTACGCTATTGCAGAACCTGCTAATGGCGTACTCCAGTTTGTATTTGCATAATTTTGTGAGGACGGTGTACGACTAGAATGGAACACATTATTCAAGACGGCAATAGAGCCATGCTTTACAATACTTCCTTCGTACAGCAGATTTCTACCAAAGACGGCCTGGAAAAGATGGCTGGCTTGGCAACTGACTTCTGCCGTATTAAAATTCGTGAAGAAGGTTTTACTCGTAAAATTCTTCCTCCGAAACAGATTACTTCTGCAGACCTGGACCAGGCAGTAGATTCGGATTCCCCGATGCGTATTATCCACAAGGATAAACTCAGCAAGGCTTATCCTGTAACCTTCACCGAACAGTCTCAGCAGAGATACTATATCGGTAACAAATTCCAGGTATTCTACAGCACTATCATGTCTGAAGAATTCTTTAAACCTATTGAAGAACTGCAGACTTACCGTATTCCTATTAAACAGATTATTCAGGAAAACTATCTTAAAGATATTCAGATTGCAGAAGACGAACAGTTCATTAAAACTGTTGATGCAATTATTACCCAGCGCGAAACCGACAAAACGGGTAGTGCAAAATATGAAGTTGCAGGTCCCTTTACTCCGGCTATTTTGGCTGAAGGTTTGAAACTGTTGGTTGCTCAGGAAGTACCTATTGGTACTATCTTGATTAATGAGCAGGACTGGATGAGCTTACTGCAGTTGCAGCAACCGGCTGCTGGTTCTGCTGTTATGCAGGATATCATCGTTAACGGTTACAGCTACACCAAATTGTTGGGTTACAACTTCATTCGTACCATTAAGAATGACATTGTAAAACCTGGTAATATTTATCTGTTTACCACTCCGGAATATCTTGGTGTATTCGATGTACTGAACGATGTTAAAGCCTTCATGGAAACTGAAGCAAACAAATTCCGCTTCTATCTGTATGAAACCATCGGTATCGCTATTGGCAATACGAGCGGTATTGCAAAAATCTTTTTAAAGTGATACAACTACAACCACGCCTGGTCAGGACTCTGGCACCGACCCTGGTGTAGGAGCGTAGCCAGACAGAGGAGCACTAGGGGCTACTCTGAGACTTTTAGGTTAGCCCGATTTACTTCCTTGACGGGGACAATTTAAACTAAGATACGGTGGCGAGGAAGCTACGTAGAGCTAAAGAACAAAAAATACTCGCTGACACAGACATCGCCACCGTTTTATTCTAACTATAGAGAGGACGTAACTACACAATGTTTGTAACGAACTTAACTGGTAAAAAGTTAGGCATTAATGGTCGTATTAACCTTGCTGCTAATGAAGTTAACCGCTTTATTGACAACGAAGACACTGACCTTGTTGCCCGTGTATTACGTTTAGAAGCTGCTCGTTTAGTATCTGTTGTTCGTGAAAACGGCTTAACAAAAACCGGTATTACCGGCAAAGTAGTTAAAACCGTGGGCTTTGATAAAGGTGGAGCATCCACTGCTCCTCGCACCGCTGGTGTAGCAGAAATTAAAGAAGCTCCGAAAGCAGTAGCCAAGACTAAAGCAGTAGAGACCAAAGCTGTAGCTGCGAAGACCACGGCTAAGTCTACTAAACGTAGTACTGCTGCTACTCAAGAGAAAGCTAAGCTAGAAACGGAAACTTCTGAAACTCAGGAGTGATAGCCTATGCCATACTCTGAGGCACAGCCTACTTATATAGGTACAGGCGCGGGGCTTGGGGCTCTTGGATTTACTGGAGCCAATATAGTCAAGCGCGTCTTATCCAAGAAACCTCCTAAAGTAAGCGCATTGAGGTCTTATCCTGCTTCAGCTGCTTACGGACTTCTTCTTGGAGCCTTAACAGGCAATAGTATAACAAAAAAGGCAAACGTAAAGGAGATTGACTATACAATGAATCAAGATTTACTGAAAGCATGTGAACTGGCGAAACTTGCTGCTGACATGACTGTTCCCCTTGAAAAGAAACCGGCTCCTGCTCCTGGCTCCGATGTTGTTCCGGGTATGACTACGAACACCGTTTATGATGAAACGGTAGCACAGGAAGCTCTGGCTAAAGCAAAAGAAATCGCTGCTTGTGGTGCAAAAACCGCAGGTATCGGTGATATTGTTAAATACACTGGCAATCCGGCAGCTCCGGGTAAACGCGATAGCGCCATTAACTATGTAAAACAGTTCGGTAAAAACCGCGCTAAAGACGTAGTTGACGCTGCTAACTATGCAAAAACCCATAAAGGCCGTGTAGGTGCTGGCGTAGCTGGTTTGGCTGCTGCTGGTGCTGCAGGTGCTTATGCATACAACAAATTGAAAGAAAAACGTGCTGCTGCTTACGACTATGTATACGGCATGGATGACATTGTTGGCTACACAGATTATGGCTACGATGATGAAATGGCTTATGCAGAAAAATTAGCAGCTGCTGAAGACTGCCTGACTGTAGATGATGCAGTTTTGGCTATGGACGCTGCTGAATCCATGTATGCTGATGCTATGGAAAAATTAGCGTTTGCTGAAGACCTTTATGGTGAAGCTGCTGAATTTATTGTAGCTTGTGATGAACTGGAAAAAGAAGCAGCTGAAGAACCTCTGCTTTTGCCGATGGGTAAAGGCAACAAAAATAGAGCCATCAAAGCTGGCCGTGATGCTAAAGACGCTGTAGTAAATGCAGGTCGTTATGCAAAAACCCATAAGGGTCGTGTAGGCGCTGGTATTGCTGGTCTGGCTGCTCTCGGCGGTGCAGGTGTTTATGGCTATAATAAGCTGAAAGAAAAACGCGCTTCTGAGTATGCTCCTCTTGCAGGTTCTGCTATGGGTGCTGCTGCTGGTACTACCGCAGGTCTGGCCCTTGGTAGCCGCTTTGGTGGTCCCCGTGCAGGCATGGTAGGCGCTGCTCTCGGTGCTGCTACTGGTGCCCTTGGTGGTAACGTAGCTGGCGCTGTTGCACCGGGTGCTCTTCAGCACTTCAAAGCAGCATTGATGGGTTAACGCCAACAGGTTAATCTAAGTTTACTCCAATCTTTAAATAAATATTGGCTATACTAGTAATAAGTAATGGCCTACAAGGCCGTCGCTATTTTCGGCGGCGGTCTTTTTTATTAACGAAAAGGACTGATACTTATGGCTCAAGTTTCGACTTTCAGAAAATGGCCGATTGGGGCTGCCGTCAACAAGTATAAACAAGATATGGCAAAGAATTTTACTGAGCCTAAGTCTGTACAAAATGGTACTACTGGCATTTCTACTGGTGTTAAGAGTAGCATCCCTCCGACTACAGGCCCAACTAAGTTAATGAAATTCCCATCTATGAATATGACTAATAAATAAGAGAGGTAATTTATGGCAACTGTACAAGAATTAGATACAGCTATGCAGAAAAATTCAGTAGTAACTCCCTTAGATGTTAGGCTTGCACTCATGGATTATGCTGACATAAATATTCCTTTGTACCAAGAGTTTCTCACGGATGAAATGCTTTGGAAATGTATTGAGTGGTCGGTTTCTAACTTTAATGAAACTCCCCCTGTAATCTATAAAAAGTATACAGCCGCAGATTTCCCTAAAAAGAAACTGTTACTCGATGGTGCAGTTGTAGAGGCGTTAAGACTCACAGCACTAAAAGAATTGCGTGGTGAAATGCAATACAGTGATGGTGGTGTACAGTCTTCTATTAACTACAAATTTCCACAGTATAATGCACTCCGTCAGGAACTTGAACAAAAAGTAACTCAAGAAACTACAGCAACCAAGCGGTCACTGAATATCAATGATTGCTATGGGGCTCTTTGCTAATAAGGAGGCTCACCATGAGTTTAATTTATGACCCATATGATAAAAACTCCAATATAGCTGCCCGTGCTGGTGGGACGACTGCACTGGGTACACTCTTATTAGATAATCATTTTAACAAAGAGTTACCCCGCTTAAAGCGTTTTGGCCGAGCTGGTGCTGTAGGGCTTGGTACATACGGAGTTTTATCCATGATAAATAATAAGCTTAATAGAACTTACCGTACTAAATTAGAGGAAAGGGAGCGTTCTCAAATGACTAAATCCGCATCTAATAACTGGTTCCACGGTACAGAGCTGATGGACTTTGTAAAAACTGCAGCAGATTCGATGGGACCAGTAGTTTATAGTATCCCTACTAAAATTGCCCATGATGCACTCGCTCTGTACTCTATGTTACCGAAAGAAAATAAAGCAAGCACTGCTTATGAACTGTATAAAGTAGCTGCTCCCGGTTTTAATAAGATTGCTATGAAAATGGTTGCCGCAAATGTAGTAGCTGATGCTAAAAAAGAGAAACTAGCAGGTGTACTTTCTACTGCTGGCTCTGTAGCAGGCAAAGCTTTTGAACCTGTTATGGCTGGGATGGAAGGCGTCGGCAAATTTAAGGAACGCCAAAAACGGGACCAGAACTTTTATACTCAGGGTGCAAGCAGTAAATAACAAGGCTAGTTAGGAGAGTTAAAATGTCTGCAAATATTAAATGTTTTGTTGATGAAAATTGTACACAAGAATTAGTGTTTGAGGACGACTCTTCCTATACACTAAATCTTGCTCCTATTGTTGGTCTGAATGGTGACACCGGTGAAACGTATGACACAAAAGTTTGGTTTCAGAACGTTGGTACTCGTGCCGCTTTAAATGTCAGAGTGCTCGTATCAAACGACAGGCTGAGCTTTGTAAATATCATTTTAGACGATGGTACAGAAAGTCAAACTGATGCTTTTGTTGGGGATATGAAGGAACGTGAAAAACGGAGCATGACTATCCGTATTATCGTGCCTCGTTGGACCCAGGCGCAGTTATATCTGCCTGTAATTGCGTTTGACTATTACACCTTGCCTGAAATTGATGAAACCTTCTATAACCCGTATACTGACCCGAGGGAGGTAGTAGAATGAGTGCTGATATCAGATGTTACTGGGATGAAGCCTGTACTGATGAGCTCTTCCAGGAAACAACCTCCTACTCTATTTCCCTTGGTCCTCGTACAGGCTTAAACGGTGATACTGGCGAAATTACAGACCAAACAATTTATCTAAAAAATGTGGGTGATGTTACAGCCCAGAATACCCGTATTCAAGAAGTTGGTGACCTTAATAATTACTTTAAGGTTACTACGCCGCTTGTAACGTATGGCGAGGTAAATATTGCAGTAGGTGATATATCTCCTGGTGAAGTTAAAGAAATTACTATTCACAGTATTATCCCGAGACATAGCTCTTATTTAACAGGGATTATCAACTACTCTATTATCTACTATACTCTACCCAGTCCAGGACATGAAGATGAGTATACTGAGTACACACTACCAGAGGCTAAACTTCAGTATAGTGGGGATGAAATACCCGATGGTAGTCCTGCAGGCCGTCCTTATGGATATGGACCGTATGGGGAACCATTATATGGTCAAGAAGGTTTCATCCATAAAGTTACTGCTATTAATGGCAAATTGCCGATTGCAGGCCTTGCCTACACCTACATTCATGCAACATTTACGATTAACGCTCGTTATGATGGCACTGAAGCTACAATAGAGGACGTTCAGTCTTATTATACATCGAGATACATGGCAATGGGTGCCTTTGATGGCCCAGCGCTTCCTCTGTATCTCAACAATTCAGATGAGGACGTATTATAAAGGAGGTAACTTATGAGTTCTTTAGACAATACTATTTATACTCGTGAGGAGCCCCTTGACCCTCATATTAGAATAGATGTGCACAGGTTAACGGTACGTAGTGCTGAGATAAACTGGACTCCGATTCCGAGTAATTATTTTAATACTCCGGAATCAGTTGGTTATCTTCAGATTTCAGATTCGCCTACGTCAGAGTTTGAAACTGTGCATGAGATTACTCAGCGTCATCCCCCATTTTACATAGATGACAACTTTATGAGTACGTATTATCGTTCTCCTGTGGTTTATTATAAACTAGTTTTTCCGGATGTTAATAAGGAAAGCCGTGTATTTTCCTCTGAAAAGGAGCCTAACTTCTATGCTGCTGAGATTATCAGGCGGCATCTTATTCAACTCCGAGAAGGACATGCGGGGAACTTGATGTACCTGTTTATACGCAGAAGGCTTAAAGAGCGTTGCCCTGATTGCTGGGATACGCTTAGAGGTCAAAGGTCTAAGGCTAATTGCCCAACCTGTTTAAACACTGGGTACATCCAAGGGTACTACAACCCGATTGCTCTTTATATGTCGCTCTCAGCAGAAAATGCAGCTGTACGTCAAGCATTTGAGGGTACTGAAATCCAGGGCAATCTTCAGGGTTGGACGGCGGGTTACCCCCGTATTAGCATGGGTGACTGCTTGGTAGACGCAAATACTAGAGAGATTTGGAATGTAGCCCAAATTAGTATGACTACTCATAAACGTGTTATTACTAAACAAGAAGTTGTATTGCAACATCAGGACGAAGATTTGGCAATCTTTCAGTTACTACAGCGTATACCAATTACACCAGAAAGGAAGGACTTAAGGCATGGGGAAATCTTATTCTAAACTCACACCGCGTATTGTAAATACGTTTTTTGTAATTGCTTTGCAACAGTATTTCATGCTGCACGGTGAGTATAAATGGGACCCAAGAGACAATAAAACTCAAATTGATATTACGCCTGACTTTGTTGAAGACGATAATATGCAAAAAGGCTTGCCTCAGATTATTGTCCAAAATGGCCCTGTGTCTTACATCCCGGCAGGCATAGGTACTGGCTACGTACACACATTTCCTCGTAAGATTTATGAAAAGGGAGAGATGCTGACCAAAGAGGGTCTCTGGGATACTGAGTACCAGCTTATGGTACAAAGCTCAACCCAAATTTCTATCGTTACTGTAAGTAAAGACGATGCTGACGAACTTGGATTTGAGATTGCTATGTTTCTCATGATGTTAAAACCTAAAGTTGCTGATATTATCCAAATACAAAACCTCGATAATGCCCAGCAATCACCAGCTCAACTTATAAGTCAAAGCGGATGGACTGGTAAATACAGGTCTGATATTGTAATACCCTATACTTTCACGGTTGTACGGCGTTGGGAACCGAGTGACCAGGGTGTTCTTCTTCGTTGTATTGCAACTGAAATGAAAAATGTTGAGGGTGGTAATCCTAAGGACCCAACCTCAGATGGTATAGATGATAATACTGTAGAGCTTAGATTTAGCACTGGGCGCTTAGAAGGAGAAGAGGCGACGTGCCCTTGCCCTCCTAAGGCTTAGGTATAATATAGAGTAGCAAAAAGATAGCTAATGTATAACACAACTAGCTTTTGAAATAAAACAAGGTGGTGTATCCTAAATGCCTTTTAGAGTACCTTCTGTCCGTGTATACCAGGAGCTTGTAACAACGACTGTCAACCCGACTACGCCGTTTATGCAACTTTGTGTTGTAGGTCCTGTATACCAGGTAGAAACGGATGTACCGGTAGCTGACTTTGCACTGTCTGACGAAGATTACACTACTGCATATCTGAATCAGACTTTGGGCTCTGTCGTAGATACTGGCTCCGTAAACATTAAAATGTCTGACGTATATGTAAAAGTATGGCCTACAGATGACGGTGCTAATTACCGTTCTGCAACAGTAAACAACGATGGCCCGATTACTAAAGTAACCGGTGACCAGGAAGGCGATTTCGCTACTGCTACTATTCAAGTTGATGACTACATTGACCTCACGTATACTGACGGCGATACTGTTTTGACTTACAGTTCTGCTATTCAGGAAGTAAGCTCTGACGGTAAAACTTTGACTTTGAAACGCAATCTTCCCTCACCTGACGGCGGTGCTACAGTTACTGCTGTGGTTAAACGCCCAACTAAGGAAGATGCAATTATCGAATCTCAGTTTATTACTCCAAATGAAGATGCAGTAACGATTGATAAAAATGTTAAAGTATCTACTGCTGTAACTGATACGGCTGCTCAAGTAGTATCTGCTACTGTATATCTGAGTTATCGTGCTTTGCGTCAGGACATTGCAAATGACTTCTTGACTATTACTAGTCAGTCTAACGCTGAAGCTAAGATTGGCAGTGTTAATATCAATAACCCGATGTCTGTAGCTGCAAGCCTTATTGCCAGCGCTGTAAGTGATATGAGCTACCGTATTTTGCCGATTGAAACCGATGACGCTAATGGCTATCGCCAGGCTCTCGATATTTTATCGACCAATGAAGACATCTACGTTATTGTACCGCTTACTAACGATAAAGATGTTATTAGTGCTTACGCTAGTCATTGCACGACTTTGAGTGAGCCTGAAAAGAGTAAGTGGCGCATTATGTATGCAAGTCAGGAAATGCCGTCTACCAAAGTAATGGTAGAAATCAATGATGGTCAGCTTGTTAAAGGCTCTACCGATGCCGAATGCTACATCAAAGATACGGCTAACGGCATGTTTGTCACAAATAATGCTCGTGTAACTGACTTTGTAGATATTTATACTGCATCTAACTCTTATCAGTATTCTCTGCAGATTATTGAAGTACTCAACGAAAGCGTAGTAACTTGCTCTACTACAAAATGGATGCGTACTTCTGAAGGTTACTCTGAACTCGAAGCCAAAGTAACTGTAGCTTCTCAGGAAGCAGTGAAATATGAAGTAGTGCGTGTACTGGATACTCAAGGGGTGGCTGACGCCATTTCGGGTATTGCAGAGTCCTTTAAAAACAAACGTCTGCGTTTGGTATATCCTGACACTATTATGCTTAACATTAACTCTGTAAGCGAAATGGTACCGAGTTATTATCTCTGTGTAACCCTTGGCGCTATGAGAGCTGGTTATCCGCCTCATCAGGGCTTCTCTACGATTGGCCTGAGTGGTATTAGCCGTGTACTCAGAGCTAACAATATGTTCTCTGACGACCAGTTGGCAGACATGGCAGGCAATGGTGTATTCTGGGTAGTACAAGATACGCCGGAAGAACTGCCGTACGTGTTGTATCAGACCACTACTGATAATACTCAGCTTGAAACTGCAGAAGATAGCTGTGTAGCAGTAGTTGACTATGCATCGAGATACCTCAAAATTAACCTCAAGAATGTTCTTGGCCGTTACAATGTTAATACAATTTCTGTAAACTATGTTAAAACTGTTATTAACAGCGTTCTGGATGATATGACTAGCACCTCTTATCAGTACATTGGGCCCATCTTGACAGGAGCGGAACTTCTCAGTGTAGAAACTGAAGGCGATAAGATTAAACCGACTGTACATATTGAAATCCCGTACCCGGTTAACGGTGTAGACGTAACTTTGCAAGTATAACCTGTTAGGTGATTAAATAATGGATAAATTTCAGCCGCATCAGCAGCGGGTTATCGACAAGTTAATAAAGACTCCTGAGCATGGTGTTATCGCTTACCACTCCTTAGGGTCTGGTAAAACTTTCACAGCCCTAGGTGCGGCTGATGCTATCCTTAGAGATAACCCTAGAAAGAAAGCATTATTTGTCGTACCGGCATCGCTTAAAACAAATGTGTATGACGAACTTAAAAAGCATCGGCTTAATAAACTGAAAAATAAAATTGATGTCATGAGCTACGAAAGAGCAGCTAATATTGCTCCTGAGCTTGCAAAACGTCATTATGCTTTTACAGTGTTTGACGAAGCGCACCGCCTTCGTAATAAAGATACGAAACGCGTAACAGAGCTTAAAAATGTAGCTGACAAATCTGATAAGCTCTTACTTCTTACTGGTACTGCCGGGTACAACCATCCAGTAGATGTAATGAGCCTTATCTCCATTATAAACCCGAAAGAACGTGTACCGAAAACTCGTAGTGAGTTTGAGGGCCTTTATGTAGATAGTGAAGCTTGGAAGCTTAAAAACAAAGATAGGCTGGCTAAGCTTCTTAATAGATACATAGATAAGTATGATACCCCGAGTAATACATCAGATTTTCCCTCTGTGACTCGTAAGACTATCAAAGTTGAAATGAGTCCTGAGCAAGCCTCAATGTATAAATCGGTTGAGAAAGATATCCCTGCAGAACTTCGCCGTAAGCTGAAAGATAATGCATCTATGAGTTTACAAGAAGCTTCAAGGCTTAACGTCTTTTCTCAAGGTGTACGCCAGGTGTCAGATTCTATGGCTCATCATGATATTTCTGCGGACTATACTTCAAGTCCAAAAATGCAGGTAGCAGCCCAGCATATGATTAGTGCAGCAAAAAATACCCCTGGGTTCCGTGGGGTAGCGTACTCTAACTATATTGATGCCGGACTTGTACCATATGCTAAGGCACTTGAAGACCATGGCATAAAACCTCTCGTATTTACGGGCAAACTTAATGCTAAAGAAAAAGCAGCACTAATTGATGAGTATAATTCAAAAAGTTCTAAACCTAAAGTATTACTACTTAGTAGTAGTGGTAGTGAAGGCATTAACTTAAAACGGACCAGGCTTATGCAAGTCTTAGAGCCACATTTCAATGCATCTAAGATTAAACAAGCTGAAGGCCGTGCAATTCGCTTTAAATCTCATGAGGACCTGCCGAAGGCTGAACGTAATGTAGTCGTTGAGAACTATCAATCTACGTTACCTAAAACTCGTTGGCAGAAATTCTGGGGCCTAAAAGCAAATACGTCTATTGACCCGTATCTCGCTGACTTATCGGCGAAGAAACAGGGCATTGTTGATGAAATGAACAAACTATTAACGTCTAAATGACTATTTTAGAATAGGATGGTGAATTCCGTGCCTTCTAGCGATTACAGTTATTCTCCTATTAAAGCAATGGGCGGCGTTGTTCAGGAACAGAGTCTCAATGAGATTCTGAGTAATGAGGGTGCACCTCATTATAACTGGATTGAACAGCTTAGACTCGCCGTTGACTTTATTACTCCTGATAATACTCTGATTTGTATTGCTGACCACTGGCTTGCAGACCAAGTAACGACCGTAACGCCGCTTGGTTTAACTCAGAGCTTTAACTATAATGAAACTTTACCGGTAGCTCTTGCCCGTGAAATTGGTTCCCGTCGTGCCCGTTCTATGGTAGGCTCTTCGATGGGTGGTAGCATCAATATTTCTAAGATGTTAGTACGTGGCAATAGTCCGATTCACTTACTGTCTAAATATGGCAGTACACTTGGTATTGATAAAAACTACTGGACAGAAAAAGAATGGGGCGCTGCTGTGGGACTCAACCTTGATAAACTTCGTACTCCTATGGGTATTGTAGTTGTAGAAGGTGACCCTGCTGGACGTACCTTCTCCTGTCACATGTTTGAACAGTGCTTGTGCCAGGGTATTTCCCGTGGGTATCAGGCAGGTAGCTTCCTTGTAGTTGACAACTTTAATCTCATTTACGAACAGATTGTTCCGATTTGGGAAGACGATAGCATCCTCAATTCCCATGTTACTGGATATTAATAAGGAGATGAGTATAAATGGCACAACCTACTAATTACATCTTGTCCCCTGAGCAGTTGGATGCTACCGATTACAGAAAACAATTTGTCGAAGTTGGTACTCATGCTACTGACTTTGTCACTGGGGATACTACTCTTATTCTCTCTACTGTACCTTTCTATCCGGTAGGCGACTCCTTTAGTGAAATGCCTTTGTACGCTGTTGGTATTGCTCAGCAGTTTTCCTACAATGAGGGCCTGCCTGCACAGCCCGTACCGGAAGTTGGCTCCTCCCGTCGTATTATTGCATCTGGCACAGCTAGTGGCAATGGTATGATTAGCCGTCTGGCGTTTCATGGTAATTCTCTTGTAGCTGCCTTGTATCGTCCGGTATTGGCATTTATCCAGTCTACTGATTCTTTGAACGACATTGCTGACCGTATTGTTGGTACTGATAAACAGTGGATTCAGGCATTAAATGCTCAGAATCTTGATTTGTACTCTGCTGACATGGATGCTTACGTGGACCGCGTTATCGCTGCTGGCGGTATGAACGCACTGCTCTATAAAGTACCGTTTGGCCTTGTAATTGTTAAACGTGACCCGCGTCAGCGTGCAACTTCTATTAACTTCTTGGAGCAGTGCATTCTTGCAGGTAATCAAGACGGTCTTTCTTCTGGTCAGTTCCAAGTAGTAGATTCTTTTAGTTTCCAGTTTGAACGTATGCGTCCGCTCAAGGCTATTGGTCCTTTCTCTCTTAGTGACGATACTACTGTTGGTATGTAAGAAAGGAGGCTTCAGCTATGACGCCTGCCTTTCGAGAGAATCTTGGTCTTGGACTTGGAGTATTAGGGACTGGATTAGCAGCGTATGGTGCGTTTGCAGGACCGGGTAAACCAAAAAACCCAAAACGTTGGCAAGATTTCCGTAAGGAATACGAGGATAAGAATAAAGCCCTAGACGCCCAGCGTGACTTGGAGATAAAACAAAAATTCCCGAAGTATTATCGCCTGGGTCAGCAACTGGATGATGCTAGAGCTGAAAAATATACATATTTAGATATGGATTATATAGATGAAGGTCACCCTCTTTGGCCTAAATACGAGAAGGCGTATGATAAAGTACGTGACCTTGAAGTAAAATATTGGAATGCAGAGGACAAATATGGACCTCAGGGCTTAACTGCTATTAAGGATAAGTACCAAAAGCTTAAAGACGAAAATCACCAAGCTTATTTAAAAGGAGTAGACACTTTTAATGGTCTAGGTGAAGCTAAGTCTATTGGAGCAATGCTTGGTGGCCTTGGGTTGATTGGAGTGGGTGGAAAATTGCTAAGCAAAACAGCAGCAGATTCTGACTTTTTGCAAAAACGTAAAACCCCGTTAACTTTAGCTGGAATGGCAGGCTTAGCAGCTGGAGTTCATGAAGCTACAAAGCCTTTAGATATGATTGCAAGCCGTCGTTCTCTTATAAAGGACTACGCTCCACAAGTTGCTAACGCTAAAACACGTGCGAAGGATTCTATTGCCTGGTTACGAAAAAATGGTGTTGACAACCCTAATGCATGGATGTACAAAGACGAGTTGCAGTGGGCACGTAATGATTTACGTATGTCACGCCCGTTTTTACGCAGATATAAGGACGATTTAAAATATCTCCTTAAAAGGCGGAACATTGGGTTAGGAGTAGCTGCATTGGGGGCTGGTGCCATTTTAGGAGCTAACGCCCTTTCTAAATCTGCGGCAGCAGAAAAGAAATATGAAGAACTCTCTAATACTCAAATGGGCTTACCTGTGGGCAGCGGTATTGGTACTGCATTTGCTGCTCGTAATCATTATGTTAACAAAGCTAAGACTTTTACAAAAAATTTAGCTAATGTTGAAGACCAACTTCAGTTTCAGACAGCTTGGAATCAAAAAAGTCGTAATGCCAGTTCTTTAGGACGGGCACTGTCTAAACTTGAGCATAGTTCACTTAACAAAGAAAAAGCATTGTTAGAATCTAAGTTATTCAAGGCTTATCAAAATCAACGTAAAATACCTAAACGCATTTTAGGAGCAACTGCTGCAGCTGCTGCCGGTATGGGGTTATATAATGCAGTTCAGCGTGCTAAACAGAAAGGCTATGAACAACGTCAGGCTTGGTATGCTAAACGAAAAGAAAAAACTGCCAGTAAACAAACAGACGCCCGTAAACAAGCATTAACTTACAGTCTAGCTGGAATGGGTACAGCGGTATATGGAATGAATGCTTTGGCCAAGGCTCGCCAAACATTAGAAGCTGCACGTCTTAGAGAGAAGCTAGTCAACACCAAAATTGTTGGAGACGCAGCAGTTGAAGCAGCACGCACCGGTATCCCAAGTAACCCTGTTGTTTACGCAAAAGATGGTACCCTTGCTGTTCAAAGTGCTAAACAAGCTTTAGCTAAACACAGAAAACGTAATTTAGCTATCACTGCTGCTGGGTTAGGATTATTAGCTTATGGCAACCATATTAATCCTGATAATCGAGTATATGTAAAGACAAGTGCAGAAGAGCCCAAAAAGAAACGTCCTGCATCTTGGCATAACTATGTAACCAAAGGTGTACGCGCAGTTATACCACATAATATAGTTGAAACAGCTATCCCGTTAGCTGGCGCAGCAATTGGTGCCGGTTCTTTTGTGGCTCAGTCAAAAGTATTAAAACCTGCACGCGCAAAGTTACTACAGGATAGAAATGCTATTAATTCTGATACGTTTAAAGCATATGCAAATTATGGTTCTAGTGGCCATGATGAACGTGTTGCAAATTTAAACGCTCGCATGAAACAATACAGAACCAATGTTAATCGGTATAATAAGTTACAAAAGTTAGTAAACTGGGGCCCAACTATTGGCTCTGCCGTAGCAATTGCTGGACTTCCAGCATACCACTATTATCAAAAGAAACAACAGGAGAAATAATTATGGGCTTATTAGATAAACCAGTACAATATAAATTTGCTGCAGAAAACCCAAGACCTCTTACTGTTGACGAACGTCTTAATGCTGCTATCGGTGGGGCATCTGGTGGTTTAGCTATTGGCAGTGGCCTTGCTAATCTTTATGCCCGTAAAGCCTTGGGTGTAAATACAAACGATACTGACATGTCCGGTGGTCATTCAGCACGTAGTTTTGCGCCTCCTAATAAAGATACTTTAAAAAACTTTAACGAAGGTCAGTTACATGATAAAAAAGTTGGACGTAGAGTGTCATCCGTAGCGAAACGTATGGGGTATAAACAGTCAGTAGACGATGCTTATACGTTTACAAGCAAAAGCGGAAAAACTGTACATTTCAACCCAGTAAAAACGGTTAAAGATAATGCTTGGATAAATGATATTGAGGAGACGCTGTCAGCAGCAAAAGCTGACCTTAAAGCACCAAACAAAAGCGAAGTTTATAAGAAGGGTATTAAAGACTTTATATCTAGTAGTAAACAAACTGGACGTAATTTAACATTAGGGTCCAAGCCTCAATTTACCGATAGAGCAACTATTGCTCATGAATTAGGTCACGGCCAACAATCTAAAAGGTTCTTACGCTTAGCCGGACGTACAGCTAAATGGCCTTTATATGGTATGGGATTAGGCGCAGCACAAGCCGCGTTAAGTGACGAAAGCAACGGCGGTGAAGGTTATGCCTTGGCAACTATAGGGTCGCTCCCTCACTTAGCTAATGAGTTTGATGCATCGCGTCGAGGAGCTAAAGCGTTCCGGTCTACTGCCGGTAAACTTCGAGCGTTTAAAGGACTTCCTACTTATGCACTTATGGCTGCTGCCCCTGCTGCTGCTTGGGGTGTAACTAAAGCGTTTAAATCGGTTACTCGACGTACTGACCCAGTTAGATAGGAGGACTAAAGAATGACAACCATGATGAAACTTGCTGCTGAGGCAGCTAAACACGTAGATTCGGGGATTTCGGACTCTGAATTTCAAGATTATGACACTCTAAGATATCGTGCTAATGCTCTTAAAAAAGGTGCTCTTGGTCTAACAGCAGCATCTATGGGGTCTCGCGCTTTTGTACAAAATGCCGATGTTATTAACTTAGCAATGGGGGGCACTCCTGGCCGTTTCGTAATGAACAGAGTAACCCCTGAAGCAGTAAAAAATATTGCAGGTCTTAACCAGGGCGCTGGGGATGTTGTAAGCCCTAAGACTATAAAGCAAGTAAAACGCTTTGGCCGCCTTGCTCGTTATGGGGCTATTGGTGCTGGTATTGGTTCTTTGGCGATGCACTTGAGAGCTAAAAAAATGGACCCCGAATACAAAAACAGTAACCCCTTGCGTAGAGCGGTATCGGATATTACTAATCCGCGTACTCAACTTGAACGCTATTACCAAGCCTACGCTGCACCGTTTGCTAATAAAACTACCATTCAGTATTCTGCTACTAGATAGTGAGGTGCTATAATGGATAGAGATGATATGGTTGACACCGGTGCTACCGTAGCAACTGCTGCTGGCATTCGCCAAGCCAGGCGTAAAGTGTACCGAAAAATATATAGGACTCTTTATGCCGGTGTACCTAAACGTGTAGGTCCTATAGTTGCATTGGGTAGCATTTTAAGTAGATTTACTAAAACTGCTGCACCCTATGACTATACTCAAATTGACTATGAAGGAGTAATACCCTCTATAATATCAAAAGAATACTATGAAAAAACTGCTAGTCCGCTTTATGCATTTAAGGCTGCTTTGGAACGTAATAAAACTGCAGCAGCTTTAGCACCTATTCGTAAAATGCACAAGGGTGTGCTGCAAGATATGCTTGACTATAAACGTATGGCTACGGCAGGTTGGGAAAAACAGGTAGCACGCAATAACATCCGTGATATTATTGGTGGTATCCGTGCAGGCGAAGCTGCCCAGCGAGCTTCTAAGGCTATACCTACCGCAACCAACTATAAAGCTATGATGGATGCAAGTGGTATCCGCAACATGGACTCTACCTTGTATAAGAAATTACGTCACAGATACGGCAATATCTAAGCAATTCAGGAGGTAACGTAAATGTCTTTTGTATCACAGGTAAATACGTTTTTATCGGGTGTATCGCAAGTTACCTCCGATGCTGATTCTTTAAAAGACAGTTATCAATATTTACGTAACTCTATTCGCTCCGCTACCTTAGGCCTTGTACAACTACCACAGGTCCCGAGTTCACTGAATAATATTTTTAGACTCGGCAATAACGTAAATAATATTCTGAATATTCTGGGCCTTACCAATACTGGTGTAGTTGGGGTAGCTTCAAATACACAAACTTCCAGTGCAAACGTTAACAGTGGGTCTTTTAAATGGGTTGAGATGGAAACTACCCCAGACTCATTTGCAACAGCGGACTCAATGTTACTCTTTGCTGGAGACGCACTATATTCAAACATGCAGTTAGGAGCAGAGCTCGTTCCTATCGGCCTATGCCAGCAGTTCTCCTTTTCTGTTGGACTCAATGTACTCCCAGTGCGTGAATTAAGATGTGAGGAAAATCTCATTATACCTGGTAAATCCCAGCCAGGTACAATAAATATTAGCAGGTTGTGTGGGGCCTACTCCAGCCTGTCTAATAGGCTTCATATCTTACCGGGTTGGAACTATAGCACTCAGTCCAGCACCTTTAAGGAACTATTTGGGCTAATGGCTATGTATCTTACCCCGAGCCGTCAAAATTCTATCTCCACTTTATACTTTGAAAGATGTGCAATACAGAGTTGTAATATTGGGGTAACTGCGGGCTCCTTCCAACTCTTGGATAACGTCAATATTATCTTTGGTAGATGCTTAGGTGTAGGTGAATTAACTACAATTAGCAACTCTGGTGAAACAACGAGGACCGAAGATGCTAGTCAGAACGTTCCTGAGGGTAAAGATAAATCTGTTAATATCAACTATACCGGTTCGGTTTATATTGCAGAGACTCCATATGGTGTTAAGAAAGAGGGTAATTAGTTTATATGTTAGGAACTACAGCCAAACTTAATAGGGGTATTATTACAAGTTATGACCCCACAACTTTAACAGCTACTATTACCCCCTATAACAATTCCGGAACCATTTCTAACGCCGCCTGTCCCGTTACACGCTATGACCCCATGAGTGGTGCTTTCAGTATTACTCCCCCTAACATTGGGGCTCCATGTGTATTTGTGGAAGTTGGTGATAATGAAGCATATATCTTGAGTATGTTTCCGCCCCCAAATATTAACGGTATGGACAACCAGAACGTAAAGAGTCCACTCAATGCCACAGTTAATAGAACTCCAACCGGTATGCGTAATAACAATACGCTCCCGGGAAACCCCTCTGCTACGAATGCTATGGGGTCAGAAGAAACATTTACAGACATGGTAAAAAAGATTATCATGAGCCCAGGTAAGTTGTCTTCTATTTGGAACTTGTTAAACTGTGTCTGGGAGAATGTCTGCAGCATCTTCAGGCTCAGAGCTGGCGGTGTGGACGTCTTTTGTGAAGTTGATGAAAACAATAACACAAATACTACAATCAATGTCCGCCGTACTGTTAGTGAACGCCAAGGGACGAATGTCATTAATTTAGAGATGGGACAGTCTGCGGGTATTATTACCCTCAATATCAATGGAAATGAGTTTCTTCACATAGACGCAGATAGAAATACGACTATTACTGCTGCGAATGTTACACTAAATGCTAGAAATATTGTGTACAACGCAGATAACTTCAACTGTCTAAATGTTGGTCAAGTTGAGTTACCGTAATATAGAAAGGCGGTGCAACTAATGGGAGCAGTTTGTGTAGTAGGTGACCCGGACTCTCACGGCGGGGCTGTTACGTCAGGCTCTAGCCGTACAACGGTAGCAGGAATTCCAGTAGCTCATGTAGGTTCGTCAGTATCTCCTGACCCAATTCCAGGTCACTCCGGCAAATCAATTACTGGCCATGCGGCAACAGGTCGAACAACAGTAGGTGGTCAGGCAGTTGCAGGTAACGGGGCTCCAGTAAGCTGTGGAGCATCAGTTAATGCAACTCACAATCGTACGTTTGTTGGCTAAAAAAAAAAGAATAGAGATGTATAACGCCCAGTTAAGAGCTTCGTTACTCTTAGCTGGGCGCTTTTTTATTTAGTCAATAAATTTTTAAGTACGACTCTTTTAAGTCTATCAGGAAGGTTGCAATCAAGGATTAATCTGATATCTGTTAAGATATCTACGACGTCGTCTTGCAATTCGGCAATACCACCATTCTCAGCCTTAGTGCCAACCGGATTTACATAGGGAGCGCGGTTGACATTGTTACTACGGAGTTTCTCCATGGGTTGCTCTCGTACTTCCAGGTGCTTCAGTTCGGCTAATGTCTTCGAGCGTTGCCCCCTCCCATAATCAGGCTCTACTTCTGGGGGTACAAAGTCACATGTAGGCCAAACGTCTTTCACATTCAGTTTTGGCTTTTCATTAATCTCAGACATGCCATTCTCGTCTATGAGATTCTCCTCAGAGGTGTTTTTATCATCTTCAGGACTAATTACATGCCCTTTATCTTTACTCTCCTCAGAGGCTAATTGTGACGATACATGTTCAAATGCGCTCCGAACTTTCATGAGGCCACTGACAATTCGATTCTCTTCTTTAGTTACTCTCAGTTCAGGAGTTGGAGTGCTGAAGGCAGGTGTATTAACTTCTTCTTTAAACTGCGCATCAGATTCTTCTTTAATCGCTTTTACGGTAGATACAACGTCCTTATTAGCAGTAGTTACTCCTTTTAACTTTGCTAAACTAGCGAGAGGCGTAGCTAATGGAGCACTTATAGAAGCACGAAGCGGACTTCCAAATTTTACAGAAGAATATATAGCAAACCTATCTTCATCTGTAGTTTCGGGGTCATAAAAATCAGGTGGAAATTCTTCCCATTTAGGAGTCTTTGTCCCTTCATAAGCAATAGCATTACATTGAGCAATAAATCCAGGTGTACACGTTTCCCAAAAATCGGTCTTTAATACTTCAAACTTATTGGGAAGTCGTTTTACGTCATTCATTGCCAAGTATACAGCTTTCAATTTATAATGGTCTCTATTAGTAGAAAAATAAGCCATCACATCTGTATCCCAGGACCAATCAGCTTGTGCAATGTATTTATCATATTTATACCCAAGCATTAAATAAGCTGACTCTAAGCTCCCAGTATCTGGCAAAATTCCAAGGTTTTTAATTTCTTGCAAATGTGCATTAAGACGCTGCATATTACAAGGACTTGTTAAGAGGTAAGCTTTGCTACTTAATGCTCCTAAAGGAATATACACAGGTGGTTTAATAGTATCACGTGCGTCGGTAATAAAATTATAATACACGCTGCGTCCCTCGTGGGTGACATCAAGCAGGTTATTCTCTACGAGTATTCGTGCATAATTCGTAACCGCTGTGGATAATCCCATGTTACACATTGCTGCACACTCTTCACGACTAATGGTAATACTATTACCATAACTTTTTAAAATAGCGTGAACTAATAAAATTTTACCAATAGCCGAGGCTGGAAGTTGGTCTTCAGTCATAAACTTAGAATTACGGGATGTTACCAAAAAGAAGACACCCCTATTGGCCAATTTGCTAATTACATCAGTAACCATGGTTAATATTCGCTCCTTTAGATAAAATAATAATTGGCATTGTTATTATATCATAATATCACCTTCTTTGCAATAATAAAAAAGAGGTATTGTAGTCCGGACCTACAACACCTCTATACTTTACTTATACCGTTTTTTACTCGGCGGATTTATCTTCTGTCGGAGCTTCGTTAACAGTACCAGTGTTAATAGCTTCTTCAACATCAACTGGTACCTTGCCAGCTTCAGCAAACTCGGCTAAAATCTTGTTGTCGGATACTGTTGCAGTCATCCACAAGAACATCATGTAGTCGTGTACTTTATTGAAGATGCGCTGAATAAGAATATCTTTAGCAACCTTCTCGTCTACTACATGAGGGTCAGACGCCGTAACAGTTTCTGCAATGATAAAGTTGTTACGAAGCCTTGCAGTCATAACATGAGTACGTCTATCATCAAGAAGTGTCATGTTAGCTTCCATGATGAAGTCACGGATGCACTCAGGGTCTAAGTTTCCGTTAGCCATCATATTGAGTTTCAAACCTTGCACGTCTTTGATATCTGCAATAGCAGGCTGATTCGGTTTCACCAAAGCACACAGAATATAAGGTCGATTGTTACCATCAACTTCAACCGGGTTAGTTTTCTCTGCAACGATTTCAGCATCCTGGATTTGTAATTCGTTTTTATTGTCCATAATTATTTCGTCCTTTCACTTTGTATTTCAGGGTTTGCTACAGGTACCGGAAGTGTAATACCTTCGATTTTTGCACGGTCCATAAGTATCTGCACATAGTCAGACATTGCTTTAGCTTGCTGTACCAAGATATGCTTACTGCAAGTAGGTTCAAAGTCAAGTAACCCTTTATCCCACTTTTCAAGCATATTGAGCAACTTTTCAAGCCTGATAGCAAGTTGCAAAAACTCACCAATGAATCTGTTTTTGTAATCAGGGCTTGTCATGTACACTATAGTATCTGCTAAATCGTACTTATAACTGTACAAAAACTTAGTGTCTGCTGTTTTGATAGTTGTCATTTGTCTCTTCCTCACTTTCTTTAATTTGGCATTGTGTACCCTTGAGTCTCACCATAAGATGGGCCAAACTCAAATTCAGCTACAAACGGAATGATGTTTGTAAGAGGTACTTCTTTGTCACCAAGATACGGATGAGATAAACACTCACTCGAAATCTTAGCAAATTCATCTATGTAATCCTCCCTGACCTCACATACTACGGAGTCATGTACAGTAGCTAAAAACTTAACTTTAGTAAGGTCTAGCCTTTTGTACATATTGATAACACCTAGCATCATGAAGTCAGAACCGGCTGATTGTACAGGGGTATTGATAGCCTGACGTTCTGCACGGTTACGATTCTTAAAATCGTTTTTATCATTAATTGCAGGTAGATATCTTTTGCGGCCAAAGTAGGTTGTGATATAGCCATGCTTCTTAGCAAATTTTACCATATCTCTTTGCCATTCTGCAAGTACTGGGTACCCACTTTTAAACTTCTGAATCAAACTGTCGCATTCTTCAGGATACCAAATCTTATTACTTCCAGAATCACGGCTTTTTTCATTGAGATTCTGTGCGAGACCCCATTTACTCATGCCATAAAGGATACCAAACGAGACAGTCTTTGCAGCTTGGCGTTCATCAGGATAATTCTTTTTAATGAACTTTGTCATCAACCGTTCTACATAGACGTCAAACTCTTCGGTGCCTCTTTGTAGCCCCTTACTTAACGCTTCAGCTTCCCATTCTGATTTATCAAGGTTCATACCAAAGGATACGTACGCGTTACGGCTATGCATATCAATGAGATTCTTGTAAGAATTGATAAACCCAGGTTCACCAGAGATACCCCCAGCAATACGGAGTTCCAACTGTGATTGGTCAGCGTTACAGATAACCCAACCGGGCCGTGCGATAAACGCTTTTTTAACCTTAAACTCGTGAAGGTCTTCGTACCCCGGAGCTGTATGAGGCATACCTGCAGGAATATTTTGCATATTAGCATCTCCTGAAGAAGATAGGCGGCCCGTTGATGTCCCTGTTAAGTTAAAGTTAGCACGGAGATGATTATCCATAGCGGTATTTAAGAAGTAACCGCTAAATTTTTTAGTCATCTCTTTAGTGCGCTTACCTTCAAAACCTTTAGCTTCAGGGTCGTACTTACCACGTCTCTTTTGCTCAAGATAATCTTCTGTACGACCGAAAAAGGTTTTAATAAGTATAGACGCCTTTCTGTATTTACGGAGAGTTTGTGTAAAGGGAGTATTGATAATGGAAAGAGCGGCGTCGCCTGTCGTTGCTTCTTCGTCTCCGTCATCTTTACCCCCTATCTGAAAGCCCATGATATTTGGTTTCGGGTACTTAAACTCCTGGTATAGTAAATATTCAATCTGTTTAGGCGATTCCCAATCATAAGACTTACCACCACAAAGTTGTACAAGTTCATCTTCATACTTCTTTAAAATGGATTCAATCTTCTTGCGGGATTCATTGACCCAGTTTACATTTACAAGGAACCCGTTGTGCTCCATTTCAGCAAGGGGATACAGTGCGTTCGTCATAATCCAGTGAGCTATCAGCATATTTTCCTCAGCAAATTTCTGAAGAAAGATTTTAAAGATTTGTAGCGTAGCGTCGGCGTCAGCACAGTTGTACGGAGCCATAACATCTAAGCTCGTTACTTCCCATTTAGACTGAATGATATTACCATATTCGTCAATAACATCTGGTGTAGACTTCATGTCAGTCTCGTAGCCACCTAAGTCGGTATACTCAGCAGCCAATGGTTTTAAGCCGTAGCCGTAAGCGCCTTTCCCAGGATTTTGCATTCCTGCCATGAGCATCGTATCTCCCGCAAGGTTTGTGCAAAAGATATTATTAACAAGTTTTAAGAAGTAAATATCAAATGCTACATTATGACCTGTAAACTTAATTACCTTCGATTCTAAGAATCGTTTTAAGTCATCGTAATAGCCCTCAGGGTCTTCTTCAAACGGTATACAAAGTGCAGTACCCTTAGCCCAGGCAAAGCTTACACAGCGCAATTTCGGCGGGTGTTTAAGAGAAAACTCTGTTTTTGGATGTATCTCACGACCATTGGTCTCAATATCAAATGCGTGTACAAGTTTATTAAGCCGTGGGTCGGTTAGGTGGTTGTCTACCCACTTTTTAAACTCAGCAGGAGACTCGCACATATAATAACGTCCCGGGGGCTCAATATCGCCACCTTTAGAAAAGCGTTCTGCTTGACGTATTGCTGCTTCTACAGAGCTACGCACTTTAATATCTTCAACATATTTTGATGGAGCATAGGTTACAATAAGTTTAGACGCCCTTGTATGCTCACCAGTAAGACTACCGGTATCAGGGTCTCGTTTTGCAATTGGGTCGACCTCGTAGACCCTATTAAAAATCTCTGTAGCTGTACCTTTAAGCCCAAACGGCACAGATGCCGCTTTGCCTAAACAAAGAATTACATCTGGCTCAATGCGTGAAATCTCTGCTTGCAAGAACATTTCACAGCACTGCACAGTATGTTTAGTAGGGTCAGATTTACTTACGCATTTTGCAACAGGTGTAATATAAATCTTATTTGCAGTAACGTATTTATTGCACCATTCGGTAAGTAGTCTCCGAGCTTCTGGGTCCATCAGCTCTGTTGTAGAGTACGGACTAGGAACCAATATCATAATGATGCGCTCTGTAGCCGTCTCTCTACGTTTATTGCCGATTTCCAATTTTTCCTCAGTAAAATGGGGACTGCACTCATCTCTTAATTTACACTTACTACAATTAAATTCAGCCGCTTTTTTACAGGTAGTCCGCCTTTTTTTAGCAAGCGTACCCATAGGCTGATTAGGGTCAACAGGAGGTAACGCCGGAGTACCCATACCGGGAAGAGGTACTTGCTGACCGCTACTGTTCAATGCCAGGACACTCTTTGCTATCCCGAACGACACACGATGTAGGTTTGAAGCTATTTCCAGGTGTTTCATCGTATTGCTCTAATACTCCTCTCCTAAATTCTAAAATGCGGACACTTTGCCGCTCTATTTTAACGACCTTTGTTGCCTTGCCTTTCCCATCAGGAACAACAGCTCCACAAGCAATTAACTGTTCATAAATGGTATTAGCTGTATACTTAATACCTTGACCAGTAATCTGTGTACGCATACGGTTAACTTCAGCTAAAGCCTGAGTGCCAAGTAAGTAAACCCTTTTTGGCGTTATCCAGCCAATACGTTTAGCTGTCTCAGAATGCTCTGTAGACATACAACCGCTTACACCTTCTAAGTAAAAATTACGAGAAGCTAAGAGGTCAGCTACAGTTTCAATAAAGATGTACCCGGCTTGTTCCTGCTTGGTAGTAAGGTTCATAGTAGCCAAGATATTATCAATACCTTGATAGTATTTCGGTGTTAAATCCTCGAGCCCTAAGAACTCAGCTACTAAATCCCAGGCAATAGAGTTAGCTGCAAGGGACTCACATACACGCCCATGTGCAGCATTGAATTTCATGCGCCTTTCAGCAAGTAACTGGTCATATTCATGACGCCGTATTTTCTTCTGTGCTAAAAACTGAATGAACTTACTCATTACGCCAGGCAGATGCTTAGCATAACTTTGAGCTACAGTGAGATGTGCTGAGTCGCCACGCCCCGGAATTTTAAGCAACATGATACGAGAAATTACGGAAGCTTCACCTTGGGGTACGTCTTCAGCGGTTGCAATCATATTACCTCGGATGTACCAAGTCTTACGTGCGTTTAAATCTGCCCCCATACGGCCACGGCCGTGTCTATCACCGTAATTCTGTATACAACTGGTAAGAGCTTTAGGATTAACGTCAATACCCTTGTAGTCATCTACTACGTATATCATGTCTTTTAAATAGTACCCATTTTTTTCAATCGCGTTTGTAGTAGAACGCCAGGTTTCAAAGTCGCCCGTTTCAAAATCACCGAAGAAACTTGCCATAAGGCCGGTGTAACTTGTCTTAAACGAACCGGTTAAACCGACTACCCAAAGACATACAGGTTTTGCCATAGGAATGAAGTGAGCAAGTGGTGTCCAAAATACGTGAGCAAGGAACGGTAGAGTAATCTCGTACGGAAATACCTGAAGCATCTCGTTTCTGATAATCTCTTTAATAAAAGTTAAATCAGAAGGGGGTGCGTCCAAGTGATAATTCTGCATATATGCTGGATTTGCTGGGAGCTCTACTTTTACATCTTCGAGTTCATGAAATCCCTCCGCATCAATATATCCAGTAGGGGAATAAAACTTCTCATCCCTCCAACCGGTATGTGCATAAATGTGTTCCTCGACAGTTCTGCCACTCCGGTATTTAGAGCTAAGTAAAATACACGCTTCACGAAGATACGATTCACATTTATTTTTAATCCAGATACCAGAACCTAAGGCGTTGGTAATAGCAATACCAAGCTTTTTATCATCCCTAAATTCATCTGTTTTCATCTCAATCATAGCTGACCTGTACGCTGTAGACGCACGGAGTAAGATATGTCTTTCAACATCTCCACCATAGTCATCTATGAGAAGGTCACGCTCAATTTCGAGAATAACGTCTGAAATTGGCTCCCACTCGGAGTACCCCTTGGCTTCTACTTTCATCTGAATACCGAAATTAGAAGTTGGGCTTACTACTTTCCTGTACTTAATTTGAGACTTGTCTTCAACTTCTTCAAGCAAGGCCTCAAATGATACGCCTGCAATAGCACCGTAACTCTTTAAGAACATCTCCCTGTCAGTAGCGGGAAGCTTCTTAGCGTACTCAATGAGTTTAATCTTAAGCGCTGCCTGTTCTTCAATAGTAGCATCTGCTGCTTGGTTTGCCAGCATCTGCCCAATCCAGGAGAAAGCAGGACGACGAGAGTTAAAAACTTCATTGAGGTCAGCAGCATTATGGTCTGCTGCCCAATCTGCCGGGTCTGCGCCTACTTTGTAATCAGACGGCATAATGATGAAGGTTTGTGGGTGCTCTTCAGCAATCTTGTATGAGTAGTCAATGCCTCTATCATCGTTGTCAGGGAAGAGGTAGACGTCTGTTTTACCCATGTCAAGCAATACACTTACACCAGAGCCTAAGTTTGTACCGCCACTAAAGCAGTAAATGGGCGTCCGAGCAGTCTCATCGGCTTTAAAACAAAGGCTTGACAGTGCCCCAACGTCAAACTCTCCCTCAACAAGGATAGCTACATCATTCATAGCTCCTTCCATATTCCAGCTAAAGTACCCAAGTCTATCATTTTTGCTCAGTTTTTTACCGAGAAACATAGTGCATTTTTCACCATTACGTTCGCGGCTGATATTACGGAGTTTAAGCCTTGTGAACTCAGAGTAACTGGAACGATAAAAGAAGATGATAGCCCCTACTGCCAGAGGTTCGGAGCGTCTATTTGGCAAGAAGTCGTCAGCATATTGTTCATAGTAATTATTATCCATGAGCCAGTTTTCAACTTCTTTAATCGTTGGATAGTATCCGATAGGCGCAGTCGAAATAGTGCGTACATCAATATGTCTCGACGCCAAATAAGTACGAAGCCCTGCTGCATCTGGTGACTCTTCTAAGAGTTTATTGGTCCACTGATAAAATTTAGTGATAGCTTCATTTTTGTTTCTGTCTTTAACTTGTTGTTCTGTTTCTTGTAAAAAGCCTTTTTGTACTAACCAATAATTAGCTTCGGTACGAGTATGGGTATTCGGAAGCCCAGAGTTCATTACAAGTTCTACAAGGCCCCCGCCAATACCTTCGGCAAAGCAATACCAGCGTTCACGTCCTTTAGCATCTAAGTAAATACCTAAAGATTTCTGGTGTCTGTCTTGATGAAATGGGCAAAACCCTACTGCACCAGCTCCGCTTATACGCCAGTCAAATGTATGGTTAGGAAATACGGCTTCAAAAGCTTCTAAGAGCATAGTCATTTATCCTTTCTTGTCAGATTTAGCTGCATTGTTTATCAACTCCCCAGCTAGTAGGATAATATGTGTTTACTTAAATTTTACTTATTTTACTAAGCTCTTTAAGTATACCACAAATTATCTTGCAGGGCAAGAGTCTTTAAATGTGCACCACTGACATTTATAAGAAGGAGTTGCTGGCCATACTAAAGAGCTGTCACATTCGTAAAGCTTATTTTCAAGATACCGCAGAGTATTATTGTAAAGCATCATAAAATGCCATACCTCATACGGCGTTAATTTTGCCCAGACGATTTTTTTACGCCTAATAAAATTAAGAGCTATATATGTTTGCTTAACCGGCATCTTATATATAGCTTGGAGCATTACAGCATAAAGGTTTAGCTGAATATTCTCTTTTACTTTATGAGAAGAAGATGCAGACTTATTAGTCTTATGGTCAATCACATATAAAGTCTGTGTATTTTTATCGTAGGCCCAAAGGTCAATCGCTGAGCGTAAAAATGTTTCACGGGTGCCAATCGGGGTAAAAGAAGAACGCCCAAAAAGCCTCGTTACTCCATATTGTTTCTCTGTTCTAAACTTCGTAATTCCATGGTCCGCTAAGAAGTTTTGCCACTTATAGGCAAAGTCTAACATGTAATAACCGAAGCTCAAGAGTTCATCCTTTATTATACCTTTTGGGTCTTTAACTGAAAATTTCGGGTAATACTTGTTTACAAGGTCCTCAAAGGTAGGAAAGTCAGGCTCTGGTAAATGCAGGAGGTCTGCCATAATCAAATGGGTAAGGCTTCCGAGTACCAAAGAATTAGTGGACTCTTTCTCACCCTCTAAGTACACAATCTTAAATTTATGCAAACAAGTTAGAGCTGTCTCAACACGAGAACAAGACCAGGGGAGGTACTTATCCTCCCCTAGTGTGCTGTCAAGCCCTGTATCAACGGTATGGATTGTTTTATCCGTACTCATTGCTTTTCTACATCCGGTTTTACCAGTTTATCATACTCGATATCCAAGTATTTACGGCTGGCAATAAAATCAGCCACATGTACCAGGAACTGTTCTCTGTTGCCTGGCTTCTGGTTCCCCCATTGGCCCATATGACTAATAACAAGACGAGCAATAATATTACCCATCTTTTCCTGACCAATCTCTTTACCAAACTTAGCAATCTCTTGAGCAGCTATGTTCGGATGTGTACGGAGTGTTGTGCCCGCTTCTTCTACGCCCTGTTTAAAAGTGTCGTGTAAAAGCGCTGCTGCAAATAACAAGTCTTTTTCTGTACTCTTGAGTTGTAAATACTCAAGCTCACTGATATCATGGACTAACGTTGCCACTGCCATAGTATGACGGAGAAGACCCCCATATCCTTGGGAAAATTCGGGATGATACTTGCCAGAAGCACTTGCTGGAATCCTTGCAAAATAATCCGGCACTTTTGTTTTTACGAAGCCCTCTACAAAGCTTTTAATCAAAGGATTCCGTATCTTTTCAATGAATTTCAGGTAGCTTACCCAATCTTCATTTTGTTCGACCATGGCGGGGTCGACTACTTCCTCTCTGCTCATACAGTACCCCCTTTAACATCCGTACCCTGAGTGCTCTGTTTTTGCATCTCATAACGAATAGCGTCGTCTTGAAACTTTGCAATAAACAAAGAGTACACAAGGCAATCTACTACACGAGAATCAGACTCATTGCACAAAAAGTCTTTAGAAAGGGCTATTTCGTGCTTATCTTTTAAAGTCATGCATACTTTAGCTGCTGCTTTATAAGGATTAGTTTTATATAAGTCTGGAAACTGGCGTCTTGCAATTTGCATAATATTGTAGTCCCAAGTATCGCTATCCCCGTAAGCCTCATTTTTATAAGTGAACATCGGGTATACTTTAGAGTCCATAAATTCTTTCATCCAAGTAACTAAGGGGTGTTCAGCTAGTCCTACAAGATTTTTTGTAGCTCGTTCCATAAGATTACTCCTCTCTAGCTAAAAATTTAGTAATTTAATAAAAAGCCCGTATAGGCTATATTTATTTGTACAGCAACTATACGGGCTAATTAAACTGAAATTAGAACGGTACTTCTTCCGGTGCTAAATCAGAGCTTGAACCGAAGCTTTCCATGATATCCGAGCTCATAGATGCCATTGAGGACCCCAGGGCACCAGCTACAGGGGAAACCTGAGAAGCTTTACTTGCTACCTGAGCTTTGTGGTATTCCATAGTTTCACGACGAAGGTCACGTACCTCAAGGAATACATCTTTGAATTCCTGCTCCAGTTCAGGAGGAAGCAGAGGCTCACCCTCTACCGGCGGAATCACATCTAATTTATACACGAAGTATTTTACTCCAATTCTTGTGTTAGTTACTTCCTCAGCAGAAAGCATAACTTTAAACATGTATACCGGTTTGCCACGATATTTGCTACCCAATGCTCTCAACGCACGGTCAAGCTTAGAACCTGCGCGGTAACTGGTTTTAGAAAGGATGATACGTACAAGGTCGTACGGATTGTTTCCAATAGCAGCTACAATTTGATACTGAGGCATGCAACGATTTGGTACATCAAAATTATTAAATTCACAGCTATCACATCTACCGTAATTTGTACCGCATTCGCCCGGTTCATTATAGGTTGGGCAGGAGCATTCAATGTTGCTGCCACCTTCTTCACGAGGCGGGAATTTTACGCGGGAACGCCAGGTACGCATAATGCGGATTTCAACTTTTTCACCAAGACAAGCTTTTGTTACATCGTTTACCAGAGTGCCTGCATAAATATCAGGGAAACTACGGTCCTGGACTTCGGGACTCAGGGACTGCATTAATTTCAATAACGGATACTGGCTTAAACTGCGTCTTTCATTTTCAAGACCAAAATCAAGCTCAGAGTCATCAAAGGTGCTATCCAAGAATTCAGTAACCGGGGTAGCGGCGGGTGCGTCAACACTTTTCAAAACTTCTTTTTCTTTTGCCATTTTTCTTAACCTCACTTTAACACTCTGCAGTATTAATACTGCTATTTGTTTATAGTATATCACAAACCGTTACTTAGTGTCAACTACTTTTTAAGATAAAAAATCAGCGTGCCCACTAAGAGACACGCTGAATCTATGTATAAGGCCTACAATGCAGCCTAATCCTCAACCCCTGCGGTAATTCCGGTTGAGCCCCGCTCGGTTTAATTTCTTAAATCGATAAGTCAGAGTTAGGATTTCGTAACTAACATTAGGGACTAGAAACTTAGAATCTGAGATTTGCTAATAAACTGAGAGACTAGAAATTTATCTACTCACGTGCTAATCTTTTTTAGCATAATGCCAATCTCTTGTTCATCTATCAGAGACGGATTATACCTACAAATTCAATATTATTAGTTTTACCGGACTTAATTTAGGGTTACTACGCCTTGCAGGCCATTATGAGCTATTAGATAATTTTATCGAGGTTTATAAAGCCGTCATCTACCTCAACCATTGTAATAGCATTGCTCTCATTAATCAGCGGGTTAAGCTCCGTCATTAAAAAGAGGCTAATGTTGCTTATCCTCTCAGGTACGGAAGCATCAACCAAGAAGAGCGGTTGTGCTTGAAGTTTCTGCAAATCTTCTGGAGGAGTAGAGTTTGTGATATTAGCAGTCAAGTTTTTGCTGTTATAATTCGTGGCCGCTTTATTTGCAGCGGCGATAACACGTGTTAACGCGGAATCGTAGTTTACGAAAATGGTGTTAATGTCACGGGAAAGTACCAAAGCATCGGCTACAGTGATTTTCCCAAAGTAATCACCGGTATCGATATAAGTTTCCGTATTAGATTTATTAACAGCTTGTTTAACCTGCCGATAATATTTAATTAAATCACTAATTGCCTGTACGTCACTTGCAATGACTTTAGCTGCATCTTTTTGGTTGGTGGTGAGGTCTTTACTGTTGCTTAAAGGGGACAGCGTTTTAGTATGAGTCCCACCATAGGTTTCAATGTGTGTAATCGCCTTGTTAATGCGGCCTTCCAGGGTTTTAAGTTTTGTCAAAGCTCTTGCTACAGATATCATTGCCATACTATGCACAACCTTTCATTTCTTGATATTCTGATTACTTAAGTCACTGATTAGGGGAGGCCAGTAGCAGTCAGGTACGGCTCCCGACTGCTACAAAACCTAGAGGTCAATCTCAGAAGGCGCAGATTATTCTGCGTCTTCAACCGGGGTGTAACGGGATACCAGAGCAACTTTTTTGCTGCGCGGTACGGTTACAGTACGGGTGTCGTTCGGAACGCGGAATTCACGTTCTTCACGTTCTACCATTTTCAAAGTACCGATATCCGGGATGCGTACGCTTTTGCCTTCCTTAACAGCTTCAGCAACAGCAGCGAATACTACGTTGATTACAGCTTCAGCTTCATAGCGTTTTACGCCCAGTTCTTCAGCTACTTTAGATACGAATTCCTTCTTAGTTAACATATTTGCCATTATTAGGTTCCTCCTCGGTATTTACTGCAAGTCTCGGCCCAGTAATGGGAAACGGCTTGCAACTTAATCTGTACCGATACCGCTCCGGTAACTCTCGTTTAGGATTGGCCGGTACTGTGTGAGTAAAGATGACACCTACTTGTGGTAGGTACACCCTATTGTCTGGAGAGAGTCTAAGCAGTTCGCTCAGCTGTCCAAAAACTCTATCATACATTATACCTGCCTCATCGAGAGTTAAGAGATTTTCAGAGGATTCCACCATCTTTTTACAAAATGGAGGCTTTGTGATGACAAATGGGTAAGGCTCCCAGGATAAGCCTTGGTCTACTGATGTAGTTTGTTCTCCCATATTACCTCTTTGCCCTTTCTCGTGATTTCTTCGGTACTTTCTTGCTGATAGGTTTAGCTCCCTTGGCAATCTGTGCCATAGCATAAGCGTCAGTAATGTCATTACAGATGTGGGTGAATCCCCATCTTTGTTTTACACCTTCCATTACTTTCTTCTTATCTGCGGCACCGCTGCCTGTTGCCACTTTCTTAACGTACGTCGGCGCAACTAAACTATAGTCAATACCGAGCGTACCTAAGTGGTATTCAATGACGCCACTGAGCTTTCCTAGCTTAAAAGCTGCAAACTCAGATGCAAAAGCTGCACCTTCCATAACAACATAGATATCATCTATAGGATATGATAACACAACTTCATCCAACTTGTCAAGTAATTTTTTTAATCTTTTATAAAAAAATTCGTGTGGCGCTCCAGCTTTAATGGAGATAGCGACAAGCGGTTCGTCAGAGTCGTCTCTTAATACGACGAGACCAGTTGAAGAATACGATGGGTCAATACCGACAAAGTACGTGTAATTCTCTACATTGATTTCACTTTCTTCAGTTAAGTATTCGGGTGTTGCGTTTCGATTTTTTTTGCGCATCTATCCACAGCCTCCGCTAAGTCTGAAGCATTACGGTCGTACCAGCCGTCCTCAATCATCTGTGTCCTTAAATACCGGTTTCCTGTCTGTTTAAGCTGTTCGTACTCTTTTGACGTAAGTTGCATTTTGTTACAGATTTCTGCTTTTTCCATCTGGTGGATTCCGTTTAAACCAAGTTCCATATTAAGAAACTCAGCGAGACCGGCATCAGTCTCACCTAGCGTTTTAATACAGTTCTCCAAATATTCAAAAAACTCCTGGGTCAAGAACTCAGCTTCCGCACTAGGTTTAGTCGGTACGCCTTTTTCGTTGTACGGTTCCAGGTCGTCTTCGTCATCATTTGGGGTCTGATTCAAACTTTTAATACGGGACACTGCTCTGTTAAGTATTTGTAGTTCTACCAACACTTTGTGGCTGATATGCAACTTCTCCATAATCTCTTCGTCCGTCAAACCAAACATAGAGTATTTAATGTAATTGAAGAGTCGCTCTTTAGCGTCCCTACCAATCCCCATGCCTGCCATCGGTAAAAGTTCATTACGAATTTCAATATACACCATTTTGACTATCCAAGAATGGGCGTATGTCAAAAACTTAACCTTACGAGTCTCATCAAAACGGATAGCCGCTTCATAGAGTCCCACTGCACCTGCTTGTAAGATATCATCCGAATACCAGTTCCTCTGCGTAATATCACCAATTTTTTTTAAAATATATTTATAGTGTTTACACAAAAGCAAGAAATTTCCGGTACGGTCACCAGACCTTATCATACGGATAATTTCTTCATCCGAAATGTCAGGTACCTTGAATTTACGAAGCTCTTGAGCAAGAGGGCTACAAAATCCCAGACCTCGGCGTTTAGCCTCTCCTGTATCAAGAACATCAAAATCCTTATGGTTTTTAACCAAAAATTTGGATACGTTAAATGGTGTATGCGAGATGTCCACGTCTTTTGGAATCACGTCAGTACGGCGAGACCTACGTGCTGCCCCAGGAGGATTAGAGGCACCTACTTCGTCTGTCTCTGCTACGTCATCGTTTTTAAGGGAGTCCCTAAGAGCCTTAGGAAGTACCTCTTTATTCTTGAAATTGAACTTCATGATTACCCGCCAATTTGGTTATATTTCCATTTCTTGGTAGATATTATACCATATTTAGTTCAATTTGTCAAGCATAATTTACTAGTAATTTTCTGTAATTAGTTGTAATTACTAAAAATCAAAAATAAAGAAAATAGGAGAGCTCACGCAGTAGTTTACTACGCTAACTCTCCTATAATATACTTATACCTCTTTTGACTCTGTATCGCCTTCAAGATATTTTTCTTGTTCGTTTTTAAAATCGTACACCATTTTTTGAAGTTTATGGCGTACAAGTGCATCTAAGTTTGTCATTGTATACCCATTATTTTCAAGGCTTATCAAGTAGTACAAACTGTAGGGCTCCGAAAGCCCCAAGGTATTAGTATGTAAATGTCCATGAATATTAATGTCATGTTCATGAAAAATTTTTGGCTCATGAGTAAAGAGAATATCAAGCCCTCTGTATTTCATGGATAGACTATCGACTGCTAAGTCAAACCCATGCTTCATGTAGTACATTAAAGATTTCTCATCGTGATTACCACGGACGAGAATCTTTTTACCGGGAAGTTTAGCTACAACATTATCAAGATAATCTTTGACATGCCAAGTTACATCTCCTAAATGGATAACGATATCCTCTGGCCGTACTACTTGATACCAATTATCAATAATCCTCTTTTCAAAATCTTCAGGTCGGTGACAAAGTTTAACCATGTTTGCATGGCCAAAGTGAGTATCTGTGGTGAGCCAGATTTGCTGCGGCTGTTTAACTTCCTCACACATATTCTAGTCCTCCCATCCTTTAATTTTATAAGTACCAGCATCGGTATAACCAGATGCTAAAGCAATGAGCATATAGCTGGTAAGAAAGAAATAATAGTATAATACCCAGGTAATATCAAATACCTTAAACACCCCTGCGAATAGGATAATAGTAGATAGTGCTTGCATCCCAAAAATAGTTTTATAGCCCTTAAACAGTGAACAATAAAACTCACTTAAAGTATGAAATGCAGCACACGCTGTAATTATATAGAAAAACAAAGCTACAATCTGCGCTACAACTACGTCTTCTTCAGCAATAATTCCAAAGAATTTATCACCGACAAACATGGCGGACGCCGATACATAGAGCATAAACAAAAGCCATAGCAAGACCTGCATAAAGGGTTTTACTGTATATGCGCTTGGCATTTTACGATTATAGGTATATAACATTCTTACTCACTCCTTATAGTGTTTCCATACCGTCAATAAAGTCGAGGTAATCAGCCTCTTCCGCTGCTTGAGCTGTTTGTCGTGCCTCAACTTCTGCCGGAGTTTTAGGTTTCTTTTTGCTTTTAGTTTTGTGTACAACTACGGACCCGCCTTTGCCTAACAAGATGTTAAGGTTCTGCTCCCTGATGTAAGTAGAGATTTTACCTTTTTCCCGCTGCAATAACTGTATGCCTTCGTCGTACGTATCTTCACATACGAGGTCAATATAAAGAGCTGTACCGTTCATACCGATTCGATGTTGACGGTCTTCGGCCTGCATACGTTCTTCAATACTTGGTGTATTCTCAAAAAAGATAGAGTTTACTGGGCCTACTTCGCAAGTAAAGTCATTTCCTCTGCACTCTGATGAAATTTGACAAATGATGATTTTACGCTTACCCTCTTTAAACTCGCGCTTAATCATTGCCCTACGAGCATCGTCTACACGTCTGTCAAGAACTGTGGCCTCGATGCCCTTCTGGTATAAATACTCTTTAATCTTTTTAAGTACGTATGTATGTTTTGCCCAAATGAGGAAGGACTCATTAGACCCTTTAAGAATATCCCACATTTCTTCATATTTTGGACTGTTTAGCCAGATATACTCACCATCATCAGTTCTAATAAACCCGGCTGTGACTTGCTGGAACTTCTCTAACATCGTCACTACATAATCCACTGTAACTTTTGGGTTTCCATCAATGTCATACATACCGCTCTCGCTTACGAGATTCGTTTCTGAGAGGGTTTTAGACATCTGCCCTAGTAAGTTATCATACCACATATATTGAGCCTCATAAAGAGGCAGTTTTCTAGTCTGGTACACCTTGGGTGGAAGGTCTAAACACTGCCATTTTGTGCGGGAAAACGCATAAAAATACGCCCTTTGTTTAAGCTCATCTATATGTTTATAACCTTTTATATATTTACCAAAAGGTGCGACACCATAGTCAATATACTGGTTTGCAAACACATATTGATTTGTACCAAACAGTGTTGGGTCTATAGCTAAGAACTGAGAATACAGGTCTAACGGATTACCAACATATGCCATACCTGTGAGGGCAACACCGTAAGGTATCGACTGGCAGAGGCCTGCCGTAGCTTGTGTACGTTGTGCTTTAGGGTTTTTAATTTTAGTAGCTTCGTCTAAGATAAACATATCAAAGGCTGCGTCCTCTAAATCTCCATAGAGGGAATGCAGCCCTTCATATGTAATCAGTGCAAACGAAAACTTATCGTGCGGTACAGACGCTATCTGCATTCTTTTCTGACTAGGTGTACCGCTGATAAGATAGACCTCAGCATCTGGTGCCAGTGTTTTAATTTCCGCTGACCATTGATACAAAAGAGACCTTGGGGCTACTACTAAAACCTTGTGAATACCGCCCAGCTTTGCGTCTGCATGTCGTAGTTTCGCAAGTGTGATAGAAGTGTACGTTTTTCCCAAGCCCATATCGAGCCATAAAGCGCACTTTGGTAAATTAAGTGCAAAAGCGAGAGCCTCTTTCTGATGCTGGAATGGCTCCCATACGTAATCAATAGTAGTAGGCAACGTAACATCGCGTTTCCCATCTTTGATGCCTTGTTGAAGCTCTAGGAGTCTTCTTGCTACTACTGACATGTGACTTACCCAGGTAGCAGTTTCTGTATCCTGCATAGCTAAATAATCTTTATAATTATGCCATACATCGACAAACGTGGCCATAGTCGCTGGGACTGTCCAATAGTTTTTAGAAGGATAATATTGTGTTTTATGTAACACTTTTTTAACTTGTTGAATCTCAGCGGCACCCCCATTAAATACAAGGTACTCACCGCGTTTGTAAAACTGCATAATGTCACTCCTTAAATTATTTCCAGTCATTATTGTTACTGTTTAAAAGCAACAACTATTAAACCATAGTTTGCTTATTCATAGGCGACATACTACTCTATAGATAATATCCCTTTGACCACCTGTAAGTCCCTCCATACACTCAGTCCACCGTTCTTCTTTGTTTAACTGGTACCGTTTTGCAAAGCTAACGATGTAGTTAGCCCTCGGTTTATTGGGTACTTCCAAAACCTTTACTACCTTCTTGCCTATAGTTAAACTATCGAGTATCTCTTTGAAACTCTTAGGTAAAACAGGTTTATACTCCTCAAGTTCTGAGGGAATACGATTTTTAAGAATAAGCTTAATATCTGGGTAATCTTGGTCAGTTATTACCTGATAAAATGTAAGTAATCCTAAAAGGAAACGCTCAGGCGTAAGCCTTTTAAGATTACTAGCTTTGGCCTCGTCAAACACAACCGTATAATCCTCTTGCTTAATCTCTTCCATTTACGCCAACTCCTTCTGTAGCCCGAGTGTTACAAAGTTTATTACAGTTCTTTGCCATTTTAATAACAGATGCCACATAAGCTGAAGTGCCTGGACTTTCAGCAACAAGGATGTCCTCTGCTTTTTCAAGCCTCCTAATAGCTGCTTCAATTTGAACTGAAGCTTGCTTTAATACAACAGAACGATTGCTCATACTCTCATATCCTTTCTTTCTCTTAATTTAATCTCAGCAACTCTAAGATATGCTCCTCGATATGCCTAAAGAACTCCCCAACAAACAAGGCGTCCCAAAACCAGGTAAAGGCTAAAAGTGTGACGCCTATTAAGACTAATTGCCAAGTCTTCATAAACAGCCTCCCATATTAATGGCTAGGTGGCCTTACGATTACTTCTACGGTACGCCTACCCCAGCTAAACGCATCTTCTCGCGATGGCATTGCAATATCAATAATGTTTTCATTGATAGCACTGCCAGTATCGTGAGCAATGCACCAGCCAATGCCTGGTACGTATACTTCACTTTGCCACGGGATAATATTTGGGTCTACTGCGATAGTGCGGTATGCTATTGCAGGGTTCCCATCTGCAGCAATACCAGTGCCAGATGCATCAATCGGGTCATGAGTCCAGTATGCTGTCGCCTCTACGACCATTTTGTAATCATTGGCTGCATTATATCCACGCTGAGGAGTCGGCTGACCCGGAATCGAGCGAGGTTCCGGCAATGGAGTAACTGGTTCAGGTGCGGGCTCTGGCTCTGCTACTTCAGGAATTGCACTTTCCTGAGGCATTGTTGTAAGCTTAATTGCTATATCTGATACTGGAGACCCGTATTTTGCTATTAGAGTCTCAGATGTAATTGTGGGATGCTCTGGTACAGGCTCTGTACTCAAAATGCCATTTGCTGAGTACACGATGATTCCCAGAGATACACCGAGTAGAGATGCATAAATATAATTTTTAATTTTCTGCTTCATTTAGACCCTCCTTTTATTATATACGTCAATAATTTCAAGCTCCTCCCCCGCTTTGGTCGGTATTTTAATAAAATTGTCTATCTGACAATAATACGGTTTATGGTGCCAAGTCGTCTGATGGTCAATATGAAAATGACCAAATATCCAAGCTTTGAAGTCCCCTACGAGTGCAAATGGTGTAAGTCTGATAGTAGTCGGGTCATCTGTTTTCTGACCCCAAGTAGCTGTATCGTATGCCGGTAAGCACTCTGCCTCTAACCGGGTTACAACTGGTTGAGGGCAAGTATGGCTCAAGATATAGTCAACTTTTAGGTTGTGAGCCTCAAAGTTTTTCATAGCATAGTCCGCTTCATCCTGACTTAATTCTTCTTGAGGCCACCAGGTCTTACCCTTAGTGCGATATTTTTTATCGACCGAAAGCCCACCACCAATCGTTAAAAACGTAAGCCCATCTAACGTATAAATCTCACCGCGCATTAAATGATACACATGTGCTGCCACTTGCTGTACGTAGCCACCCCACTTAACAGATTTCTTGACAGCGTTAAGCATATCAAAGTTCTCGTGATTACCATCTAAGAACAGGAAAGTAATGGTAGTATTCTCAGCTAAACTATTAAAACAGTCTTGAAGTTCTGACGAATCCTCTTTAGCTACACCAAACCCGTCCTTTTTCTTGTACCCCTTGGCATTATTCCAAATAAAACCGAAGTCACCGGTACAAATAATGTAAATCGGTTCATTATCTTTAAGGCACCTGTCAATAGTGCCATCTTCATTAAGCTGGCGCACCAAGAGCGGTACTTTGTAGTAATCGTATGCTCTATGAATATCACCACACACAAAAATCATTATACATCAACCTTTCTATACATCCAGAAGCCCATTGTCACGCCAAGGTACGAGACTTCCATCTTTTTTAACTTCGTATAATTCTTGATTAGAGCTTCCATAATAAGGAATAACCGAGCTACGCAGTTCTTCAATATACGGACCAACCTTAACGTAATCGAAATAAACCGCATAATCCGGTACTATCTCTTTAAATCTATCTAAGGTATTACCTGTATAGAGGGTCACCGTGAGCCCTAATTCGTGGGCACGTCTTGCGACCCATTTTACTGCATCAAGTTGTAACGTCGGCTCCCCACCACTTAAAGTAATACCGGTAGTAGATGCTGTACGCATCTTCAGGAGCGGCTCAAGACGACACTCCCTCCCACCGTTTAAATCGTGTGTCCCAGGGTTATGACAATTCTTACAGTTAAACTTACAGCCTTGGAATACTAATACCAGGTTGACCCCTGGCCCATCCGTGATGCTATCTAATAAAACTGTGTTTAACCTTGCCGTAACTTCTTTACTCATAATACTACCTCCCGAACCAATGTGGTACTTAATATTATACCTCTAAGTGAAGTGACCGTCAAGGTCCTACTTCGATAACTCCTGAGCCACCATATCTCTGGTCCATCTTCTCTTTAAAATCATCCCAGCTCTGGCCTACAAACTTAGGATTTGGAGTTATTTTCTCAGATGAAGCCGACTCAGTATCCTCTTGTTTTTCAAGTTTAGGATTCCGAGACACTGCACCAGTTATTGGGTCACAATATGCTAAATAATCTGGTGGCAACTCTTCTTCTGGCTCTGGAGATTCCAATGTATCAAAGTAACCAGCTCTAGCCATCTTGCTAATATTATGAGGGAAGAAAAAATGCTTCTTAAACCGCTTATCATTATTACGCAAAAGCCTATCTATTTGTACAGGCTGCCCATGTCTATTTACAAAAAAGATGTTAAATATATCTAAATAATCAAAATTTAAGAAGTACAAATTGTAAGTATGGAAGTCGTCTATGTTATCACACGGAACATAGCGAGTTTTACGGTCTGCGCAGTAAATCTTAGCAAACTCAATGTAAGATTCAATTACTCTATTAGAGTCAGACTCGATACCCTTAGGCATTACCCCACCATATACATAAAGTGTAACTTTAGCACAATCAGAAGTAATAGCTTTAGCCTTCTCTAATTCTCGTTCGTCCTTATAGTTTTCATGCCAAATTTCGTTATTCTGATACATTTTCATCGTCTCCTTTTCTAGCTGCATTTCTCAGTTCTGGGAACCTATTTAAAACTTTTTCTGAATTAGCACTCCAATCAAATACAAGTATTTTCTCAATAGCACCATCCGACTTTATAGCAAACAAGATGCCACCACTGCCAAATCCATAATTATCATAGACATAAGGTTCGCTACCACTTATAATAATATGCATAACATCATTTTCCTTGTCATACTCAAATCTGGGCTTAGCATCTACAGGAAGATAATACTTGTCGTGATTAACATACAAGTTAGAATATAGTGCAAAAAACGGACCCTGTTCAACTTCGCCTTTACCATTTAAGGATAAAATTTTTAACTTGTTTAAACTGCCTTCTAAGATTTCAAATTTTACACAAGCAGTAGTCTTTTTGTAGATATGGTTGTACTCTGCCACTACTTTCTTGTACTCTGATTTAGGTACAACAAAAACAGTATCTTTAAACTGAGGTTTGTCACCTTCACCTCCATGCGCAGCCATATATGCTCTGACTAATACAAAGTCTCCTGCAGATGTGTAATTCGGATTCATAAACATTATATACCACTCCTTTGTAAAAATAAAGATATAAATTAGAGGCTCTCCCGGCCTAGTCTGGGAGGGCTATGTGATAACTATTTAATTTCTTTTTTAGTTAAGGGAATACGGTCTGCACCCTCAACAGCATATGGAGTAACGACCGCCAAATTATAAGCACCAAGGTCCTTAAGGATATAAATTGTCTCAGCACTTACAACCTTGCTAAATAAATACAGCTGTTCGTAAGTTTCTTTTACGCGAGCTAATTCCCGCTCTATCTGAGACTCTCTGACTACCCTACGAACAGACATTACCTCAGAGACAGACGACAACATCTCCATCGTAAGCTTATACTCCACCAAGTGTAACGGTTCGTGAGCTGCGACTACTTCAACAGCTGGTGGTGTTTTCTTTGGATGGTCATGTTCTAAATCTTGTTCAATACGTCTGTACGCTAAATCACTTGTTAATATACGCATAGCTATTTCTCCTCTCTATTATCTATCATACGAATATAGTACGCTTGACCTTCACGTAATGGCTCTACTACTAAAGTTATTCCACCTGATGTATCTACTACCCCATTTAACTTTAGTGTATCGTCAATAATAACCTCAACTGGACGAGGGTCTTTGTACTCCTCTTTTAGCTTTAAGACAACTGTATTCAACCTTAAGTGCTCTGAGTATGTTTGAAGTACTAGGACTTCTTTCTCTGAACTACGACCTATATCTGTAGTAGACAACGCCTTAGCCATAATAACTAAACTACAGAAGGCACCTATACATACTGTAGCGACGCCGGTAAGACATATTACAGTGTTAATTATTTTCTTAGTTATATTTAATAATTGGTCCACTCTTAGTTCTCCTTTCTTATACTTTCGATACTGTTAAGTGAATACCACTGCCAGGTTCATCACAAATACGGTTATATTTGTTTTCACCCGGTTCGTCATACCCTTTATCGTTAGGACCAATGTAGGCAAGGCCAATGTCAAAAATGTTAGGCAAAATTATTTCTGCAGAAATAGACTCAATGTCGTCAACACTGTAGCCATCATGGTTAATCAACAATTTATAAAACTCTTCTAAGTCCTCAAATATCTTATGTGAGACACCAAGATATACTGCAGATTCTTCCTTTTGAACTTCACCGTCTTCATTGATAGTCGCTGTAAGCCTATATAAACTTAATTTTTCATGTTCTGGCCCTACTATAAGGCTAACCTCTGCTTTCTTCTCCGCTTGCATTAACTCCCGGTAAAATTTTTGTGGAACTGTGATTTTCATAACCAATTCTCCTTTCTAAAAACTAAAAAATTTGTTCTGTAGAGTTTAACATTTCTCTACATAATACTTATACCACATAAAGAAAACGCCCCAGTATCCATGTTGGACGCTGAGGCGTACTCGGGGCTAGCCCTTTTTACTCAGTTGTTTATTCCGTGGTGGTAGGAAGGTCTATTACTCCATACTCACACAAGTCATCGAGCCCAATGGGAATCCCGAGGTGGGTAGTACGGTCATGGAGCTCGGACAATTTACCGAGGTTGAAATTATTCACTTCCGAAAAGTAGCCTGTGATGCGGCGTACTCGGCGAATATCTTTAGAACCACAATTTTGACACCCCTCTAAAGGTATGATGCCTAAGTGTCCACAGTTATTACAGAAGTCAATCGGGAAGTTTAAAGCGATGTAACCTGCATCCGCATCGCAGGCTTCGTTTACTATTTTCTCGATAGACTCAATGTTACCAATAGGGGACGCTCCCAATTCTAAGTAAAGAATATGACCGCCTAACGCGTACTTATGATATGGACCTTCGAGTTTAATCTTCTCTTCTGCTGTAACTCTTGCAAACGGTGCAACATGACAAGAGTTTACAAAGTAATCTTTGTCAGTTACATGGGGTACAACACCGAATGCACGGCGAGTTGCTTTGAGAAGAGTGTGGCAAGCGCTCTCTGCTGGAGTTGCAATTACGCTAAAATTAAGATGATACTTTTCAGTACATTCTTTAGCGTAGTCTGCCATAAACTTAGCTATTTTAAGGCCAAGCTCTTGTGCTGCAGGGTCTTCGTGCTGGCCTTTACCCATAAGTTCCATCAAAGTTTCATAAATACCAATGTAGCCAAAGGCTAAAGTGCCATTTTTGAGGGATTCTTCGATGGTTTCGTCGTCAGGACGATACTTAGAATTAAGCCATAAACCCTGCATGTTCATAGGTACATCTTTGCGACGTAAGTTTCTCAAGATGTTATATCTGTGAATAAGCTGACGTTCACAAAGCTGCATTGTTTCGTGGAGTTTATCAAAGAAAGTATCTACGTTGCCCTGTGCCTCTAATGCTAAATACGGAAGATTGATAGTAACAAAGGCAATGTTACCACGGCCATTTGCTACTTCCGGACCATTAACATTAGATGCAATGCGTGTCCTGCACAAATTGTTATTACCGTAAAGTTTTTTATCTTTACCTCTGCGAGTTACCTCGATTTTCATCGGTTGGTCAATTCCAACCCAGTTTAGCGTAACTTTTCATGTGATTATTGCCGTAACATGGTGCGGCCTCTTGGGTCTATTATTTCAAGACCTACGCGTTGCCCCTGGGGTGTACCCCCTTCGGTTCTGATTAGGCCAGTAGCCATTCCAGCTTAATTCCGCACTATTTTCCTAGAAGCTTCATACGGCCTTACTTCTAGTGGGCTGCAAGTCAACCCATGTAAGACACTTCTTTGCCATATGGAGCATTAAAAGAGCTATCCATGTTTACTATCGTAGGGAACATGCGAACAGAGAGCACTTTTAATGCTAATTGGAATAAATCGTAGTTAGGGTCACCAGGATACCTGTTGACACCGGTTTTGACTTTGAACAAGATATTGGGGAACAGGGGTTGTTCACCATGTCCTAAGCCTGCTTTATATGCTGTTAAAATTCCTTGTGTAATTCTACGCGCTTTTTCAGACGTATCCATACCAAGTGTTACTGAAGTGAAGGGTACCTGATTTCCGGCTCTGGCATGCAAGGTATTCAGGTTTCCAATAAATCCTTCACATGCCTGATAAATTTCATCATCAGTTGTGTCATCTGTTACAAATTCCGCCATTTCGGAATCTATGTCGTTTACGCCGATTCCACCGAACTGGCTATTAGCAGCACTCTGAAGTGCGATTGCAGCCAACGCAAACGCGGTGCCAATACGTTTCGGACGACGCAGATACCCATGAGGCATCTTCATATCGTTTAAAAGTTCACTAACTGCAAAGTTTAAACAGTTATAGGTAATCTGGTAGAATCCTAAGTCGTGGATATAGATTTTACCAGAACGGTGAGCATCAGCAATATCCGGCGGGACAATTTGGTTAAGCACATAAAACTTATTTACGGCTTCTGCAATCTGTGCCATCTTAGATGCCGGAGAAAGCAGCGTGTTTGCGTTGTCCTTATTAGTTTCCTTCGAGATTTCGCGAATCTGACCTAAGATATCACCTAACTGGTTCTTGGATTGCTTACGAGTATTACGGTACTCAATGTAACTCCTTGCAGCATCCTTGCTTACTTCCATGAGCTCATCTTCTACATATTTGTGAATAACCTCATAGGAAATAAGCGAGTTTTTCTGACCGAATTCATCAATGCGGTCTTTAACCTTATCAGCAATAACCTTTGCTTCTGCATCAGCGTCATCACGGCTATAACCTGCACTACGTAGTGCTGCCCATGCTGCGCGCACGATTTTCATGATGTTAAAGTCAACGACCTTACCATACTTGTTGAGAACTTTTACTGTGGCCATACAACTACCTCCTTTTTATTAACTAAAAAAAAATACAGTGCAGAAACGCCGGACAGTACCACAATATCTTGTAATACTGTCTCTCGCTGTCTGCACTATAAATTATACCTTAGTAACTCTTATTTGTCAAGTAGCTGTATTTTGCTTATTTTTGCGAGCTGCTCGCTTTGCCTCCTTTTTCGCTACCATGTATTGGTCTACACGCTCATCAATAGTTTGTCGAGCTCGTCTGCGTTTTGGCGGTTGTGTTACAATTTTATCTTCAGAAAAATTATTTTTGTCTACACAAGATATAGTTGTTTCTGATTCCACTACTATATCTTGTGTTTGAACTGCTTTAGCTTTACGTGAAGCCCTCTTTTTAGTGGGTGTAGGTTTTTCTAAACTGAAATTAAAAGGTGGATACAAGAACTTACGATTAAATGATTCTTTAGGTACATTAAATGCTAAATGGATAGCACCCGCTAAAAAATTAGGAATCTGAGTAACGCACTCTTTGCAAATTACCCCTTCTTTAAGCTCTATAACCCTCTCGCCAATTGTAATTTTAATAGCTGACTGTACAACACTCTTAGAGCGCTTAGGAAACTCCCTGCCACAGATACGACACACCTGAACTCCATCGTTAATATCAGTTTCCGGTTGTTTTTCTACTGTACTCTTCAATGGCGCGCTCTTCGTCTCTGTCGGCGACTCCGTCACCACTGCCACTTCTTTCTTCTTTCGAGGCATTTAATTTACGCCTCCTTTCCTCTATGAGCTTCTCGAACTCATCAAGCAGCCAATCATCGCTCGTTAATGTAGTTGGATTCTTAGCTGCTTTCATGTCCCTTGCTTTTTTATCTTTTGCTTTTAGCATCAGATACTTTTTAGTCTTCATAAGTTCCCTGTATACTTCGTTTACTGGAGAACCTTTTTGATACACATATAACTCGATAGACTGGATAAATTTTTGTAAATCATTACGTGCTTGCAACTGTTGAGCTTTGCTTAACTTACGTCCAGGCGAATCTGCCCACTGATTACCAATATGAGCACTTCCTTTCCTAGAGAAACCACGTTGCTCTAAGAAGTAGATAAGATATGCACTTAACGTGTCCAAGCAATGATTACAAAGTGGAAAAATAGGATACAGCTCGATGCCATTAATCGTAATCGTACCGTTATAATCCGGCAAGAAAATGTTAGGAGTTACTGACCTGTGTCCATCCAGAGCACAATACTTCCTAACCTGTGGCATAGCACCAAGCTGTACTAATTTAGATTCAATCTCACGCAACCTCTTGCCTGCACATATCGGACACTCTCCATCAACAAGTAAGGCTTCTGTGATTTGACGATGACAAGTCTTGCAAGCACGAATCGAGACTGAGATGGCCTCCCGTTCTTTAAACTCCGGGTCAACATCTGCGATGTCGATATCGTCGGTGCTATGCTTCGCACCTGCAATATGCTCTCTATCTTCCGTTTCCATATCTTCGAGTAAAGACTCGATATCGGAGTCGGTTTCGCCTACTTCCATATTACCATCTACTCTAGCTTCACCTGTATCCGATACCTCTCCCAGTGTATATGTTTCATCTTTACTCATCTTAATTTCTCCCTTATTTAGACTGCCGTTCTAACGGGTCTGCACAAGGTGCATTGCTGAGACCCATAGCCGCTACATACTTAGCCCAGAGGCCACAAGATACTGCTTCGTTACAACCGTGCAATCTGTAACATTTCGGTTTTAAGAAGTACCCCCACTCTGGGTCTTCTGCTTTTACAAGTTCACACATCTGCTGAACGATGGACCTGATTTCCCACTGAGCCTTAGTGCATAAACGCTCGTTTGCAATGTGCATTAATGCTTCAGGCGTAAGCCCGATGTTCATGTGTGTAACACGAGCAAGAGGCATGAAGTACCTGGCATCAGACTTAGACGTACCTAAATCTGTTAAGCGTTTATAGATTTTATCGGCGAGCACATTCAGTTTTTCAATATCATCTGTAAGTTCCTCATGATTACTCATATGTACAAGTACAGAATCTGGTACTACTATATCTTCCGTAGCTCCAGCAAAGACACCCGATGCTTGATTAATTGCTACGCCCACATGATGACGTACAAGTTGATGTGATGCTACTCTACTCATGTTTTCGATTTTAAAAAGCCACATAATACCTCGGCTAGCACTGAAGTGCCCCGCTTTTACACAGCTAAACCCAATTATTTGTGCTTTTTTATCGGGCAATTCTGCTTCAACGTCCGTCGATTTACAGATGCTAGCGAAGCGCCCGATATCACGAAACGCAGTTTTTACCGCTTCTGGATTTAAAAGCGTGACTTTAGGTCGCACGATATTATTTTCCATTTGTACTCCCCCAAATCTGTTTTAACCACTGAGTGCCTGTACCGATAAGAGCTATAAAGTCATCGCTAACTTCTGCCTTAGCTCCTTTTCCTTCGGTACGTTCCACCTTTAAGGACAGCTCTAATGAGCTGGTTGACTTTGGCTTTGTTTCGGTTGTTTCTGTTGTGCTTAATTGCTTCTCTAAGTTTGACATTATACGGCACCTCCTGTTTCTTTCTTGTATCAAAATAAGGCTTCATAAGGTCAATGTAGGTATCATTAACATGTACGTATTTATCATGAATATCCTGTTTGACCTTAGTGAAGTCGATAAACCCTGAGTCTGCTTCCTGCATCACATCCTGAAAAATCCTGGCGTAGCCTACAAAAAGTAAATACTCTGTAAGTGTCAGCTCCTTACGCGCTTCTTGTTCCTCATTCCACGCTTGGAGTTCAGATGAAGACATTAAGCTGCTTGTTGTGTCCCTATCTTTAAAAAACGCCAAGGTTTGAGGAAGCCATTTATCGAGCAGAAAGCTGTAGTGGTAAAGTTTAGCACTCATACCAGTATCCCATACAGCGTTAAGCGCAGCTACTGTTGCTGACGTCAGCCCGCTTAAGTAAATATGTACCCGCTGAATACCCTCGGCTTTCCACTTCAAGCACTTTTCTTTTGCCAAATCCTGAAGCTGCTTAATATCAAGCGGGTTATACCCATTCTTACGTTCGTCGAAAAACCAGTCTTTAACATATCTCGGCACTCGGTGCCTATTTTGAAACAAAGCTACATTTTTTATCCTAAGCATACAAGCTGCGTCACCTCCCTCCATATTAATACCAAACAAACTACCTGGTTGAATTAGTATACTCAGGCGTTGATGTCCTAAAGGGGTCTCTATATGGTACACCGTCCACCATCATAGTAACATACTCTTTAGCAAATGTTATGTCTGGCAGCAGTTCCTTTTTTAAGCATGACGAAGAATCCGTTCTTCTGGCTGCTGAAGCTTGGGTATACTCAGAGTTGTCGTCTTTAAAAGTTATTTCTGCTGCATTCATTAAATTACCAATAATGCCAGAGATTATATCGTTGGGGTCTGCCTCACAATAGGTAGGGATATTATAGAACTTTGCAGTAATATACTCTACCAGGCAGCCCTTAGCTTTCTCAAAGCCTGGTGCAAATACAGCTAAATCAGCTTCTGATAAAAACTCAAGAGATTTACCTAAATACCAAGAACCTCTATGTTTACGGTTTGTAGGACAGGCTTCTGGTATGTAGGAATCAATGAGCTCTATGGATTCGGTAGGATACTTCGCCTGCACTTTTTGAAACATTTTAGCTCTTTCGTCTAAAATTGTTTTTTCGTCTCTACCATTCATCGGCTGCGAGATAAATACCTTCATGCTTTAGCCTCCTCCTTTTCACCTAAACCAATCCCTAAAATAGCATTTAGATTTAGCTGCTCTTTAAATTTAAGCTCAGCTAAATCTTCGTCACTACTTACATCAGGTGTAACTTCGTTATCAAGTGTAACTTCGTTATCAAGTGTAACTTCGTTATCAAG